ATGACAGACACGACCACCACCACCACGACGCCGGAAGGCCAGACCCTCTCGGGTCAGGGCATCGGGCACATCGTCGAGAACCGCGTGCTCAGCGAGCTGGAGAAGGAGGCCGGCACCTCGGGCGGCACCCGCGGCGAGCCGAAGCTGCCGTACCCGCAGGTCCGTGAGATCCTCGCGCAGATCGCTGAGCTGACCGCTCAGCTGCCGTGGTCGCACCCGGTGAAGAACGTCCAGTGGGTGCCGATCGACGACGTCCGGGCGAACGACTACAACCCGAACTCGGTGCCGAAGGAGGAGATGCGTCTGCTCCACACCTCGATCAGCGAGGACGGCTACACGATGCCGATCGTGGCGATCTACGACGACGAGAACTCGACATCGGAGCGCCCGAAGTACGTGATCGTGGACGGCTTCCACCGCTACACGACCATGCGCATCTTCCAGGACACGTACGACACCACGGGCGGCTACCTGCCGGTCGTCGTGATCGACAAGCCGCTGGCAGACCGCATCGCGTCGACCGTGCGCCACAACCGCGCCCGCGGCAAGCACTCGGTGGCCGGCATGGGCAACCTGATCCACCAGATGCTGATGGAGGGTGCGAGCGACGCGGACATCATCTCCAAGGTCGGCGTGGACGCGGAGGAGCTGATGCGCCTCAAGCACATCACGGGATACTCGAAGCTCTACGCAGAGCGCGAGAACTACAGCAAGGTCGCCCTGACCGGTACGCAGATGCGGGTCAAGGCCGAGTTCAAGAAGGAGCACCCGGATGAGCGCATCGAGAAGTTCTGAGCTGGGCGTGATGACGCCGAAGACCCTCGGCATCCTCACGATCGTCCCGTACTGGCGGAACCCGCGTCGCATCGCCGACGAGGCCGTCGAAGCGGTGATGGAGTCGATCCGTCAGTTCGGCTACCAGACGCCGATCGTGGTGGACACCGAGAACGTCATCATCATGGGCCACACGCGCTACCAGGCGCTGCGTCGCCTCGGCGTGAAGGAGGTGCCCGTCCTCGTCGCCAGCACCCTGAACCCTCAGCAGGTGAAGGAACTGCGCACGATCGACAACCGCACCTCGGAGTACTCCCGCTGGGACTTCGAGAAGCTGATGGAGGAGCTGGACGGCGCGGACAGCGCGCTGATGCAGTCCTTCTTCCCGGAGGTCTTCGGACCGACGGACGCTGAGCTGAAGGACGGCGAGGACGCGATCGAGAAGATGACCGTGGAGGTCACCTACTCGGCTCCGATCAACGCGGAGTTCGTGTGCCCGGAGTGCTTCCACATGTGGGAGATGGACGTCACCAAGGAGGACGTGCTCTCGGGAGAGCTCTACCTGAAGAACACCGACACCGAGAAGGCTGAGGAGCCGGCATGAGTGCTGCAGAGATCGCTCCGGAGGAGCAGATCACCGTCGAGATGAACACCGACTTCCAGGTCGTGCCCATCGACACGGTGCACCCGTACGAGAACAACCCTCGGCGGATCCCGCAGGACGCGATCAACGCGGTGGCACGCTCGATCGAGCTCTACGGCTGGCAGCAGCCGATCGTCGTGGACTCGGAGAACGTGATCGTCGTCGGTCACACGCGTCGCCTTGCTGCGCTGCAGCTGGGCTACACCGAGGTGCCGATCCTGGTCACTCGCATGCCCGAGGAGAAGATCAAGCAGTACCGCCTGGTCGACAACCGGACCTCTGAGTACTCGGGCTGGGACCACAACGCGCTGGTGATGGAGCTTCGTGAGTTCGAGGACGGGCTCCTGATGGAGTTCTTCCCGGACATCAACCTCGAGGCCGACATGGTGCAGTCGGTGTCTGCGCCCTCGGAAGCCGAGCTGAAGTGGGCACAGGAGAAGGTCACCACCGTCAAGGACGAGAGCGTGGCCAGCCTGCACACGACCGGCGTCACCTGCCCGAGCTGCGAGGCTCACTTCTCGGTCCGCACGCGCAGTCTGCCGGGCATGAACGAGAAGCTGATCGAGGAGATTGCTGGTGGCGAAGCCTGATGACATCCTCGGCCAGACCGTAGCGGCGGCCGCCAAGGGAGTCACCGCATCCGAGAAGGAGCGGCAGGCTACCCGCCGGGCGGAGGCACTGTCGCTCCGTCTGGCGGGGCTGAGCTATGAGACGATCGGCAACCGGCTTGGGATCTCCAAGCAGGCGGCCGCACAGATGGTGCAGCGCTCCCTCGAGCATGCCGAGCAGCAGGGTGTCGCGGCGCTGCGCGCGGAGGAGAACGCACGTCTGGATCGAGCGCAGTCGGCGATCTGGGGCGACGTCATCCAGGGCGACCTGAAGGCGATCGGCGTGTTCCTGCAGATCAGCGCGGCGCGCGCGAAGATGAACGGTCTGTACTCGCCCACGCAGGTGCAGATGAGCGTGTCCATCCGCAAGGACATGGAGGACGCTCTGGCCTCGCTCGAGGAGCTGGTGCTCGTGCAGGACAAGCCGCCGCAGAACAACCAGGCGGCCCTAGAGGCGTACTCTTCGATCGACGACGACTATGCCGAGGAGGTGGACGATGAGTGATCTGGCCACGATCAGCGAGGGAGACCTCGAGCGCGACTCCTTCGGTCAGGACGTCGTCGTGGAGCCCCGGCTGAACCCGGAGGAGTTCAAGGCCCGCATCGCCGAGCTGAAGCGCATGGCGCGGCAGGCCTCCTCGGAGGAGGAAGCGCGCCAGATCGTCAGCCGGATCGCGCGCATCGCCCGCGCGTACCGCGTGCAGAACGGCATCGGCGTCGCGCTGAACCCGGCCCTGCAGGCCCTCGAGCTGGATCCCGGCTACCGCATCCGGCCGCACATCGGCTACCTGGCGGACAAGATCGCGGAGGCCGTGAGGGACGTCGAGCGCGGCATCAGCCGGCGACTCATCGTCTCGATGCCGCCGCGAGCTGGGAAGAGCACCCTGACGTCGCTGTACACGCCGCTCTGGATCCTCCGCCGGCATCCGGAGTGGAAGATCATGATGGCGTCGTACGACGGCGCGCTGACCCGCGGCTGGGCGAAGCAGCAGCGCACCCTGATCGAGGACAAGCCGGGCCTCGGTGTCGCGCTGCAGCGTGACGGCGGTGCCGGCGGTGTGTGGTCGACGATGGAGAAGGGCGGCATGTTCGCCACCGGTGTCGGCGGCGCGATGACCGGTCGTGGTGCGAAGGTCATGCTCATCGATGACCCGATCGCCGACTTCGTGAGCGCGCACTCGCCGCGCATCCGTGACAACCTCTGGAACTGGTGGCTGTCAGTCGCACAGACGCGACTCGAGCCGCCGTCCCTCGTGATCGTCGTCATGACGCGGTGGCACGAGGACGACTTCGTCGGTCGCCTGCTCAGCAAGGAGTACGAGGGTGACCCCTCGGAGTGGGAGGAGATCGTGCTGCCCGCGATCGCCGACCGCGACGCAGTGGCTGGAGTCTCCGTCGACCCTCTCGGTCGCGAGAAGGGCCAGCCGCTCTACAGCCCGCTCCCGTCGCTGGACAACGAGTCCGAGGAGGACGCGCGTCGCCGCTGGGAGAAGGTGAAGGTGGACGTCGGTACGTACACCTTCTCGGCCATGTACCAGCAGCGACCGGCACCTCAGAAGGGTGCCATCTTCGACGCCGGCTGGTGGAGGTTCTGGACGACCGATCCCGCTCGAGCGACCGAGGACGGGCGCATCGTCTTCCTCGATCCGGGCGGCCTGGTCGGCGCGCAGTGGCTGGACAGCTGGGACACCGCGTTCAAGGCCTCGGAGGACTCCTCGTACGTGGTCGCTCAGCGCTGGGCGAAGCAGGGGCCGAACCGCTACCTCATCGCGCAGAAGCGCAACCGCTGGTCGTTCACCAAGACGCTCAAGGAGATGCAGGCTTGGGCGGAGCCGAACGACCACAAGAACAGCCCGTACGGCAACTTCGTGCACAAGCGGCTCATCGAGGAGAAGGCCAACGGGGCCGCGATCATCGACACTCTCCGAGAGGAGATCAGCGGCATGAAGGCGATCAACCCGAAGACCTCGAAGGAGGCCCGTGCGCGTTCGATCACTCCCGAGGTGGAGTCCGGGCACGTCTACCTGCCGCATCCGCTGGACCCGGGCAACGAGTGGGTGCCGGAGCTTCTCTCGGAGCTGAGGAACTTCCCGCACGACACGAACGACGACCAGGTGGACTCGCTGACACAGGCGCTCGAGGAGTTCCGCGATCCGGGCATCGGTGGCCTCACCGTGCCGGGCCGGGTGCAGGGTCCGAACCCGACGGGCATCCCTCGGCGGATTCCGGGCAGTCGCACGGCGGCCGCGAACACGATGGGACGACGGATCCCGGGTCGGTAGCACCAGAAGACACCGTGGGAGGCGCTGAGCGTCGTCTGACATTCTTCCCACAAATCTCGCGATCTGTGCTACACTTGAATCACACGGGGAAGGGCCCCGTGGGATTCAGGAGTTCGCAATGACCACTCAGACCGACGTCCAGATCACACCGCTCACCGCGGACACGCTGGACCAAGCCTTCAAGGGCTCGTACTACACGATCGCCGGCGCGGGCGGTCCGCTCGACGTCTGGGTGAACGGCTACGAAGAGCTCATGGCCGAGCGCAAGATCGGGAAGCCCTCGCAGTGGTTCTCGACCACGGGCGCTGAGGTCAACGCGTACTTCCTGCGCACGGGCCGCTACCCGCACCCGGACGACCTGTTCAAGGACGACATCACCCTGCTCCTTTTCCCGCTCGACGGCGTCGGTGCTGGTGCACGGCTCCCGCTGTTCAAGATCGAGATGCAGGACCGCTGGTTCGACGACATCATCGGCGGCATGAAGCAGCGGGCGCGCTGATGGCCGCCAAGTTCCTCATCGACGCCGTGGGGGAGGTCGCCAAGAGCCTCCCGTTCGGCGAAGATCGCAACCGCGTCGAGGCAATGATCCACGACTACCGCGGCTTCCAGGAGGCCGCCGAGTACCTTCGTGCACGAGACCTCGAGAGGGCGATGCCCGCCTTCGACATCGTCGCTCGCGTGCGCCGGCTGATCTGTGAAGCGGAGAGCGCCGGTGACGACGCGGTGACGCTCGTGCAGCTGAAGGAGGCGGTCAGCGGTGGCTGAGACCCTCGAGGACCTGCAGCGTCAGCTGAAGCAGGCCGAGAGGGACGAGGTCGTTGACGGCCACCGCTCGGACCGCGCGTACGCACGGAAACAGACCCGCCGGGGTCAGTTCTTCGCCCAGGAGTCGCGTCGCGATTTCCTCATCCAGACCATTCTCAAGCGCCGCATCGAGCGGCTGACCCAAGGAGCATGATGCTCGCACTCACCGGAGAGCACGTCCTGTGGCGCACCGGTGAGGTCGTCACCAAGCTCACCATCGCCCACCGCCACAATGATCAGACCTGTCTCATCCTTCATCGCGACGGCACGACCGAACGCGTCGTGATCGACAACATCCAGACCCTCAAGGAGTACCTGTGAACTCGCCTCTTCCCACCCTCAAGCCGATGAAGATGACCGACATCCCGGTCACCGACGCGGAGAAGTACCTGGTCGACGATGACTGGGTGCTCGAGCAGAAGCACGATGGCGCACGCGCGCTGATCACTGCGGTGTACGAGGAGGCACCCGGTTCCGAGGATCCTCGATGGACGTTCACCTGGCAGGCGTCTGGTGGCGGCCCGCTGAAGTTCGCCGCGGCGGCGCAGCACATGCGCGACATCGAGAAGTCGCTGAGTGAGGTCTTCCTCCGAGAGGACGTCGACCGCGTGATCCTCGACGGTGAGCTGATCGTGGAGGACGGCGAGCTGCGCCTCTTTGACGTGGCGTACCTCGAGTACAACTCCCGGAACGAGCCGGACATCGAGCCGCACTACTTCTTCAGCCAGCGTCGAGCGGCGCTGGAGGAGCTTTTCGCGCATCACGACTACGCGAACGTGAAGGTCTCGCACCAGGCGCTCACCGAGGACGAGAAGCGCCGCCTGTGGGCGGGCATCAACTACGAGGGCGTGGAGGGCGGCATGGTCAAGCACCTCGACGGCATCTACGAGCCGGGCGTGCGCACGAAGACCCAGCTCAAGCTGAAGCTCGTGAAGACGGCCGACGTCATCGTCACCTCGGTGGAGCGGAAGTTCGACCACAAGGGCATGGTGACCCACGGCTCGGCCGGCCTCGCTCTGCGCATCCGTCCGGAGCAGGACCCGAAGCCGTGGCTTTCAGCCGTCACCGGGAAGCGCACCGACGCCGCTGGACACGCGAAGATGAGCCCTGCACGACAGCTGGCTCACGCTTTCGTCCCTCGGGAGCAGATCTCGGTGGGCGCGGCCAGCCTCATCGGCAAGGACCTGACGATCGACGTCGGCGACGTGGTGGAGGTCGCGTACCTCTACTGGGGCGGCGAGGCTCTCGTGCAGCCGCGCATCCTGCGCAAGCGTCTGGTCGAGGAGAAGCCCTCGGAGGACTGCTGGCTCGACCAGATCCCCGCGTACTCGCGGCGCTCGGTGGGGGTCTTCTGATGGTCGACATGAGCGCATTCCAGCCGGAGGTGCCCTCGGATTGGACTCCGGAGCTGAGCGACGTTCTTCAGCTGGAGACCCGTCTGCGCACGCCTCGACCGAGCTTCCGAGGCGTCGGCGGCGATGACAAGCCGCTGACTGACACCGAGCTCGATCTGCGGATCTCCAACGAGATCGTGAGCGCGGAGAAGAAGATCGTGGAGCTCAAGCTCCTGCGCCAGATCCGCGCGGAGAGGTCACGTGACGCGCACTGGTGGATCCGCGTGCTGAACACCCTCGGAGGCCGATCGTGACCGGCGGCGACACTCCCGTGCACACCGTGGCTGATCTCATCCAGGCGCTCAAGCAGCGTCCTTCGGATCAGCGCGCCGAAATGGCGATCAGCGTTGACCTCGAGACTCCCGGCAACGACACGACACCCACCAACATCTACGTCACCGGCCCTGACCGTGTGCGCACCAACCGGCACGGCCGGATCATCCTGACAGTGAGGACAGACCAGTGAAGACCCAGGACGAGATCGTCGCAGAGATCGAGAAGGTCTCGGCATCCGGCGAGGATATGTTCGGCGCACGGCGCGACGAGCTGATCGTGGCGCTCGACTTCGAGCACGCGAAGGCGTACATCCTCGACGACGTGACCGAGGAGCAGTGGGCCGAGCACTACGCCTACAAGACCGACGAGGACGTTCGCAAGGGCGCGATTGACTACCTCGACTTCGCCGTCGGCAAGGCGCTGAACCACCGCGGCATCTCTGCAGGACGCTCGGTGGATCACTTCCTCGGGTTCGCGTTCCTGATCGGCGGCGACGAGGCTGTGCAGGCGATCCAGAACACCGAGTACCAGAACTACGGCGTGCCGCAGCTGGACCAGGCGACCGAGCTGCTCGGCATTCGTGAGGCCTGGGTCACGTACGCGGACCCGCGCTCGGAGGACGGCGCTCAGCTGATGAACATGGCGGCGGGTCGTCCCTGCCGCCGCGGATGCGAGAGCGGGTGCGCAGCATGACCCTCAAGTCCACCTTCGAGCGGTATCAGGAGATGGTCACACGGCTCCACATCGACGCCGGCGAGCTGCTCTCGGTCCCGGATCGTGAGCTTCTGCGCGAGGCTGAGATGATGGTGTTCCGCTACGAGCAGCTGGTGCAGTTCCTGCGCGGCGACGTGCGGAGCTTCGACGAGACGATCGACGTGATCGACGGGGCGAAGGGCATCATCGAGCGGAACCAGCTTCGGAAGGACGTGGCCGAGGAGCTGCGTCAGAAGACCGTGCTCCGGCAGGATCAGCGCGATGCGGAGAACCGGTTGGCCGTCAAGGGGACGACCACCGAGCAGGCCGAGCCGGCACCTGACGTCCAGATCCACCTGAGCCTGGACGGCCTGGACGAGTACAGCGCGCGCTACGACGCGGGCAACCTCGGCGAGGTCCGAGTGTCGCGTGATCTCTTCGTGAAGCAGATGAGGCGGTCCGGGCACATCGTCGCGAGCCTCCGAGGCGTGCGATGACCTCCCGGGATCAGTTCGACTGGGGCCACGTCACGCGCACGGCGGAGATGGATGCGGCGCTCGAGACCGCGCGCAAGAACCAGGAGGCGATCCACGGCGAGCGCTACTGGGAGCGGCCGGTCGAAACGACGGGTCCGAAGGATCCGCATCCCGGCCACCACCACACCTGCTACCTGCGGCTGGGACGCGACGTCTGCACGTGCCCGGAGGAGGGGGTGGAGCTGTGGAGGTTCTGATCCGTGTCCCGCACGCCGAGCCGAAGCTCGACCTGCTGGATCACTCCGTGCACCCTCGGGACACTCCCGGTGGCTGGAGCGCGCTCTGCTTCGCCATGGACGAGCCGGAGCCCAACGGCGACTGGGGCGGCTACGCGCACCACCGTCGCAAGGGCTGGCGCGGACCTCTGTACCTCCACGAGAAGGAGAAGCAGTACGAGGGCGGCGCGTCCTGGTACAACGCGATGCTGGACGCGTGGCAGCACGACGTGACCGAGCACACGTACCTCGTGCGCGAGCAGCGCTGGGACGAGGTCATCGGCGGAGTCAGCCTGGACCTGGGATCCGAGCGAGTGTCTCAGCCCCTCGGGGTGCCGTTCCGCTTCCGGGACCGGACCGTCGCAGGAGCGCTCCTCGAGTTCTGGGACGGCATGCTGCACTTCTACGGGTGGCGCTGATGGTCACGCCCGTGAAGTTCACCCGCTCGGTGCACATCCAGAACCGGCACATCACGGCGGCGACGAAGAACCAGGGTCCTCCTCGAACGGAGATGGACCTGCTGTTCCGCGTCACGGCGTCCCTCGGCTCAGTACAGCTGAAGGTGCGCATGCAGGTCGCGCCGCCGGCACCGATGTACGCGGCGAACTACCGCGCGATCGAGCCGCACAGCGTCTCCAGCCACTTCAAGCGCAACCTAAAGAGCTGGTGGATGGAGAGCCACGACTGCGACGTGCTGGTGCAGGACGTCTGCTACGGCGACATCGGCTACGGCCTCGCGGAGGACGTGTGGCGGTCGTTCCAGCTGACCGAGGAAGATGGGTGGGCTCACCTCGAGCGCATCTACAACGAGTGGAGGAAGCCCGATGACGAGTCCTGACATCAGCCAGCCGATCGACCCGAAGAGCACCGCGTGGTGCGGCGACTGCGGGTTCAAGGCGTGGGGCATCTGGGCACACAAGAAGGCCGGCGAGCACTTCGCTCAGTTCGAGCACCTCGGCCCGCAGGAGGGCCACATCGTCTACGTGAACACGCCGAACACCGAGGAGGACGACCGCAAGCGTGACGCGGCGATCGCCCGCGCGGAGCAGGTGGACCGCGAGACGGAGGAAGCTCTCGAGCGGAAGGCTCGCACTGCGAACGCCTCGATCACTCGGACCGACGACGGCATTGCTCACCTCCAGGTGCACGAGCCGTTCTTCCCGCCGGTGACGCGGCGATGAGCCACCACTCGACCACCACGATCCGCTGCGATCACAGCCCCATCCTGTGCACGGAGAAGATCAGCGGCTCAGGCAGCTACAAGGCCATGCTCGCCGCCTCCCTGCACGAGGGCTGGCAGCAGACGAAGAAGGGCAGGAACCTCTGCCCGAAGCACCGGACGACAGCGCCGGAGAAAGCAGGTACGCGATGAACACCGTCGTGTGGAAGTTCCCGATCGTGATCGCGGAGGACAACCTCTCGATCGAGATGCCGGCAGTGAGCGTGGTCGTCGCCGTGGGCTGGGACAACATCACTCAGGGTCCGGCGATCTGGGCGATGGTCGACCCGACCAGCGAGAAGATCAAGCGGCGGTTCTCGATCCGCGGCACCGGCCACGACTCCACCGGGCTGAACCCTCGGAACTATCTCGGGATGGTGCAGTACCCGACGGTCGCGCTGGTGTTCCACCTTTGGGACGGCTGGCCCGAGGGCGTCGAGCCGGGGACGGCGGTGGAGTGATGGACGTTCCCAAGCGCAGAGAGCGCACGATCGTCGAGGCCGTCATCGCTGTGCCGGACGGCGGCCTCATGGCCGACGACTTCGACAAGTCGCTGAACATCGTCACGGACCGGATGCGTGCCGAGGGAGTGAACCTCGGGTACGGCGACTCGTACAAGGTGCGTGTGGCCGACAACGAGCTCATCTTCGAGTACATCCCGACGGCGGAGCGTCCGTGAAGTCTGCAGCTCCGACGTTCATGGAGAACTGCCCGACGTGCGGGCTGCTCTTGGTGGACGCTGCGACGGCCGCGGCCCACTACCAGATCGGGTGCGTGCCCTCGGTGACGTGCGTGCAGTGCGGCGTGCCTCTCCCGTACTCGCAGTCGGTGGAGCACATCAAGCACTGCATCGGTCAGACGGCTCACATTCTGCACAACCGCAAGGCCGGAATGGTGGCATACCTGACCGACGAGGAGTGGACCGCGATCCAGAACAACACGCTCACCGTGGAGCAGGCGGCACCCATCGTCGGGCGCGCTGTGAACGGCGTGGAGTTCGAGACGGTCACGCTGAACCCGGACTCCGATCCGGCCTGATTATTCATTCCTCCCCTGATTCCTTTCCTCTCCCCTTCTATAGAAGGGGAGAGAGAGGAAAGGAAAGAGGAATCATAGAGAAAGAGGAATCATGAGCTTCAACCCCGAGGAAGAGAACGCGGGAGCAGACGACCCGCAGGGCCTGGGAAAGCAGCTGACGTACCGCGAGAACGCGGACGGCGTGCTGGAGCTGGTCGAGGAGGATGCGGTCGACGAGGAGCCGCTGATCGATCAGGAGATCAAGGAGAACGGCTTCGAGCTGGCCGACGACCCGGACGACGATGACTTCGACTGGGACTCGATCCCGCAGGGCAAGCCCGAGGGTCAGCGCGTGGGCGGCGACGCCGAGCGCACGACGCAGACGTGCACGACCTGCAAGGGTGTGGGCTCGTACCCGGTGAAGTCGTTCACCGAGCCGGACGAGCATGGCGCTCGCGAGGTCGTGGTGAGCGACCAGTTCTGCGTGGTGTGCAACGGCACCGGCACCGAGCAGGTGCTGCGATGAGCCGTCTCACCTCGATGACCCTGGTCTACGGCAACCACTCGAGCGGGAAGTCCGACCGCGTCTTCAAGGCGTGGAAGCTCTTCGGTGTCTGGTGGAGCCGCCACGGTGTGTTCCGCACCTCCAAGAGCTTCATCCTCTACGGCGAGAAGAAGGTGGGCTGGAAGCCGCCGAAGGAGTCGGTCGCCACGGGCACCGTCGACTACGTGGATGGCACTCGCTTCCAGTACGGCTTCGACACCAGCCAGCCGCTCAGCGACATCGTCGGCAAGATCGTGGAGGACGTCGAGCGCCACAACGAGAACATCAGGACCAACCAGGAGAAGAACCAGTGACCGCCACCCCGACCAACACTCAGCCGCTGTACCTCGTCCTCGACGTGGAGACGCCTGGCCTCTTCACGGAGCAGGGCCTGCTCGAGGTGGCGTGGACCGCCTCGGACACGCTCAACGTGAAGAACCCGGAGATCGAGAGCCTGCTCAACGCGGACATTGATCCGGACCTGGCGTTCGATCAGGCGGTGGCGTTCGTGAAGACCATGCACACGGCCTCGGGGCTGTGGAAGCGTCTCGCGAAGAGGAGGAACAATTTCGCCCTGGTGAGCCTGGACGTGATCGACTCTCGCATCGCCGACGAGATCGAGGGCGCGCAGGAGGAGCTGGAGGCCTTCGGCCCGGTGTACCTGGTCGGCAACAGCATCCGCCTGGACCGCGCGGTGATCGAGCGCTGGCTGCCGCGCACGGCGAAGCTCCTGCACTACCGCCAGATCGACCTGACCTCGGTGCGGCTGTTCCTCGAGGCGTGGGGCATCGACACGACTACCGCGGAGACGGTTGTCTCGACGCACGTGGCGGGTCAGGACGTGCTGGACTCGATCACGTACGGCCAGCACCTCGGTCACCTGGTCACGGCTCCTCGGAAGGCGCTGATGGAGATCGATCGGGACCTCATCGACATGCTCGACAGCCTGGACGAACACATCAACCAGGAGGACGTCGCCGAGCAGCTCTCGCAGCTCCGGGCGAAGATCCTCCAGGTGATCCCGTGACCGCGGTAGGCTCTGCGCATGGCCGCACCACAACCCTCGAGCGCGAGCGAGCTCTGCCTGCATGGCTGGGCGCTCGGCGAGGAGCAGCACATCTGCAAGCGGTACGAGCACGGCGCGGGCACGCACCTGTGCATGTGCGGCAGTCAGCTGCTGTGGGTGCCGGCGGTGCCTCGTGAGTCGACCGAGGAAGGTCCACTTCGCAGCGCAAGCGCCGAAGGATGAGGCGGTCACGTGGCCTCGGGGAGTGATGTGCGGAACCCAGGTTCCGCTTCACGGTGACTTCCTGGCCACGTCCGGCCCGACTCTCGTGACGTGCGGGCAGTGCCTGAAGAGCTGGCCCACTCTCGGACGCGAGGTCACGCGATGACCGCGCCAGCCCGAGGCCTGCCGGCCGGCACGTGCCTCCACTGCCAGCAGACGCGCGCCGAGGTGAAGGCCAACCAGACCTACTGCGCCACGCTGACCACCGGCGAGTACACCGAGGTCGACCAGGAGTGGCCGCGCCACCGCTGGGCGGACTGGGGCAACATTGCGCTGCTGGCCGCGGGGATCAAGCCGGAGTACTTCAACCTGTACCGCCGCGCATCGCAGTGGGACCTCGAGTGGGCAGCGTGCGAGCACCTGACGCGCGGGCACATTCCCTCGAACGGGAGCAAGGAAGACCGCGAGTGGTTCGGCACCGAGAAGGGCCAGTGCGTCGCGTGCGGCAAGAAGAACGTGGGAGAGGAATCATGAGCGAGAAGCCGGGAATCCAGGACGTCCTCGAGAAGAGCTTCCGAGCGTCACCGGACGTGATGACGCCGACGCGTCGCGCACAGCGCGCGCTGGCGTACCTCGAGCGGGAGGGCTACGAGGTCCGACCGAAGGAGGTCTGGCCGCTGGGCGAGCGAGTGAGCCAGGCAGCACGTGACATGCAGACGAACTTCATCGCGAAGGCGGACAGCCTGCTCGAGCGGATCAAGACCGAGACTCCCGAGGACGTGATGCTCTACCACGGTGCGGTGAGCCTGCTGATCACGGCGAAGAGCTTCCTCGGACTGGCGGCCGCGGTGCCCTCGGAGGAGTACGTGCGCGAGGGCGTGTGTCTGCTGTGCGGTGACGGTGTGCTGAAGAACGGCGAGCACATCGACCCGGAGCGGCACGCAGCTCAGGTGCGCCTCATCACCACGGGCCATGTCTCGGAGCCGCCGCACCGCGCGGACCCGGACGACTGGGAGGCCGAGGAGCTGCGCATGCGTCCGCCCGAGGTGCCGAACGACCACCGCGGGGCGCTGGAGCTGATGGTCCACCTCGAGGACGTGAAGCGCCGGGCGCACCGCAACCGCGACCGCGCACTCCGGGCGCTGCAGGATGCCGAGAGCGAGGTCAGCGAGGCCTTGGTGCGCGTGAATGCGTACCGACGCGCGGTGGCCAAGAAGTTCCAGCCGAAGGTCATCGACCTGGGTCAGCACGAGTCTGCGAAGCGCGCGCCGATGTACGGCGGCTCGGATGAGGACGGCATGTGATGGACGACGCACGAAACATGCTCCGCGAGCACCTCCGCGCTCGGCCGGCCGGGCCCTCTCACCTCGAGGTGGACACTGCGCTGGCGGAGCTGGCCAAGGTCGACGGAGACCTGAAGCAGCTGGCACCGGTGCACGTTCACGTCCTGGTCCGAGCAGTCGATGAGCTGAAGCTGGCGCACCTTCGGGAGCAGGAGCCGCCGGCGGACATGCCTCACTGCACGGGTCACCGCATGTATCACCGCACCGACGCGGAGTGCGGTGAGATGCAGGCTGCCCAGTACGGCTGGGAGCTGCCGGCGACCGTCAAAGGATCTGGTCCGGATGAGCCGAACTGACCGCCGTCGCCGGCGCTGGCGCAGGCTGTGGTGCAAGCTGACCAGCCACCGCTGGCACGTGACCCAGATCTGGCCGCCGGAGTTCGAGTGCCTGCGCTGCGGCACCTCGGGCCGCGTGCCCGGATTCTGAGAGAGGACGTGGTCCGGATGGGCCGAACAGACAATGACCGGGTGGTCTTCGACGAGACGCGGCATACGTGGCTGTGCGCGAGGCCGGTCGATCGCCACTGGCCCTGCGCGGGGAGCTGCGTCTGCCACTGTCACCGGCCCGCGCCGGCGGAGCCGGACTACATGAACGGCTGGATCCTCGAGAGCGAGATGTGATCCGGATGGGCCGAACAGACCCGCCGACGCTGCTGTGCAGGCACTGCGGCCGCCTGATCCAGTGGGAGCACCGGCCGTATGTGCGCCACCGCTGGGTGCACTACGAGACCAAGCTGATCGTCTGCCTGACCCACGACACCGAAGCACTACCCAGTAGCACGGAAGTGGGAACCGTAGTACGCTAGGCGGCGTTCGGGGTAGCGTAGTACGCTGCCTCGCCAGACAGATCGTCGCCGAGCACGAGCGAAGCGTCGTCAAATGACTACAGGAGCACACAGCATGATCAGATGGATCGTCCTCACCCTCGCAGTCCTGAGGGCCACACGGTTCGTCACGACGGACAAGCTGGGCGAGTGGACCGTGTCCGGACCGCTCATCCGCTGGGCCTGGCTCAAGGAGGGCGGGCACCTTCCTCCCGAGGACCGACAGGTCATCGAGCGCTGGCGCGCGGGGATGGAGCCTCTTCCGATGCCGGAGCCTGACCGAGGCTGGCGCTCCAAGCTGGTGAACGGGCTGGACTGCCCCTTCTGCCTGGGCTTCTGGGTCGCTGCGCTGGGCGTGACGCTCGAGCTGGCCATTCCCCATTCCCCGCGGTCGCTCCCGGGCTCCGCCCTCCGCTCGGCGTGGAAAGTGGGAAAGGCCGCCTTCGCTCTGAACTACGTGACCGGACACGTGAGCAAGCGCCTGGACGGGAGTCACTGATGCCCCGCGCACGCAGCCCGCTGAGAGGGATCAGCCCGATCAGGCGGCTGGTCTACGCGCTCGGCTTCCGGCCCCGCCGGCACAGCATCTTCTTCAGCCCGAGCCTGGACATGACCGCCCCGTACCGAGGCAGAACGATGAGCGATGCGTTCCTCGAAGGCCTCCGGCAGGGCGAGCAGGCGCTCCGAGACCAGCAGCCACCGCAGGCACCCTCACAGCAGCACACCAACCCGACGGATGCGGCGAGCGCAGCTCATTCAACGCATTCCTCTGACAAGGAAGGAATCCCACCGTGGAATCGAAGGAATCAGGCCGACCCGAGGTGACAGCCGTCCGCACGCGGCTCGCGCACTACGAGATCGCGGACCAGATGCTGCGCGCCCTCGAGAACATCGAGAAGCAGGTCGCGGAGAAGGGCGGCATCATGGACCCGCACGTGATCGGGCAGATCAACGCCACGCGGGACTACTCGCTGCGCAAGGCTGCGATCCACGCGACGCTGGCGGCAGCCCACCTCCCGCACGACGACCGACGGCCGAAGGTGCACGTCGAGATGGGATCGGACGCACTGTGAGCATCCGCAACGGCAGCCTCGTCACGCCGGACAGCCGCGGGCGGGTGAACCTCGGGCAGCTGGTCTCCTCGGACCAGGTGTTCCGCATCGACCCGCACGACGATGGGAGCTTCACGCTCACGCTCATCAGCGAAGCAGGCAAGGCGGTGAACACATGACCGCCGGGCGTGGGTGGATCCGCCTCGGCGAGCGCGGTGTGTGGGTCGACGTCGACAAGATCGAGAGCGTTAGCCCGACGCGCGACGGAGCGTCACGGGTGCGCATGGACTCGTCGTTCACGCACCTGGACAGCCGGAAGCCGGAGGAGGTCCTCGAGGCAGTCCGGGCGGTGTACGAGTCGCTGGCGGAGGCAGAGGCCACTCGGGACGAGCTGGAGGACCAGCTGATCGCGGCCGCAGCTCAGCCCATGCCCGCGCCCCCGCGGGACGAGCCGTTCATCAGCCCAGTCCGCATCGACGCGACGAAGGGCCCGCACTCTCGGGCATGCGGCTTGAGCAGGCACGTGCACGGCCTCGGCTGCTCGAAGTCCTGCCCGACGTGCCACGGCAAGACGCCGGCACAGCGGCTGTACGAGATCGAGCACGCAGCGGCGAAGGCAGCCCTCGATGACGCAGAGCAGGGCACGAAGAGCGCGATCGAGATCATCGAGCAGCTGCGCGGCGAGCAGGGCACGAGCGTGCACCCGGCACGGCACCTGCACGCGGTCCCTCAGCCCGAGCCGGGCAAGGAGCACCGCACCGGCGGCCTCCAGCTCTCGGACCACCTCTTCGGTGACCCGGCACCTCGGAGCAAGGACGTCCTGCCGGTGCGTGACCCGGAGGCCGACCGATGAGGCGCATGCGGCGAGCGCTGGTGATCCTCTGCTGGCTCAGCCCGACAGGGCACCGCTGGACGCAGATCGCAGAGAACTTCCGAGGGTTCACGCACCTGACGACCACGTGGCGGTGCAGCCGCTGCAGGAAGCGAGTCACAATGCTGGTGGGCCTGAGGCCGGACGCATGAGCGTGCAGATCGAGATCCTCGTGCGGGTGGTCGGCAGTCAGCAGGAGCCGCGGGTGCTGAGCCGCCTGACGGCGTCCGCCCCGCTGAAGACCGAGCAGCCCTTCGGCAGGATCCCCGTCAGCCGGGAGACGATCGCCATGGCGTGCGAGACAGCAGCAGAAGCCCTGAGAGGACGAGGATGAGCGACTACCCGTACCCGTCGTACAAGCCGAGCACGCAGACCTTCGAGCAGCCCGTGCGCCAGGAGCTCACGCTGGTGCAGACGTTCGCCGACGGGCGCAAGCGCGTCATCGAGGTGAACCCGGACGCGGTGCAGGGCTTGATCACGGTGGACGCAGGCTACAGCGCGGAGCATGAGCCGGACTGGTCCGACGGCCTGCGGTTCGTCCCCGGCCGCAGCTACGTCACCGAGATGCAGCTCACGATCGAGGCGACTCTGCGCAGCCCGTTCAACGCGGACGGCTTGGACGCGGGATGCGTGACGATCATCGACGTGCCCGCGCCGGAGCAGGTCGGCCCGTGCCGGGACCCGCACTGCACGCTGGACCACGAACCCGCCACCACCACGTTCATGGGGCAGCCGGTGATGAACGAGAAGGCGCGGCAGCACAAGCCCGCCGCAGCAGGCCAGACCACAGAGGAGACGAGCTGATGCAGCTCATGGCAGAGATGGACGGCCGTCGGACCTACCTCGGCAACGACGGCGAGACCTGGTACGAAGTCCGGGTGGAGGCGATGTCCAAGACGTACCCGATCGAGGAGCGCCACTACGTCGCCTTCGAGGAGGACCCCACCCGCACGGTGCCCAACCACCCGGAGCTGCAGGCGGTGCTCACGCGGTGCTCGCTGGCGCTGCGGGAGTGGTTCATGGACTACGACCAGTTCGACCCGCTCGGCGAGCAGCGGGTGAGCTACTCCTCGGAGACGTACGACCGCGAGGAGCTGGCGAAGTTCATGTTCAACCCGGCGGAGTTCCTGCCTGGCACGCCGTACCGCATCGTCATCATCGAGCAGCTCTTCTGGCCGCCGGCACCGGTGGACCCGACGCCCGCGACCAACGAGCGCAAGCCCCGCAAGAACGACTTCCGAGGGGACAGGTTCGCGTGACGGTGCAGTCCCGACAGGCCAACGACATGCCGGACAACGGCGTCACGTTCGACCTCGGTGACGTCCTCGAGGTGCGCAACCCCACGTCGCACAAGCCGGAGCGCACGGTGCGTATCATCGAGTGCCTGCCGATGTTCGACGCTGCTCACCGCGCGATGCGGGAGGAGCGGCTGAAGCCGGACAAGGTGTACGGCATCAGCAAGGACGTGCGCGTGGAGAAGATCCGCCGCATCTGGCAGCAGTACCGCGTCGAGCCGGTGGGTAAGCCCTCGCTGGCCGGCGGCAAGGGCGGGAGGAAGACCCTCGTCCGAGAGAACACTCTGAGGGAGCACTACCGGCGCATCGAGCGCGGAGCGAAGGAGCAGGCAGCATGACCGAGCAGCACCCCGAGCACGAGCTCAACCCGCCCGAGCTGCACGACCCCACGCACCTGGTCGCGCCGTCAGGCTGGTGCGCACCCTCGGAGCAGCTGTACGACCCGCTCTTCGGGATGACCGACGAGGAGCGGCAGGCAGCGCAGCACGCGGCGTTCAGCTGGCCGGGTGACTACATCGAGGACGACTTCGACGACGAGGACGACGAGGTGCAGCCCCGCGAGCAGCCCGAGCCGCGCAACCGCACGGTCACGCGGGATGAGCTGATCGCGTTCTTCCTGACCCGCTGGCCGGACGAGGACCCGAACCAGCAGGCTGAGGCGGAGGACACGGCTGACGCGTTCATCAAGGAGTTCTTCGGAGTGGAGGTCTACCCGCCCGAGGAGCCGCGCATCATCGACCTGAACACGATGATCATCCCGGAGAACAACCCGTACGCAGCACTCTTCGAGGAGACGACGCCGGCGCTGATCGACCCGAGCAAGATCACGAAGACGCCGATCCTGATCAAGCGCGCCACAGCCGAGCCGGAGTCCGCCAGCGTGGAGAAGATCTCGGACCCGCACGACGACAGCTACCCGGCGTGCAGGCACTGCGGCGAGCGCATCCAGTACATCCCGTTCGCTCTCGGGCCGGAGTGGCGGCACTGGCCAACGCCGTACGGGAACTACAACACGAACGAGATGTACCGGCACTGCAGGAACACGACCAGCGCGGAGCCCAAGCCCTACTTCAACCACGGACCCGAGAGCAACGGCTGATGGGCAAGGTGCATCGCGTCCAGGTGATCGTGGAGATCGAGGCTGACAACGAGCCGGGGATCCTCACGCGGTACGAGGTGATCGGCAAGCCGGGCGACATCTACAGCCGCCGCACGCGCATCGGGGTGACGCCGCACTACGGCAACCCGGGTGAGCCGGCAACGCAGGTCGAGGTGTCGATCGACGCGATGTTGATCCCGATCGGGCGGGACCAGCTCATCTCGATCACCGAAGAGCCGCTGGATGATCACGAGCTCGAGGGACCCGCGGTCAGCACCGTCATCGCGCGGCAGCTCCCGCCGGGCCGCTCCGGCGACGTGATCCGCATCACCGAGCAGTAGGCTCAGCACATGCAGAGCACGATGTCACCAGGCCTCCTCGAGCTGATCCTTCTCGGGGCAGGCCTGGTGTCATTGGCGGTGGGCCTCGTGCTGTGGAAGCGCTCGGAGCGTCCCAGTGGCGGCGACCTGATGCCGACGGCGCTGTACGGCTTCGCGCTGATCTTCACGGTCTTCGGTATCTCGTGCATCGCGGTGGCAGGCTTCGCAACCCTGACCGGGATGGTGTAGGGCGCGGGATCGTAGCACCAACCGCGCCGGCGTGCGAGAATCACCTCATGACTCCGCGCGACTCCGATCTCACGCACGCCCGTCCGCGGCTGCGCTCCTCTGCCACCCGCTTCACCCAGGGCAACGTCACCGAGGGACCGCGATCGCGCGTACACCGTGACCAGCTGGCGCGTCGGCGGGAGAACGCCCCGATGCCGATGCAGTCTCTGGTGGCGTCGGCTCAGCGCCTGACCAAGAAGAAGCTCACCGGCGGGTCGTTCAAGAAGACCACCGCGGCAGGCTGGCAGGAAGACGCCTGGGAGATGCACGACCTGGTCGGCGAGCAGCACTTCCTCGCGACCACGCTGGCGAACCAGGCCTCGAAGGCACGCTTCTACGTCGGCAATCTCGGCGAGGGCGGGGACATCACCGACGCGCCGGACCCGTCGGAGGACGTGCAGCTGCAGGCGATCCTCGAGGTCGTGGGAGGCGGACCCGTCGGCTTCGCGCAGATGGTGCAGCGCATGCTGGTCAACCTCTGGGTGGCGGGCGACGGCTGGATCGTGGGCATCCCGAAGCAGCTGCTCCCGGACTACGAGCCGGAGGACGAGGAGGAAGCGGAGAGCCTCGAGGACTGGGACCCGGAGGCGATCCTCGATCCTCGGGAAGACGCTGAGCTCTCGATGGGCGACCTCGAGTGGCGGATGCTCTCGGTCAGCGAGGTCAGCCTGAAGAAGGAGGGCCTGGTCACTCTCCACCTCGGAGCAAGCGCGTCTGAGCGCCTCGAGGTCAGCCCGAACTTGCTGTACATGATCCGCGTGTGGCGGCCGCATCCCCGCCGGTGGTGGGAGGCAGACAGCCCCACGCGCTCGTCCCTGCCGGTCCTGCGCGAGCTGGTCGGCCTCACGATGCACATCTCCGCGCAGGTCGACAGCCGTCTGGCCGGCGCAGGTCTGCTGCTGGTCCCGGCCTCCGCGGCACGCGCGCTGAAGATCGCGGCAGGTCTGCCCGAGGACAGCCCGGAGGATCCGTTCACCGACGCGCTGATGGAGGCGATGCTCACGCCGATCGGCGACCGGGCCAACGCCTCGGCCCTGGTCCCGCTCGTGGTCACCGTGCCCGACGGCACTGCGCAGGACTTCCAGTACCTCACCTTCGCCAAGCCGCTGGACACCGAGGCACGCTCGCTGCGCGACGAGGCGATCCGCCGTCTGGCGCTCGGGCAGGACGCGCCGCCGGAGCTGCTGCTCGGCACGGGCGGCATGAACCACTGGGGCGCGTGGCTGGTGCGCGACGACGTCGTCACCACGCACATCGAGCCGCCTCTCGCGCTGATCGCTGACGCGCTGACCACGCAGTACCTGCGGCCGATGATGGCCGAGCTGGGCTACGACAAGGAGATCATCAAGAAGACGGTCGTCTGGTACGACACCTCGAAGATGATCGTCCAGCCGAACCGTGCGGCAGACGCGCTGACGCTGTACGACCGGGACGCACTCTCGGACGAGGCGCTGCGCGAGGCCACTGGCTTCGACGAGACGGACGCTCCCGAGACCAGCAAGATGGACCTCGCGAGCCAGAAGGCGTTCATCATGGTGCAGGAGAACCCGGGCCTCATGGCGAACCCGGGCTTGCCGGCACTGGTGGAGCAGCTGCGCGCGCTGATCAGCGGCCACTCGATCCCGCTGCCGAAGAAGGGCGCAGGCGCTCCCACCGCGCCGGTGAACCCGGCCACCGGCGAGCCGATCGCTACCACTAACCCGACGCCGCAGGCGGGCGGTGCCACCGGTGCACCCGCGGGAGCAGCCGAGGCGCAGGCTGCACAGGGCGCACCTCCGCGCAATCCCTCGGTGAAGCAGGGCCCGGCGATGTCGGCGACGACGGACACGTTCAACTCGTTCATGGGCTACGAGCCGGTGGAGAAGGTGAGCGACGAGGAGTACGCGCGTCAGCTCCCGCACGGCGGCTGGGACCTCTCGGACAAGGCGGTCTGGCACGTCTCGGTGATGAGCACGTTCCACAGCACGGGCGCAGGCTACCGTGCGGGATCGACGCAGACCTTCGACGCGCACGAGACCGAGGAAGGCACGCTGGTCACTCCCGGCGCTCCCGGCCTCAACGCTGACGGCACCCCGCCGAAGTGCCACTACTGCGAGCAGGAGGCGACCGGCTGGTTCCTCTTCGCCGAGGGGATGGCGTTCATCCCGTTCGATGAGAAGCACCGCACGGTGGCGCACGAGGACGCGATCCACGCGACGCCTGACGGCACTCCCTCGGAGGACAACATCGACCGCGAGGGCGCGTACGCCGCACCGGATGACGCGAAGCTGGCGTCGACCGCTGAGGTCGTCCAGGCGATCGCGGCCGAGATGCGCGAGGAGCACGGCGACGACCCGACGGATCCGTTCGTGAAGGGCTTCATCAAGGAGGCCGAGCGGCAGGCTGAGCGGGACGGGTACGGCGTGGCCGCGGTGGTCGCTGACGTGCCTGACGTGCCCGAGGTCATCGAAGACCAGGTCGACGACAGCCCGGCGATGACCGGCGCGATCGTCGTGCTGATCCCTCGGGAGGATGACCCGATCCACCAGGTCAGCCAGGACATCGACGCGCACCTGACGCTGGCGTACCTGGCGCACGACATCACGACCGAGGCTATGCCGCCGACGGAGACGCTGCTCGATCAGGCGAAGGCCGTGGCGAGCCAGTTCCAGCAGAACCAGCTGGTCAGCCCGAAGGGCAAGGTCATGGCCCTCGGTGACGCCGTGGTGGTGACCCTAGAGGAGGGAGACCAGCTGCGGGAGCTGCACGACGCGATCACGAAGCCGGGCACGCCGATCGGCTCGCTCGACGGCTCTCGCAACGCGTACGAGTTCCGGCCTCACGTCTCTCTCGTCTACCCGCAGGACTCTGACACCGCGGAGGCGGCGAAGACCCTCGAGTACCCGTACTCCGAGGTGACGTTCGACCGCATCGGCGTGTGGATCGGCGAGATGCACTACGACTTCCAGCTGGGCGTGCCGGCCGAGAACCAGCCGCCTGCCGAGCAGTCTCCCGCGCAGGAGCCTCTCCCGGCCACGCAGGAATCGGTGGACCCGAAGCTGGCTCGTGTGCCAGAATCAGCTAGCGTAGTACGCTCCCCCGCCGAGATGCGGGCGGACAGCGAACGTCTCGCAGCCACAACCGCACACTGAGGAGAGGTCCATGACCGCAACCATCGAAGAAGCACTGGAACAGGGTTGGCTTGACACCCCGTCCTTCTTCGGGAACCAGACCGACGAGGCGCTGATCTTCTTCAGCAAGTGCCACGAGTCGCCCTGGGTCCTGATGAGGCGGTCTGAGCCGGAGCCCGTGCTGAACACCGAACATCGCGACGTGCAGACGGCGCTGGCGGTGTACGGCTCCGAGGGAGCGATCCCTCCGCAGATCCTGGCGGTCCTGCCGCACTTCACCCCGAGGCCGCGCGCGGTGATCTACTCTCGGTTCCCGGAGTACCGCCAGGGCACGGCGATCCCGGTCCCGTGATGCGCTTCGTGCTCGGGGTCCTGACGGGCTTCGGTGCGGCGTGGGCAGCGCTGGCGATCTGGCAGCACCGCGCAGTTCCGGACATCGACCCGGCGATCGTTCCGGGCGTGGACGAGATGGACGACATCGTCTACTACGGGCGTCGGCCCAGCTTCCGGGACTCGACAGCAGGCGACTGCACGGGGTTCCGGGGATCGATCCCGTACGACGCCAAGAGGCATGAAGGGATGTACCCGTGAACGAGGGCCTGTACTTCTTCGCCGGAGCGATCGTGACTCTGGCCGTCGTCGGCACGGGCGTGCTGCTGCGCGGGCCCTCCGAGGAGCAGCGCCGCCGAGAGGCGCAGCGCTCGAAGCGGCCGTCGACCCCGCCGCCAGTGCTCGGTCCTCGGGGCGGTGCCGGCGACAGCGGCGCGTATCGGCCGAGAGGGATCGTGCGACCTGCATCCCCGCCTCCGCGCATCAAGCACGGCGGCATCGGCAACCCGGCCTACCGAAAGGGCAAGCGATGAGCGATCTTCCCAGTCTCGACTTCGTGAAGCCGATCGGCCACGACGGCGAGCATCACCCGATGCGCAGCACTCCGCCGGCCGCCAAGGAGATGCCGAGCGTCTGCCCGGTGTGCGGCGCGTACAGTCTCGCGCCCGAGGGCGAGATGAGCGCGCTGCTCGCGGTGTGCGACGTGCTCGTGCTGAAGGCCCTCGAGAAGATGGGCAACTACATCGTCCGTGCCGAGCGCAGCCGGTTCCGCTCGCTGGGCACGCGCCCGGCGTACGTGGCCCACACGCTGTGGCCGGTGCCGGATGAGACCGTGGACAAGGCGCTGCGCGGAGCGTGGGAGGTGGTGCCGGCACTGCTGGACATCCACGGCTGCTGCGACGTGACCTCGATCCAGGTGACCAAGATGCTGGACGAGTACGTGCACGACCTGGTCATCACGGGCACCGCCCACTCCCTCCTCGGGCCGGGAGGCCTGATGTACCGCTTCAAGAGCCAGCTGGGCCTGCCGGTCTACTGGCACGCGGCGAAGCCGGACGAGCTTCTCGCACCACTGATCAAGGAGAACCATGGACATGAGTAAGCCGACCCCGGTGTACGACGAGAACGAGTCGTTCGCGGAGCAGGGAACAACCCTGACGCCCGAGCTGGAAGCGGAGCTGCGCAACGGCAACCGCCAGATCGAGGAGGGCGCGGTGACCGTGAAGGCCCGCGACGACCGGCCTCGGACCAAGGAGCAGCGTCGCGCAGAGCTCCGCAAGGAGATCGACGGCGACCTGAAGAAGGTCTACGACCAGGCGCTCCTTGCGGGAGACTTCCAGGCATCACTGTCGGCCGCGCACATGCGCGCATCCCTCGGAGGTGTGATGTGAGCGCCTTCGGAGCAGCGGCAGAGAAGCCCGCGCAGCCTCAGCTGAGCGACAACGAGGTCATGGCGGCCACGCACGCGGAGATGGAGCGCGGCGAGATCTCCACCTCGGTGCCGATGAACGACGAGTTCCTGATCATCGAGGACACCTTCGTGCAGGTGGCTCTCCGCTCGGAGGTCCAGGACGCGCTGCAGAAGTGGATGAGGAGTCACGCCGATGAGCTGGACGAGGTGCTCAAGCCCTTCGGCCTGTCTCAGCAGGACGTGCTGATGCCGACGTTCGAGCGGCCGGTGCGCAACGGGGAGATGAGCCAGGGCCGCTTCGGCGCGGACCGGCACCGGAGGTTCGTGTGACCGAGGCGCTGCAGGACGTATCTCGGCCGGGGCCTGCGTTCGCGCGCCAGGCCGCGGCGGAGGCGCATCTGCTGCGCGAGGCAGAGGCGATGCTCGGCCAGTTCCTCTCCTCGGTCCTGACCAAGGCGAAGACGGGGACGCTATACCCGCCGGACGTGCACGGGCGCTGGGCGACCGCGGTGGCGGACATGCTCGACGCGCTGCCCTCGGAGATGGCGGAGTACGTCGGCCCGGCATTCCGCGATGAGGACCTCCCGAGCGACGTCTACTCGACGGTGCAGGAGGTCTACGCCGCTCGCGTGCGCACCATGGCGTCGGCAGCCGAGATGAACGACGCTCTCGAGCGCGCGCTCAGCCCGGACGGGTTCGAGGTGGAGCAGGTGAGCGCCTCGATCGGCCAGACCCTCCTCGAGATGCCGACCTTCGAGCTGTACGACCACATCACGCAGGGCGCAGGCTTCGCGGCGCTCGTGGCGGCCGGCTTCTGGGACAACCTCGAGAAGGCAGGCTCGGTCTGGGTGAGGCGCATCCGTCGGACCGTGCGCACGACGGCGACGGGGATGGTCAGCCGGTTCACGGTGACCGCGCTGCGGATCCAGGACTACCCGAAGAAGAAGTGGGTCACCCGGCACGACGACCACGTGCGATCGACGCACCGTCTGGCCGATGGGCAGGTCGTTCCGACGGATCAGCCGTTCATCGTCGGCGGCGCAAGCCTGATGTACCCGGGCGAGCGGGATGCGGAGTACGGCGAGGTCGTGAACTGCCGCTGTACTCTCGTCGGCGTCAGGTGATACGCTCATCGCACCACTCCTCACGGTGGCAAGGCAGCGCGTAGTTCCTTCGCAGGGCCTCGGATTCTCCCCAGTGTCCGAGGCCCTTCTGCATGCGGCACTGCCGCGGCGAAGCGGGCAATCATAGCGAGATCACACGACTGGCGCTAGCATGTGCTTCATGCCTACCTCGCGCCGCGCCTCCAGCCTCCGCCCTCTGCAGGGCCTCGCCGAATACTCCACGATCGTCGCCGATGAGCCGATCACCGTGGAGGTGGAGAAGGCCACCACTGCAGAGAACGAGGGGCAGCCGGCTCCGGTCGAAGAGGTCACGCTGACGCCGGGCACCGCTCGGTGGGCGGGCATCATCGGCTTCGAGAACGAGATGACCGGCGACGGTCGCTTCATCGCTGAGGGTGCGCTGCGCTGGCCGGAGGATCTGGTGGAGAACCCGATCCCGATTCGGTACGTGGCATCCGACGTGGGAGCGCACGACGGCGCGCAGGTCGTGGGTCTCATCGACACCATCGAGCGTCAGGCACCGCTCGAGAACGGCTCGATCCCGATCTACGCCGAGGGTGTCTTCGATGACGCGGAGGACGCGGACGTGGCGCAGGAGGCGTTCCGCCACGTGGACAAGAAGTTCACCAACGGCGTGAGTATGGACCTGGACGACGTGGTCTTCGAGGTCAAGAACGAGGGCGAGAGCGCGAAGGAGACCGTCCAGACGAACGACGCGCGCATCCGGGCGGCGACCATCGTCGCGATCCCGGCATTCGCGGACGCTCGCATCGGCATCGTCGGCACGGGCGCGGCGGACACCGTCGCACTGGCCGGAGACCCGAAGCTCGAGGCGGCTGCGACCCTGATCAGCGCGCATAACGAGGAGATCGTGCAGCCCGGCTCCGCTCGGGCCATGCGTGCGCACGCGATCACCAAGGCGAAGCTCAAGCGCCTGTCCACGCGCTCGCAGTCGTTCGCCTACCAGACCACGAAGGTCAAGGACCCCGAGGGCAACTGGGTGGAGACGCCGGCCGCGGCGATCGACATCGCCAGCAACTCCACGCCGCCGGACGACAGCTTCCAGCAGGGCCTGGACATCCTCAACGAGGCCGACATGCTCGAGCTCGGCTCGGCGGACTATCTCGCTAAGGTCGAGGAGGCCGTGCCGCTGTTCCAGGCGGCGATCGAAGAGGGCGGCGACCGCGCACCCGACGCGAAGCAGGTCGTGACGATCCTCGAGGAGTACCTCGCGATCAACTGGCCGTCGAAGGACGACGAGGGCAACGAGGTCGAGACCGACGGCGAGGACGGCGCGAACGTCGAGAAGGCCGTCGAGGGTGTGCAGGAAGTGGCTCCGGCAGCGGCAGATCCCGCCGCGAAGCAGGAGGCAGCGCCCGCGAAGCTCTCCTCGGAGACCGAGACCTTCGCGTACAACGAGCACCAGTGGCGGAACCCGGCCAACGGCCGCTGGATCGACATGCCGGGTCGTCTCACGTCGAAGCTCCTCGATGCGCTGGACAGCGACGAGTCCGGCCTGAACGACGAGGGCTACGAGCGCATCAACACCGCGGCTGTGCAGGCGGATGCCGAGGCCGGCAACGCGGACTCTGCGATCAAGGCGAAGGACTACCCCGCTGCGCAGGAGCACATCGCCAAGGCCCGCGACCTCATGTCCGCCGTGGATGCGGCGATCGAGGCCGACAACTACATGGAGGCTGTCGACAAGAACACCCTCTCGGACCTGACGCGGAACATCGATCAGACGCTCGGCTCGCAGGAACAGGACCTGATGGGCGTGCCCGCGGGCTTCGACGACGAGGGTGTCGGCTCGTTCGACCCCGAAGAGGTTGTCGAGGTCACCCTGCCCGGCGGTGGCGTCATCGAGGCCGGCGGACCGGCGGTCGTCCCCTCGGATGCCCCGATCGTCCCCTCGGGACGTGTGCTCGACTTCGATGATCCCGAGGACGACGACAAGATCGAGGAGACCGCGATCGAGGAGGGCTCGCAGGCTCTCGACCAGCTCGAGATGGAGTGGGATCAGGACCTCCCCGCCGAGGCACTGCAGACCCTCTCTGCTCTGGACGCGCTGAACCTCGATGAGGCGGAGAAGAAGTTCGATCAGGTGAAGGCGCTGCTCCAGGACGCGCAGGACGGCTACCTCGGCGACGAAGATGACGAGGGCCATGACCGGATCAACTTCCTGGCGAACATCGTCGACACTCTCGCGCGCACGATCGACCGCTGGAAGAGCGAGCAGAACTACAACAACGGCACCGACTACGCGTACGACCCCGAGCAGGCGGTGGCGTGGGCGGCAGAGTTCAACGTGCCCGACGCGCAGGTCGAGGAGATGCTGCAGGTCCTGGCGACGGTCCAGATCGGCACTCCCGAGTGGGACGAGCTCTCCAGCGCGTCGCAGGGCTTCGTGAAGCTCTCGCGCGCGGGCGTGGACCCGAAGGAGGCCCTCTCGATCTACCTCCGCACCCTCGAGGAGATGGGGATGGGCGCGGTCGAGTTCACATACGGCGCGCGCAAGGGTCAGCAGTTCAACTGGGTCGACGACGTGGGCGGACTGCCGAAGTACATCCGCGACATCGCTGACAGCCTCATGGCCCGCGGTCAGGGCGAGTCGCGCGCGATCGCGACGGCCGTGAACACCGTGAAGCGCTGGTCGAAGGGCGGCCCGGCGCGCAAGGGCGGCAAGGGATCCGTCTCGGCGAAGACCGTGGCCAAGGCCCTGGCTGCTCTCGCGGAGTGGGAGGCCAAGAAGGCCGCGGCGAAGGCGTCGGCAGAGACCACGGTCATGGCGACCGAGTCCAGCCCCGCTCTCGTGGCCTCGTTCGCCACCACGAAGCAGCGCGCACACGCGGAGGAGGTCGCGGACAACCGCCGCGAGCTGCTGGCGCGCGTGAAGGGCGAGGACGTCGTGGCTGAGGCCGAGGCGCTCACGGCAGCGGCCGCGAAGACGGCACTGTCGCAGCGTCCGATCGTGAAGCTGCGTGGGAACTCCTCGATCCCGGTCGCTCCGCCGAAGAACTGGTTCGAGAACCCGAAGTTCAAGGCGATCCAGCCGATCACCATCGACGAGGACGGCCGCGTGTACGGTCACCTCGCCAGCTGGAACGCCTGCCACGTCGGCAGCCCCTCGGGTGAGTCGATCTGCATCATGGCCCCGAAGTCGCGCACCGGCTACGCGTACTTCCACACCGGTGCGGTGAAGACGGCCGAGGGTGAGACCCTCGCGACCGGCCGCCTGTGCATGAACGGCGAGCACGCGAAGACGACGCTCAGCTACTCGGGCGCGATGTCGCACTACGACAACACCACGCTCGCGGTGGCGGACGTCCGGGTCGGCGAGGACCGCTTCGGCATCTGGGTGGCCGGCGCGATGCGTCCGGACGTCAACGAGAAGCAGATCCGCACCTTCCGCGCATCGCCCGTCTCGGGTGACTGGCGTCGGATCGGCGGTAACCTCGAGCTGACGATCGGTCTGAACGTGAACGCCCCGGGCTACCCGGTTCCGCGTCCGCAGGGCCTCGTCGCCTCGATCGACGGTGTGGACAGCGACGTGCAGGACCACGAGCTCATCAGCCTGGTGGCTGCGGGCCTGGTTCCGCCGGCGGCTGACCTCGGGGACAGCGCACTCTCGGCAGAGGACGTGAGCTACCTGAAGAACCTGGCCACGGAGCTGCGGGAGACCGCGGAAGCGGCGGCTGCAGCGGAGAAGAAGGCCAAGGTCGACGCGCTGGCGCAGAAGATGCGCGCGCAGAAGGCCCGTCAGGCGGTGGCGGCCTTCGCGGCGAAGCGCGCGGCTGACGACACGACGAAGGAAGACAAGACGCAGGCTCAGCCTGCAGAGGAGGGCAACTGATGGGTGAGTGCAACTGCGGGAAGAACGCTCGGCCGACCGGCTTCGGGACCAATCCCCGCCAGGAGCAGCAGGTGCAGAACGAGCTGCTCAGTTCGGCGGATCGACCGTTGAACGGGGCGCAGCAGCAGGCTCGCGAGAGCGGGTCCGCGACGCAGAGCTTCACGCTCCGCGATCGCTCGGGCCATGTCCAGCACTTCGGCAGCGCTCTCGAGCGCAACGCCTACTACGCACGTCAGGGTGGCACGATCCTCTGACCACGACGTCCGTCCGGGGAGGCGAACGCGTACCAGAGAGCACCACTCGGATGGCATAGAGCCTTCAGCGGCTCACAACGGAAAGACCTCGGGACCTCCTGGCCCGGGGTCTTTCTTCATGCCCGAGAGGTGTCTTTTTCCGAGGTTTCGACACGTCGACACCTCCGAAATGTTGCACATTGCGCACTTCCGGCCATACACTCATCTCGATAGTCGCTGGCGTCCTTCCAAGGACCGCGGTAGGGCCGGACCTCGCTCACACACTGATCTTTCAGTCCTGAGGAGGACCCAATGGCCCCTACGGCCCGCCGCAAGGCATTCCGCCGCTCCATCATCTCGCTTGCCACGGCGTACGCCGAGCAGGCTGAGAACGAGGGCACCGAGGATGACCTGGTCATCCCCGAAGACCTGACCGCTCTCTCCGTCGACGAGCTTCAGACGCTCGCCGGTCGCGCCAACGACGCCTTCGAGGCTGTCTACGGCGACGGCACCGCGGATCTCGACGACGACCAGTACACCGCCCTGTCGGTGCTCACGGTCGGCATCGAGGCACTCGGTGTCGAGCTCGACGCACGCGAGCAGCTTGCTGCTGAGCGTCGCAACAAGGCCGCAGAGCTCGCCGCTCGCGTCCGTGGTGACGAGCCTTCCGACACCGCCGCCGACTCCGAGGCCCTCGCGGCCAAGAAGGACAAGGACGACGAGGACGAGGACAAGAAGAAGCACTCCGCCGAGGTCGAGGCAGGCGCTCCCGCAGCTGCTGCCGCCGAGCCCGCCGCGGTCGTCGCTTCGGTCGCCACCGCCGAGCGTCCCGCGATCCGCGTCAACATGGCGAACGTCCGCTCGCGCGCTTCCCGCGCCACCGCGGCCGCCGCTCCCGCGCTGAAGGCCGGCGACGGCTACAACTCGGCCGAAGAGGTCTCGAGCATCGGCGACATCATGTACTCGAACTCGACCGGCCTCGGCTTCGAGTCGGGCGCATCCGTCGACTTCGACGATCTCGGTCGTGCGATCGACAAGCGCCTCCAGTCGTTCAACGAGTCGGCCTACGCCAAGGCCAACAAGAACGGCCGCCACCTGCGCGACCAGCACTCGCTCGCCGTGATCAAGAAGCCGTTCAGCGACGACCTGATCGTCCGCTCGAACGACCTCAACCACGTCGAAGAGGTCTTCAACCGCGCTGTCGACGAGAGCCGCCTCCCTGGCGGATCGCTCGTGGCTTCCGGTGGCTGGTGCGCCCCGTCCGAGGTCATCTACGACCTGATCGGCGAGGTCGAGTCCCGCGACGGTCTGCTCTCCCTCCCGGAGATCGGTGTTACCCGCGGCGGCGTCTCGTTCACCCGTGGCCCGGACTTCGCGGACATCTTCTCGGAGATCGTCGGCTTCTCCTACACGGAGCAGAACGACATCGACGGTGAGTACGCGGTCGACGCCAACGGTGTCGGCACCGGCGAGGCTGGCAACAAGCCCTGCTACAAGATCGAGTGCCCGCCCTTCGTCGAGTACCGTCTCGGCATCGAGGGTCTGTGCCTCTCGGCCGGTCTGCTCCAGCAGCGCGGCTACCCGGAGGTCATCGCACGCACAATCCGTGGCGCACTCGTCGCTCACGACCACCGTGTCAACGGTCGCATGATCGCTGCCATGGTCGCCGGATCCACCGCGATCACGATGGCTGCGAACCAGGTCGGCACCATTGCGCCGATCCTGACCGCCGTCGAGCTCCAGGTGGAGCACTACCGTGCCGTCCGGCGCATGAGCCGGAACACGACCCTCGAGGCCGTGTTCCCGTTCTGGGTGCGCGGCGCGATCCGCTCCGACCTCAGCCGTCGCCTCGGTATCGACCCCGACACCGGCATCAACGTGACGGACGCGCAGATCACGGACTGGTTCAACAGCCGTGGCATCTCGCCGCAGTTCGTCTACAACTGGCAGGACATCGCGGGCACCGCCGCGACGGCCTTCACCCAGTGGCCGACCTCGGTCCAGTTCCTGCTCTACTCGGCAGGCACCTGGGTCCGCGGTACGTCGGACATCATCACGATCGACACGCTGTACGACTCCGTCCTGCTCGGTCAGAACGACTACACGGCCCTCTTCACGGAGGAGGGTGTCTTCACCGCTCGCCGTGGTCAGGACTCCCGCGTCGTCACCGTTCCGATCACCGCCGACGGCGCAACCGCTGCCGGCGTGGACATCGCCCACAACGGCTCGCTCGTCCCCGCCGTCTGATCTGATTCCAGGCCGCTCTCCACTAACGGAGGGCGGCCTGGGCCAGACCCAGAGCCTGAGGAGGACACCATGGGTCGCACCGCAACGTTCAAGGCCGGTGAGCGCCGGATCCGTCCCACGGGTTCTGACGCAGCCGCTGACAGCAACACCGCGAACTCGCTGTTCCGCGAGGTCGACGAGAAGGGCAACCCGATCGTCACCGTGCAGAGCGAGGGCGCACACCCGCTTCCCGCTTCGGCTCCGGCCGAGGTGGTCACTGACTCGCGTGAGCTCTCCGAGCTGGACGTGAAGCAGGACGCCGTCTTCGATCCGACCGACGAGGAGCTGGCGAACTTCGACGCTCTCGTGAAGTCGGGCCTCAGCGAGACCGAGGCTGCGGCCGAGGTCTGGCCGGGCGTGGACTTCACCACGGACGACGAGGTCGAGGACGTCATCGAGGAGATCGAGGACGCCGGCAACACCGAGGAGACCGCTCCCGAAGAGGAGACGGTCGAGGAGACCACCGAAGAGGTCGTTCCCGAGGAGACGAAGGACGAAGAGTCCGACGGCGACGAGGAGACGGCAGCCGAAGAGGTCGCTCGGAAGTACCCCGAGGGTGAGCCGACGGACAAGTGGCTCGTCAGCTCGATCGACGCCTGGGCTGCTGACCAGGAGCCCGTCATCGAGTTCCCGAGCGGTGCCACCAAGCCGCAGAAGCTCGCCCACATCAAGGAAGCGACTGCCTGATGCCTCCGTTCGCACCCGCAGCTACGGTCACCGGACCGGGGCGTACTCCGCTGCCGTTCGGCGCGTTCAGCGTGCTCACTCTCCGTGAGAACTCGAACGACGTGTGGATCAACGGCGTGCAGTGGGAGACGCTCACCTGCGAGCCGGCGGGTGTGATCAGCGACTTCAACTGCGACGTCGAAGAGGTCCTCGGACTTCCTCGCTCGCTGGACAAGCTGGCCGCACCCTACGCACAGGCCTCCGCGTTCAGCGTCTACGGGCACTACCAGTGCTCGGCAGTCGGTCGCATGGGCATGCAGACCTACGCGTCGGAGCAGGCGCGTGAGCACCTGGCCCTGCGCGAGGAGGCGGCCGTCGAGACGGCTGCTGAGGCGCTCATCCGCTCGGGAGGCGCGCTCCTGGCCGGTCCGACGACTCCGTGGCAGCTGATCGCCGCGCTGGAGCAGTACCACGCCGAGCAGACGGGCTCGCAGGGCATCCTGTGGGTCAGCCGCCGGCTGGCAACGCTCCTGGGCGACGACGGGGACCTCTCGGAGCGCGGCGGACAGCTGCGGACCACCCTTCGGACGCCCGTGATCGCCGCCACCGGCGTCGCGGACAACTTCATCGGCATCACCTCGAATCCCGTCGCCTACCGCGGACAGGTCGAGGACTACTCGAACCGTCCGTACAACCTGATGGATCGCGGTCAGAACAACATCCTGGCGATCGCCGAGCGCGATTACCTGATCGGCTTCGAGGACTGCGGCCTGGCGTACGCCGAGGCCACGCTCCCCGCGGTGACCGTTACTCCGCCCTCGACCAATCCACCTGCCGAGTAAGGAAAGAACCTCATGGCAACTCACTGCTTCATCCCGATGCTCGGCAAGCGTCTTCGCGCGACCGAGCTGGACTACTGTGGCGCTCCGGCGGCCGGTGGTCAGTACATCGTCACCGATGGCTTCGTCAACATCTCGCTCTCGAGCGAGGTCGAGGACGGTGCCGAGATCATCGTCAAGAAGGCCAACGGCCAGCTCTGCGTGAACGAGAAGCTCAGCAACTCGTTCAAGTGGTTCACGGCCGAGATCGAGTTCTGTGGCGTGAACCCGTCGCTGCTCGCGATCGTCTCCAACGCGACGCCGTACGCGGACTTCGCGGGCGATGTGGCCGGCTTCACCATCCGCGAGGGCGAGATCAACAAGCGCTTCGCTCTCGAGCTGTGGGCGGGACTCTCCGGAGTCGCATGCCTCCCCGGCCAGGCGGACGAGGCCTCGGGCTACTTCCTGCTTCCGTTCCTGGCGGCCGGTGTGCTCGGTGACATCACGATCGACGGCGAGAACGCGGTCACGTTCTCCCTCACGGGTGCCTACACCAAGGGTGGCAACCAGTGGGGCAACGGCCCGTACCTCACCATGCGTCAGGAAGACGGCACTATGGCCGCTCTCCCGACGGCGCTGGACCCGTACGACCACCTGCTCCTCGTCGACACCGCTCTGGCTCCGCCGCCCTCGGCGTGCGAGCCGCGTATCATCGGCGACGCTGTCGAGTGGCAGGCCGCTCCCGGCAACGTGTTCCCCGCGAACACCGCCATCACCGCGTCTGACACGGCGAACGCCGCGAAGCTCGCTGGCCTCGGGTACATCCCGAACCCGCGCGCACCGTGGGAGCCGACCGAGAAGATCACCATCGGCACGTTCGAGTTCAAGTGGACTGGAACCGCCTGGGCCCCTTTCAGCTGAGCCCCGGCTCAGGGTTCGGATTCGGCCCTTTCGGTCATGGACCGTTCGGACACAGCCCCGTCTGAGCCCTGAGCTCGGCGGGGCTGTTCCCGTCTTGACACACATCCACCCGAGTAGGAGCCGGCGATGCCGTACAACGAGAATCTCCCCGCGGAGAACACCGATCCCTGGTACACCCCGCTCGTCGCGGTGTGGGCGAGTCTGCGGAACTTCGTCAACGGCCTCGAGTCGAGCCTGACGAGCCTGACGGCGGCCGTGGCGGCGAAGGCTGACACTGCTGCGCTCACGGCGGGCCTCGCGGGCAAGATCGACACGTCCCAGCGGGGCGTGAACAACGGCGTGGCCACGCTCGACGCGCAGGGGAAGCTCCTGACGGCGCAGCTGCCGGCGCTGGCGGTCACGGAGTACCTGGAGTCCTCGGCGAACCAGGCCGAGATGCTCGCGAAGGTCGGACAGACTGGCGACTGGACGATCCGAGCGGACCTGGGCACCGTCTGGGTCATCACTGGGGCGAATCCGACGCAGCTGGCCTCGTGGACGCAGCTCGGATACCCCTCGGCACCCGTCTCCTCGGTGAACGGGAAGGCCGGGATCGTCGTTCTCTCGGCCGCCGACGTCGGAGCACTCTCGGCGACGGCCTTCGATGACTACGCAGCGACCTCGCTGGCCGCGTTCGAGGGTCTGGAAGCCACCGTGGCGACGAAGGCCGCCGAGGCGGACCTCACCGCGCTGCAGGGCACGGTCACCACGCTGCAGGGGACCGTCACGACCGTCGCGACGAACTCCGACAACGCGTTCCAGACGGCGCAGGCCGCGCAGACGACGGCGAACGGCGCGATCCAGTCCGCTCAGATCATCGATGCGCAGAATGAGGTCGGCATCGCTCAGGTGGCGTTCATCCCGAAGAACGGGACCGTTCCTGCGGGCGCAACGCCGTACACGCTCATCGTCGAGGACTCCTGATGCCGGTTCCCCAGCTCCTCGCGGCTCCCGCTGCGCGCGGTGGCCAGGGCGACATCATCACCGCAGACTTCACCACGTTCCTGCCCGCCGTCAATGGGCATGTGCGGATCATGGCGGGCCGCTCGCAGGGCACCGTTCCCGCGGACATCACGCCGCCCGCCGGCTGGGCGCGCGCGGGCACATCAGGCACCGCCCCGGTGAACGACCGATTCACCGGCATCTTCTTCAAGCGAATCACCGACGCACTGACCGAGCCTGACACAGTGGCGTTCTCGGGCGTCTCCGCGGGCGCGAACAGCCGCCTCGAGAGTGCCACTCTCGTCGTGACCGGCGTCGACCCGGCATTCGTGAACGACGCGGGCCTGCGCTACCGGCCTGACGCGTTCCTCCCGAGCATCACCGTGCCCGAGGTGCCGGCTCTGCTCATCGCGATTTGGGCGGCGGAGTTCACCGCGGGCGTCTCGGTCATCCCGAACAGCGTCCCTGCAGGGCTGACGGTGCGCCTCATCACGCAGACCGCGGGCGGCTCGAACCCGGCACCCGTGCTGGACAACTCGGTCACCACTGGCTCGCGCACGGGCCTGATCGTCGCGACGATGGAACTCCCGGCGGGCTCCTCGAAGGTCATCCCCGACATGACGATGGGCTGGGCGAGCGCTCCGACGTCGATCAAGTCGGCGTCGATGGTGCTGCGCGGTGCTCCCGAGGAGGGCATCGGCGTCCCGGTGAAGCGCGGCAACGGTGCGGCTGCCAAGCTCTCGTTCCTGAACGGCGCGGGCGTGCGCAAGGCTCCGACTCGGGCGGCCATCTGGCTTCCCGGGTTCGCTGACGTCGAGCAGCTGCTCGCCACCCCGGGCGCGACGATGGCGCACCGCGGAGGGTCGGCGAACTGGCCGGAGTTCTCCGAGGTGGCCTACGACCGCTCGGTGTTCCGCGACTATGGTCTGCTCGAGTTCTCGTGCGGGTGGACGAGCGACCTCGTGCCCTTCGGCCTCGGGGATCAGTACCTCGACAGCGCGGCAGGCGTGACGGGCAGCATCGATCCGAACACGCTCACCTGGGCGCAGATCGCCTCGACCTACCAGAACAAGCTCCGGCCGATCCAGAGCGGCGTCTTCCAGCCGTTCTACCGCCTCGAGCAGTTCCTGGAGAAGTACACCCCGCACCACGTCGTCGCCGTCGACCCGAAGTTCGGGTGGAACACCCCGGCGAAGTACAACGCGATGCTGGACATCTGCGACGCGCATGGCGGCCCGGACAAGATCGTGATCAAGTTCGACTCTCCGGTGAACCTCCACGGCCTGATCGACGCTGCGCACCTGCGCGGCTACATCGGCATGAACTACTGGGGCACGGAGCCTGAGAAGCTCACTCCGACGTACGGCACCGACCGCTGGGATCTGATCGGCATCCGCTACGACGCCGTGCAGTCGACGTACGACGCGGCGATCGCGATCGGCAAGCCGGTGTGGGCCGCGGTCATCCCGACGCAGGCCGGGTACGACCTGGCAGCGACGCAGGGTGCCGACCTCATGATGTGCTCGAACGTCGCGGGCATCGCACCTGTATCCTGACCTCGAGGAGAGGACTCACATGCTCGAGCTCTGTGACTGGCCGATCGACTACGCGGGATGCGGCGCGACGCCCGGCGATCCCACGGCGAACCCGCCGAAGCCTCCGTCGACGGGAGTTGCACTCCTCGATGACATGACGCCGGAGCAGCGCGCGATCTGGGAGCGCATGGCCAGCGAGTTCCTCTGGAACTGGACGAACCGCGTCTTCGGGACGTGCCCGGTGGCGCTGCGTCCGTGCACCTCGAACTGCGGGAGCTGGGAGAAGTACCGCTCGAGCTTCTGGGGACGCGGGCCGTTCCCGTGGCAGGGCAGCTGGGACGGCGGCTCCTGGGTGCCGGTGCTGATCGGTGGCCAGTGGTACAACATGACCTGCGGCTGCGTCTCCTCGTGCAAGTGCTCGATCGAGGGTCCCGCCTCGCTCGCACTGCCGGGTCCGGTGGCGACCGTGCTGCAGGTGAAGGTCGACGGCGTGACGCTCCCTTCGAGCAGCTACCGCGTGATGTACAAGCGCTTCCTCGTGCGCACCGACGGCGGCGTGTGGCCGGCGTGCCAGGATCTGCTGGCGGACCCCGATCAGCCTCCCTCGGACACGAACGGCTCCTCGTTCGAGGTGATCTACAACCGCGGCATCGAGGTGCCGATCGGAGGACAGCTCGCGGCGGGCATGCTGGCGGCAGAGTTCGCGAAGGCGGGCTGCAACGACCGCTCGTGCCAGCTCCCGCGGCGCATCAAGACGATCGTGCGCCAGGAAGTTACCGTCGACCTGATGGACAGCTTCGACTCGATCAAGGAGGGCGGCACGGGTATCTGGATCATCGACAGCTGGGTGCAGAGCGTCGTGGCTCCTCGGCCGTTCGCCTCGGTCCGCTCGGTCGATGTGAAGCCGAAGGTGAGCACTCATGGCTGGTAGCCCGCTTCCGTGGCCGACCCCGATCCAGCACTCGATCTCCGAGGCGATGGACTGGGTCGGATCCGCGCTCTGGGACATCGTCGAGCAGGCGAAGAACGCTCTCGTGCCGACGCCGCAGCGTGTGATCCACATCACGCCTGGTCGGCAGGTGCCGTGGGACCCGGAAGCAGCGTGCGGCATCGTCGGTGGCCGCGTGCTGACGATGACGCCGATCACCGGCCCGAAGGGTTCGACGAACCTGCCCTGCGGCGTGGTGGAGTACGTGGCCACGGTCGGCATCCAGGTGGCGCGCTGCATCGCGACGGTGAACGACTCCCTGCAGGCTCCGACCGCGCAGGAGATCGACATGGACGGGCTGCAGATGACCCGCGACATGGCGAACCTGCTGCAGGTCATCCAGTGCCACTCGGCCGTGCGCACGATCGGCGCGTGGAACCCGTACGGTGCGATGGGTGGCATGGCCGGCGGGGAGTGGACCTTCCAGCTGCGGATCCCGGTGTGCCCGTGCGGTCCGTCGATGAACCCGACCGGGGTTCAGACCTCCTCGGTGGACGGACTCTCCGCCTGACGATTGGTGTGCTACACTCGTAACACGGAAGGAAGGGCCTTCCAGAATGAGGTATCACACAAATGAACGCATACACCGTCGACAATTCGCGCGCTGCGTGGGAAATCCGCAAGAATGCGATCGCGCTGGAATCACGCAGAGCTGGGGACGTCGCGCCGGGCGATCACGTTCGATTCAACAACGCTCATGTCCGCGTGGTTCGGGACGTCGTCGCTGAAAACGGCAAGGTCAAGATTTTCGTGCACGACAGCAACGGAATGTGGTGGCTCGACGCCGATCACATGCTGGACATCGTGGCGGAGTCCGTGCCGGTCGGGGTCGGCTGGGTTCGCTGAGAATCACACTGAGCCCGTCACGGTACGCCGTGGCGGGCTTTTTCACGTCCTCACCGGTGTGCTACAGTGGTAACACGAGCTGGGAAGGGCCCAGCTCAGAACGGAGCATCACATGAACACCGCAACACGTAGCACGGACGTCGACCGCCTTCACGGCGAGCTGAGCGAAGAGCTGTCGATCTTCGCAGTTCGTGAGAACGCCGGGACGTTCATTTGGCACGGCTGGGGCCACACGCCGCAGGGCATCGGCGGGATCGCATTCGCCTGTGGCACGGAATTCCCGGTGGAGGCCGAGTCGCCGAAGCGCTTCAAGCGCATCTACAAGACGTGCCCGGATTGCTTGCGAGCACTCGATGACATGGCCGACGCGATCCGGCAAGCCAACGCTCGAATCGAGGCGGCGGCGGAATCACGGCCGGCGCGCGTCACGCGGGTGAAGTAAGGATCACACCAGTGAGGGCTCCTCGTTCGCGAGGGGCCCTCATTTTGCGTGATGCACTCGTACCACGTCCCCATGCCTGCGAGCACGCGTACGGAGCGCACAGCGCATCCTGCAGGGTCTGACGCAGATCACGCTGACGCTACCCATGCCCTCGCTCGTAGACTGATCCCAGGATCGTGATTCATTCCTTTCCTCTTTCCTCCTCTCCCTCCCCCGTAGGGGAGGGAGGAGGAGAGGAATAGAGGAATTAGGGAAAGAGGAATCGTGGGCGGCGCGCACATCAAGATCAACTCCTCGAGGTGGGATCGCATTGTCACGCGCGCGATCGGCGCATCGACGGACCGCGCGGTCACGCGACAGAAGGGCAAGCTGCGCGACGAGGTCTACCGCGCGGGGCGCGTGCAGTCCGGCCGCATGGCGAACGAGTGGGAGCACACCGAGATCCCGGCGCTCACTCCGCGCGGGAAGCGCTACGCGATCTGGTCGCCCTTCGAGTACACCAAGTACCAGAACGACGGCACCCGGGGATCGAAGCCGATCCCGCCGAGGAAGGCCCTTCGGATCCCCGTCGGCGGCGGTGCGATCTTCCGCACGAAGTCCGGCCCGATCACCGCGGCGCGCTTCATGCAGCGGGCGTCCGGCTCGATGACTGTGAGCGACTGGTTGTAGCTCAGGTAGCGTAGTACGCTACGTCGCATGGAACTCATCGAAATCGAAGCCAAGGCCGCCGAGCTCATCCCGATCAAGCTCGTGGGCGTGCAGTACCTCATCAACCCGCCCAAGACCTCGCTGACGATGGATATGGCTGACACCATGGGCAGCTTCACGGCGAAGAAGCTCGACGAGAACGCGTCGGACGCCGAGAAGCAGCAGGCCATGAAGGAGAGCCGCAAGGCCTCGAAGAAGACCCGCGAGGCGCTGAACACGTGGATGCTCCAGGCGTTTGGTGCGGACGGCTTCCAGGAGATCCAGAAGCGCCTGAAGGACCCGCTCGACAAGCTCGACATCGAGCACGTCATGGAGCTGATGAACGCCGTCGCGGAGGCGAAGACGGGAAACCCTACTACGTGATCTACCGCTACGGCCAGATCGCCCTCGAGAACTGGGCTGATCTGGACGGCTATGCGGTAGGTCACAACATGCCTGACCTCCGGTCCCTCCCGCTCGAGCGCTTCTGCAACTGGATGTGGTGGATGCTCACCAAGAACGCGAAGAACGAGCAGGAGAAGGAGAAGCTGCGCGCGAAGATCTGGCGACCGCCTCCCGAGCAGCTGAAGAAGTCGGTTCCGATCGACAAGAGGTCGCCGTGGAGCGCGGAGAACGAGATGAAGGCGTTCGGCGCTCTGAAAATGCAGCTGATGCCCAGCGCCCCGCCGAAGCCGAGCGCCACGCCGGAGGCTGTGTCGTAATACACTGACGGGGAGAGCCGTGATGACGACCCGCTCTCCTCGTCTATGATCCGCTCGCTGGCCTTGGGCCGGAGCCTCCCGCGATAGGAGGCTTCACCCATGTCCATGGGCGGATCAGTCGGCGACGCGTATATCGAGATCGGTGCTGAGGACGACACCACCGCCGACCTCGCGAAGATCAGCAAGAAGCTGGTCTCCACGCTCGCCGCCGCTAGCGATCGCGCCGGGCGCGAGATGCAGAAGCGCTTCGCGGACTCCGCCGACAAGGCGGGCGACTCGATGGTGCGGCATCTGCAGGATGACTTCCAGCGGATCCAGCACGACATCGACAAGCTCACCGAAGACCAGATCATCAAGATGGAGGCCGAGCTTCACTCGACGGCCGCCCGAGCGGAGCTGCTCTGGCTCGCTCGAGATCGTGTGGTCGACCTCTGGGTGAACATCAAGGGCAACGCGGCCGCGGAGCTGACGGCGATCGCGAAGGGCCTCTCAGGCGTCTCGACGATCACCGCCTGGAAGGACGCGCTGATCGGCATGGCGTCCTCGATGCCGCAGCTGATCACCCGGTTCGCCGCCCTCGGGGGAGCGATCGCGGCCATCGTCGCGCCGATCATGAACGCGATGTCGGCGATCGCGCCGCTCGCATCCTCCCTCGGTCAGATCTTCCCGCTGATCCTCGCGGGCCCTGCGGTGTTCTCGGCGTTCGCCGCGCAGATCGCTGTCGTCGCCATGGCCTTCTCCGGACTCGCGGACGCGGTGGGCCCTGCCGGCCAGCGCGCGAGCGAGGTCATGACCCAGCTCGGCGACCGGTTCAAGGACCTGCAGAACGTCGTCCAGGAGAACTTCTGGGCGAACTTCATCGACGGCTTCGAGCGGGTCACGGGCGCGCTCATGCCGCAGCTGGAGTCGGGCCTGTCGAGCCTCGCCAGCGTGATGGGTAGTGCCTTCTCGGGCGTCGCCGACGCGATCGCCGCGCAGCTGGGTGACAGCGGCCTGGACACCTTCTTCCAGAACGTCTCGCAGGGCGTGACGAACGCGGCACCGGGTCTCGCGGCCTTCGCTGCAGCGTTCACCCGGATCATGGAGCAGGGCGCGACGCTGCTGCCCGCCTTCGGTGACTGGATCACGAAGATCGGCAACCAGTTCAACAACTGGGCGCAGAACGCGGACATCGCCGGTCTCATCGAGAACGCCGCCGTGCAGATGGGTCACCTCTGGAACGTGGCGAAGGAGCTGTGGGGCGTCCTCTCGGGCATCTTCACCGCGATGGACATCGGCAAGTCGACAGGCCTCGAGTCGCTGGCGGCCACGCTCGGCAAGATCAGCGACATCGTGAACGGCGCGAGCTTCCAGAGCGCGATGTACGTGGTCTTCGCGGGCGCGGCCGAGGGTGCCTCCCGCCTCTCGGATGCGCTCATCCCGATCGGTGAGTCGCTCGAGCGGCTCGCACCGCTGATCAGCAATGCCCTCTCCCAGCTGGCTGGAGGGGCCGCTGACGCGCTCATCGGCATCTTCGACGCCCTGGCCCAGCCCATCGCTATGGACGGCCTCCAGGCTGCCATCGACGGTCTCTCCGGCCTGATGACGAACATCGACTGGGGAGCGGCTGGCGTCGCCGTTGGCGCGATCGGCTCGGCGATCGGCACGCTCGCCCCGCTCGTGACGAACCTGGTGAACGCGCTGCTCCCGCTCGTCGGCCCGATCGTGGACGGCCTCGCGGGCGTCGGCGCGGTGCTGATGACGCTGCTCACCCCGGTCGTGCAGCTGATCGGTCCGCTCATCGCGACCGAGGGCGCGGTCATGGCGATCGTCGGAGCCTTCGTGCTCTGGAAGGGCATCTCGGCGATCATCACCGGCGTGCAGGCCGCGATGCTGGCGTACCGAGGGATCATGATCGGCGTCACCGCGGCGCAGACGGGCATGACCGTCGCGCAGAACGCGGGCAAGGCCTCGATGATCGGCTTCGCGGCCACCACGATCGCGCAGGGCGTCGCCGCTGCAGCGAGCTGGGTCGCGAGCATGGTCCGCATGGGCGCTGCAGCTGTCGCTCAGGCCGCGGTGGCCGCCGGTGCGTGGCTGGCGCAGACCGCTCGGGTGCTCTCGTACGTGGTCGTGAACGGCACCGCGCTGGCGCTGTCCTGGATCGGCAACATGGTGAAGATGGGCGCGGCCGCTGTCGCGCAGGCAGCCGTCGCCGCGGGAGCGTGGATCGCGGGCGTCGCGCGCACGGTCGCCGCGCTCGCGGTGCAGGCGGCAGCGTTCGTCGCGCAGAAGGCTGTGATGGTCGGCATGCAGGTCGCCACGGCGGCCGCGACGGCTGCGCAGTGGCTCTTCAACGCCGCTCTCTCGGCGAACCCGATCGGCATCATCATCACCCTGATCGCGGCGCTCGTCGCCGGTCTCGTGTGGTTCTTCACGCAGACCCAGCTCGGCCAGGAGATCTGGTCGAACTTCATGACGTGGCTGCAGGAGGCGTGGACGAACATCTCCACGTTCTTCTCGGAGTTGTGGACGAACATCACCACCTTCTTCTCCGAGGCGATCAACAACATCGTCTCCTTCGTCACGGACAACTGGGGCCTCCTCCTCTCCCTCCTCATCGGCCCGATCGGTCTCGCGATCCAGTGGATCACCGAGAACTGGGACGGCATCATGAAGTGGCTCAACGAGGTCATCACCGGCTTCGTCAGCTGGTGGAACGACACGTGGACCGCGGTCGGGCAGTTCATCTCGGACGTGTGGACGAACATCGTCACGTGGGTCACCGACACGTGGAACGGCTTCATTTCCTGGATAACCGGGATCATCAACACCTTCGTGTCGAACTGGAACCGGACCTGGACGGCCGTCGGCCAGTTCATCTCGGATGCCTGGAACCGGCTCGTCGCGACGGTGCGCGCGGTCTGGAACCAGTGGATCTCCTGGATCAACGCGGTGATCGCGACCTTCGTCGCCTTCTGGAACCGGACGTGGACCAACGTCGGAAACTTCATCCGCGACGCGTGGAACAACATCGTGGACGCGGTAACTTCGGCATGGAACCGCTTCTGGGCGACCCTCAGCGCGGGCATCGCGGTCTTCGTGGCGTACTGGAACCAGACGTGGTCGAACGTCGGCTCCTTCATCTCGGACATCTGGAACAACATCGTCAGCTGGGTCACGAGCGCGTGGAACCGGCTGAGCGGCCAGGTGCAGGCGGGCCTCAACGGATTCATCGGCTTCTGGTCGAGCATCTGGAACAACGTCTCGAACACGGTCCAGAACGTCTGGAACAACGTGATGAGCTTCATCGGCGGCATCCCGGGACGCATCATGGGCGTCTTCTCGGGTGCCGGCAGCTGGCTCGTCGGCATTGGCCGCGACGTGATCAACGGTCTCTTCAACGGTATCCGCGGCATGTGGGACAACATGATGGGCTGGATCAACAACGCGGTCGGTGGCCTCATCGACACCGTCGGTGGTCTGCTCGGCATCGCGTCGCCCTCGAAGGTCTTCCGCCGGATGGGTGAGTACGTCACCGAGGGCTTCCTTGACGGCATCTCGCAGCTCGGGAAGCTCGCGGACAAGTCCCTCGAGGTGTCCATGCGCGGCGTGGTCGGCACGGCGGACGAGAGCCTCCGCAGCATCACGCCGGCCACGAGCGACAACGGCGGCAACACCACGAACACCACGACGATCGACCGCTCTCGGAACTTCAGCGATGGCGCGTTCGTCATCCCCAACGCGGACCCGTACGCTGTGGCTCGGGAGGTCGCGAACGCGGCCGCAGAAGATTCGGAGCTGGCAGCATGACGTACGAGGGCTACGTAGCATTCGGCGGCAACGAGGTCGTGAACAACGAGCGCGCCCGAGGCTATGCGCAGACGGCTGAGTGCCCGATGTTCTGGCTGAAGGACGACCCGGACCAGGGCCTCGCGCCCGCGCTCGGGGACATCCCCTACGTCTACAGCGACATCACGGCGTCGCCCTGGTACGACTCCACGATCGACGAGATCAGCCGCCGCTTCTTCGGCGTCTACGGCCTCGAGGTCCGAGGGGTCGAGGACTCCACGCGCACGGCGACGGTGACCGAGTCGATCGACGACGGCGGTGTCATCGGCCGCCCTCGCTCGAGCACGCGCAACGTGACGGTGCGAGCCCTGCTCCTCGGCAAGGGCCGCGACGCGATCGAGTACGGCATGAGCTGGATGGCGATGCAGCTGGACGCCGACGCGTGCGGCCAGGTCTCTCGGGACTGCGGCGTCGCGACGATGGACGTCTTCTCCACGGCTCCGCCCGTGCGCGGTGAGGTCCCGGACATCTCGGACTGGCAGATCACCCGCCGGAACCTGCTGACGAATCCTCGCATCATCAGCAGCAACACGGGCTGGACGTCGGCGTACTCCTCGAGCGCGACAGCGTCGGGCATGCAGGTGGTCATGGCCGGCGGCCTGGCACCCGAGACGATCATGATGTCCTCCGCTGCGATCGCGACGACTCCCGGCGAGAACCGCTCGGTCGGCATCACGATCGAGGTGCCCGCGGGCTTCCCGGCGATGACGTTCAGCGTGGTCGCCTTCGCTGAGGGACCCGAGGTCATCCTCAGCCGCTCCGGCTCTGTGACGATCCAGCCTGGCGAGAGCCGCTACCTCCCGGCCAGTGCGCCGCGCTCGGCTCCCTCGGGCACGACGGCCGTGCGCCTGCAGGTGCGCGTCGGCGGCACCGAGCCGTCGCCGCTGCTTTCCCGCTTCTACGCGCGCGAGGCGATCATGGCCGACCAGCGCGACCCGGGCGCGTTCTTCAGCGGCGCGACGCCGAACACCGAGACCGAGCGCTTCACCTGGACCGGCACCGCAAACGCGTCGACCACGACCGAGGAGCGCAAGCTCCCGATCCTCCGGCCGCGGACGGACGCCGAGTACGGCGAGCTCGTCGACTACGCCCGGCGCTTCATGCGCAACTCCGCGGTGATCAGCGGCCCGCTCAAGCTCACCGAGCAGGCCTCGGGAGACTTCTGGGCCTACGAGGTGCAGTTCGTGCTGGCCGGCGGGCCGTCGATCCTCGGTGTGACGAAGTCGATCGCGCTGTCTCCGTCGACGCCGACCGTGGTGCAGGACATCGTCTACAACCTGATCCCGTACACGAACGCCGTCCTCGGCTCGGGCAGCATCGTGATCGCGACGAACCTCGCGCAGAACCCGAGCGTGGAGACGAACGCGACGGGCTGGTCGATCTCGAACAGCGTCATCTCCGGCTCGTCGCCGACGGCGTTCCTCACGGGCGCGCGCAGCACCGACGTGGCGGCGATCGGAACCGCGAGCTTCCGCGTGCGACTGCTCGGCGACAACGGCGCGACGGTGGTCTCCGCCTCGGTCTGCGACATGATCGGATACCAGGACGTGCCGATCCCGGCAGGCGTCGGTCGTCGCGTGTCTCTCAGCCTCTGGGGCGCGGTCTTCGCCAGCGCTGGTGCGACGCCGAACACTGCTCTGCAGAGCCTCAACGCGCGCTACCTGTTCCTGAACAACGGGGCCGCGGTCGGCGGCACGACGGTCTTCGGAACCACGCCGACCGACGAGTTCGGCGGCAAGGTGCACTCGCTGATCGGCCTGACCGTGCCTGACTCCGCGACCCACATTCGAGTGAGCCTGGCTGCTCGAGTGACCTGGACGTCGTCCGCCGCAGCTGGCCAGAACAGTGACATCCGTCTGTACGGGGACGCGCTGATGGTGAGTGTGCCGTGATCATCGACTCGAACGTGAAGGAGGGCTGACATGACCTGGATCGGCGCTGTAAGCATCGGCACCGGCGGAACGATGATCATCGATGACGATGGCACGAACATCCGCTACTACCTCGACCAGAAGGACGGGGCGACGAACATCGGCTCGCCCGGTGTCGACTGGTCGATCAACGTCAACGGCACGACCTACGCCGGGAAGTTCACGTGGGCCTCCGGCGGCGGCACGCGTCTCATCGCCGGACCGATCGGCGTCTCGACGAACCAGGTCACCTCGTTCGCGATCGCGAGCACCGGCACGCAGGGCTTCGGCTCGGGCGGCACGGTCTACGGCACGATCAACCGCTCTACGACCCCGAACGCGCCGACTCCGGTCACGTACTCGAGCGTCACCGATACCTCGATGCGCCTGGCGTGGACGCTGGCCGGCAACGGTGGTGCGGCGATCGACCAGGTCCTGCTGCGCCGCTCGCTGACCTCGGACTTCGCCAGCTACGTCGACTACCCGCTGTCGGCGAACGCGACCTCGTACACGGCCACCGGCCTGACGAAGAACACCCGGTACTACTGGCGCGTCTTCGCGCACAACATCAACGGCTTCTCGCCGCCCAGCGGCACGACCTCGCAGGTGACGGCAGACGCCCCGGCAGCTCCGGGCACTCCGACGGCGACGAACGTCACCGCGGTGTCGATGCGCCTGACCTGGGCGCTTCCTTCGGACAACGGCGGCATGGCGCTGACCGGTGTGAAGCTCCGTCGCGCGCGCAACAGCGCCTTCACCACCGACGTGGAGGACTTCGATCTCGCGGCGAACGCGACGGCTCTGACGGTCACGGATCTCATCCCGGACACAACGTACTACTGGCGCGTGTTCGTGAAGAACGCCGCCGGCTTCAGCCCGTCGTCCGGCATCCGCACGCAGGCTACGCCGGCGACGGGTGCGCCTGGTCTCGACGTCACGGCGTCGGCGACCTCCTCGGTCGCGCGCTTCACGCCTCCGGGCGGCCTGTCCGGCGTCTCGCAGTACGACCTCGAGCGGCGGCAGATCGGTGGTGGCGGCCTCGTCAACCAGCAGTCGACCTCGGGCACCTCGATCACCTCGACGGGACTGACGGCCGGCACTCGCTACGAGTACCGTGCGCGTGCGCGCTGGAACGGCGGCGGCGGGTACATCTACTACTCCCCGTGGACGGACTGGAGCGGTACTCCCGCGGCTCCTGGCTCGCTGACGGCCACCGGCACGGGCCCTGACTCGGTCCGTCTGAACTGGACCACGCCGTCGAACGGTGGCCTGGCGCTCAACGCGATCATCGTCGAGCGTTCCACGTCCGCGAGCTTCACCTCGGTGGCGACGACCACCCTGGCGGCGAACGCGACGAGCCTCGCTGTCACAGGTCTGAACCCGAACACGACCTACTACTGGCGGGTCTACGCGCGGAACGAGCAGGGTCTTAGCCCGGCGGCGACGACCAGCTGGAAGACCTTCCCCGAGACGTCCCCGGGCTTCAGCATCACGCGCACGGAGACGTCGTCGACCGCGGTGCTGACGCCCCCGACGGGCGGCTCTGCGCCGACGAAGTACACCCTCGAGCGCCGCGTTGTCGGCTCCTCGACCATCTCGAGCACGGACTCGGCGACGAGCCCGATCGTGTACAACGGCCTCGAGTCGGACTTCCGCTACGAGTGGCGCGCATCGGCCTGGTACGGCACCTACCAGACGCCCTGGTCGGGCTGGCTGTCGACTCCCGGGTCTCCGACGACTCCGTCGGTCACCGAGCTAACGCCGACCTCGCTGAAGCTGAGCTGGTCGCTCTCGACGAGCAACGGCGGCCGCACGCCGACCGCGGTGAAGCTGCGCCGGTCGACGGACCCGTCCTTCGCGACGTACACCGAGACGGTGCTCGCGGCGACCGCGACATCGGCATCGGTCACCGGCCTGACGGCGGCGACGACCTACTACTGGCGCGTCGTGCAGACGAACGCGGTCGGCGACAGCGTGCCCAGCGGCACTCGCACGCAGACGACGCTGGCGGCGACTCCTCCGGGCCTGACGGTCACGGCGGCCGTGGCCGGCACGACCTCGAGCGCGGCGATGACCCCTCCGGGCGGCTTCTCCGGCGTGACGAAGTACACGCTGCAGCGTCGCGTGGCCGGCACCTCCTCGGTGACGACCCTGGAGGCGGCGAGCAGCCCGATCACCTCGAGCGGACTGCAGCCAGGCACGCGGTACGAGTACCGGGCCTCGGCCTGGTTCGGTGACTACCAGTCGCCGTGGACGAGCTGGGTGGCGCTGACGCAGCCGAACCCGAACACGGACCCGGGCGCGTACTTCGATGGCAACACGCAGAACTCCAGTTCGGTGTCGTACACCTGGACGGGCACGGCGAACAACTCCAGTACGGTGGCGACGGCCGTCACTCCGACGGGCTGGGCGGTCTTCGAGCGCGCCGCGGCGTCGTGTGGCGGCACCGGAGCGGTGTTCCGCGCGGTCGGCGGTGCGTCGGGCGGCACGTCCGCTCGAGCGGTGTTCTTCACGGACGCGACGAACGCGGGCCTGCAGTTCGGCACTTCGGACCAGGTCGCCGATGCGCGCGCCGTGGTCGGCGAGGACGCGCCGTACGTCGGCTCGATCTACGTGATGCTCAGCAAGTCGCAGCGCGTGCGTGCGGTGATCCGGTGGATGACGGCCGGCGGCACGTACATCTCCGCGTCCACCGGTGACGCGGTCGTCGTGCCGGCGGGCGTGTGGACGCGCCTGTCGACGGGTGTGCGCACGTCCCCGATCGGTGCGCGCCGCGCGTCGGTCGTCGTGCAGGACGTCACAGGCACGGGCCACTCGCTGTGGCTCGGTGGCGACTGGGTTCAGGCGGACGCCGCGATGCTCACGCTGCAGACGCTGTTCCCCTACTTCGACGGTGACGACGCCCGCGACAACGCGCAGTACGACTACTCCTGGGTCGGCACGCCGAACGCCAGCGAGTCCACGCGAGCGCCCGCGGTACAGCGCTACGTCGACCCGCTCGCGGACCCGAACTGCCCTCCTCCGCCTCAGCCTCCCGCGGCACCGACGATCCAGGACGACTGCATCGTGCCGGTGGGCACCTGGCGTCGGTACTGGGCGCAGATCCCGGCGACGGAGATCAGCGACCACCTGCAGATGATCCCGACGATCTACGTGTCGACAGCATCCGCCGCGGCGCAGCAGGTGCGCGTGCGCATCTACGAGAACCCGAACCAGATCACTCCCGAGGAGTTTGACGACTCGAGCTGGATGAGCGAGCAGATCATCAGCTACCTGCCCGCGCGCACCCGTCTCACGCTCGAGGGTGTGGACCGACGGGCGTATGCTGCGGTGAACGGAGCGGACGACATCGCGGCCGACAAGCTGCTGTACGGCACCGACGGCGCTCCCGCGAGCTGGGCAATGCTCGGGTGCGGTATCGCCTACCTGCTCAGCTTCGATGTTCCTCTGGACGCTCCGACGGGCAACGTGTCGGTCGAGATCGACCTGACCCGAAAGGTGATGTGATGCAGGGAGTCTACGGAGAGCAGTGCATCAGCCGGCACTCGGTGATGATCCACGACCGCGGCGGCAAGCGCCGCATCGATGCGCTGGTCGATGTGACTCTCGTGCGCTGGGGCCGGACCCTCTCGGGGTCGGTGATCAGCGAGATCCGGATCACCGGGAAGAAGGCGTGCCGCGAGCAGCTGGACAAGCTCGTGCGCATCAAGGCGCGGCGGCACGAGGTCGTCATCTTCCGAGGGCTAGAGCGCGTATTCGAGGGCCCCATCCTCCGAGTGAAGTGGCTCTCCAACGGCGTGGTGATCCTGGCGAAGGACGTCACCGAGTACCTGGCCGGCACGTCGCTCTCGAAGCACTGGCCCGGCCCGAAGCTCGGCGGCCCGAAGCTGATGACCACGCGCGTGCAGCAGATCATCACCCACGAGCTCACGACGCCGTACACCATGCGGACCGGGACCACGGAGAACCCGACGCTCGTGACGGTGAAGCGCTGGGAGCAGATGGATCCGCCGATCAACGTGCTGCCTCACCTCGAGGTGCGCCCGTCGGCCACCCTCGAGACGACGGCGAACACGCAGGCCTTCGAGATGAGCGTGCTGGACGAGCTGTACGATCGCGCGCAGAGCTCGCTGAACTACACGACCATCGGTCGGAAGATCGTGATCTGGGACACCGACGAGCTGTTCGGCAAGACGCGCAAGCTCACCGATGCGGACTTCTACGGCGAGATCGAGGTGTACGAGGACGGCTCGGAGTTCTCGAGCATCAACCACCTGTCCGCGCAGCGCGACGACGAGGTGATCGTCACGGACCCGGGCGTCACGCAGGGTGTCGGTCACGCCGGCAGTGAGGACCCGTACTTCGGCGTCTGGGAGTACATCCAGTCGTCCTCGAGCGAGGAGGGCTCTGAGGCTCCGACCCAGGCCGAGCTCAACAGCCAGGCTCGCCGCATCGACCGCACCCGCCGCCGGCTGCCTCTGGTCATGGCGATCCCGGGATCCTCAGGCATTCGCCTCTCGGACGACCTGACGATCATGCAGCTGATCCCGGGCGTCGTGATGCCGGTCTCCGCGATCTTCAACCTCCGGGAGGTGACCCAGGACCAGATTCTCACCGACGTGATGGTGGAGGAGACGTCCCTGGGTGAGACAATCCAGGTGGGCCTGTCGCCGTCAGGCCCTCTGACGGAGGCGGCATGAGTCTCAACGCTGATGTGAAGCAGCGGGTCCGGGTAGAGAAGCGCCTGCAGAGTCTCGAGCGTGCCGCGGCGCGCAACGGCCGCTTCGTCCTGCCGGACCGGCTGAAGGGCGTGCTGTCCCGGACCCTCGACGCGAACGAGATGCAGGGGTCGGGCTGGTTTTGGCTGACGACGAATGGCGGGAACTCGCCGGACATCACGCAGAACTACATCATCGAGCAGTACGAGCTCGACTCGACGACGCGCTACCAGCAGGCCTGGCGCATCGGATCGCCGCCGAACTTCATCTTCGCCGAGCGCTGGACGCGCACGCGCACGGGCAACGGCGGCTGGACGGCGTGGAAGCTGCTCAGCTACCCGACCACGAGCTTCACACCGACGCTCACGGGCATGGCGCAGGGCAACGGGACCCTCTCGGGCACGTTCAGCGTCGCCGACGGCATCGTGACCGGCCGCATCATCTTCGTGCTGGGCTCCACCTCGGGCGTATCGAGCGATCTGCGCTTCAGCTACCCGCCTTTCCCGTACTCCGGCTCTACGATGAACGCAGGCTTCGGCCGATTGACCGACAGCTCGCAGGGAATCGCCGCTCAGGCGACGGTTCTGTGCAACTCGAGCTTCATCTACGCCCGTCCGCTCGCCGCGACGACGATCGACAGCACCACGCAGTACCTGAGGGAGCTCCAGGGCTCTGCGAGCATCCCGTTCGCGTGGGGAGCGGGCGACAGCATGGTTCTCGACTTCAGTTACCCCATCGTCTAGGAGGAAATCGTGTCATCCCAGGAAGTTCTGACCATCATCGCCAGCCTGAATGGCGGATTCAACGGGGAGGTGCTCGGAAAGCAGATCAACGTGGAGATTCTGTCGCCCACGGAGGCGATCTACACGCTGAAGTACTTCGAGAACAACCAGCCGACCGGCGAATCCGAGCGATATGCGCTCACACTCGTCGAATTACCCCCTCTGCCGGTGGATCCGAACGATCCGCTCGAGGGAAGCGCGTCCACAGGCGGCGGAGGCCTCCCGATCGAGCTCGAGGAGACCCAGCCGTTCGATTCGAACACCGAGGAGCCCTCATGAGCACCGATATTCCCGGCCACGACCAGATCAAGGAGGCTCTCCTCGCCGAGGGTGCTCCTCCGCACTTCATCCTGGACATCGGGAACAGCGATGACCTCGATGGAGACGGCCTGGTGAAGGTCTCGCTCGGCCTGGACGGCGAGCTCGTCTTCGAGGACGCCTGAGATGGCGTTCACATACCAGGGAGCGCACGTCGACCTCGGATTCGGCCGCGGGTGGCTGGATAAGGGCCCGGCAGCCTCGATCGGGCGCATTGACCGCGCTCTCGGGCATCCTCTGCAGATCACCGAGGCAGGACGCAACTGGGCGCAGCAGAACAAGCACTTCCAGCACTACCTGAAGTACGGCTACCCGATCGCGCTCGATCCGAACACCCCGAGCGAGCACCAGAAGGGCAAGTCGATCGACTCCGACGAGGCGCAGAAGCACCAGGCGCTGATGGAGGAGCACGGCTGGCGGCGCACGGTCTACCGCTGGGTCAACGGCGTCTGGACTCTCGTCGAGCGCTGGCACTACGAGTACTTCCCGCACCTCGACCTCCACATCAACGACAAGATCATCCCCACCTCGAAGGAGAACACCATGCCCGTCTCTGTCCGCACGCCGAACGGGAAGATCTACGCGATCGACACCGGCTCGATCATCCACTACTCGCGCCAGAGTCAGGCGACGGTCACGACCGACGTCAACGACCCGGGCCCCGGCACCGGTGAGACCCACAACCTCACCCTCACGCAGTTCGTCGACTACCTCGACGGCATGCTGATCCCCCGCAGCGTCCTCGACGGCTCGGGCAACGTGCTGAACCCGGAGTCGGGCAAGTACGAGGTTGGCGGTGCGTGGAGCTGGGAGCGCGTGAACAAGGCGGCCAACGACCGCATCGAGAAGCAGAACGCCGAGCTCGCGAAGAGCATCGCGGCGCAGAAGGCGCAGGCCGACCGCGTCGAGGCGCAGAACAAGGCGATCCAGTCTCAGCTGGCGCAGATCGCGGCGGCGCAGAAGTAGGACGCCACGCGCACACTTGAGAGGGTTCAGTCCACAAGACTGGACCCTCTCAGGTATCCTCGTAGACGAACATGCTGGCCAGGGGCCGGTGTTCCTCACGAGGGGAACATCGATGATCTTGGAGCAGCTGGTCCAGCTGGTGATCGCCACCACGTCCGCACACCTGGCGCAGGCCGTCGGCGAAGAGGGTGGGACCGGAAACGGCAACGGCACGCTGATCATCGACCTGCTGAACATGCAGTGGTGGCAGGCGCTCTTCGGCATCCTGGCGGGCCTCGGTCTGTCGCCGGCACCGTGGATCCTCGGTCTCGCGACGAACAAGATCCAGTTCACCGCGGCGGCGAATGCCGCGTACGCCGCGCGCGAGGCGGACCTGAAGGCCTATCACGCAGACGTGGTGAAGCGTCTCGAGCAGCGGTACTCTGACTTGGAAGAGACGAACGACAAGAACGTCGAAGCTCTGAATGCGCAGAAGGAACGTGCAGACAAGGCCACCTCGGCCGTCTTCGAGACAACGGAAGCTCTGCGGCAGGCCTCCCACGTCATTGACGAACTCCGCTTGGCCGCGCAGGGGGTGACTCCGAATGGTTCATGACGACTCGACCGGTCTGGGGCCGGAGGTCGTCGGACCCTGCCCAGAAGATCTTCGTCGTCAGGCCAATGAGCGCCTGGAGACGGCGGAACTCGACATCCAGCGCAGCGACGAGGCTGTGGAGGAGCTCAGTCGAACGCTGAGCGACTTCAAGGCGATGTGGGAGAAGAACGGGTTCGGAGAGGACCTGGTCAAGATTTTCAAGGCACCACTGAGGGGTAGCAGAGCATGATCATCGGGGAGAACTTGGTGGAGTTGGCACCGAGCGACTGGGCCATGGTGGCCTTCACGTTCGGAGTGCTGTGGTTCGTGCTGGACTACGGGATCTTCAACCCGTGGTGGCGCGCTCCGATCGGCTGGGTGGTGATGATCTACGGATTCAGCGTCCTGCTGCTGATGTTCCTCATCCTGTACGGCCTGGTGGCCGGCCAGAGGGTCGATGAGTGGGCACGACTGCCTGTGGGCGTGCTTCTGGTCGCTGGCATCCTCGGGAAGATCGTGATCTTGCACGTCGCGCGCCATGAGGGCCGAATCGAGCGCCGTAGGCTCCGTGCAGAGCGCCACGCGCGCCTCAGCGAGGTTCGGAACGCCGAAATGGTCGATCGAGAGCCTCCGGCATCGTTCCTGAGCGCCCAGAGCGCTCCGAAGACACTTCCGAGCGCCACACGGGCGTCGGAGAAGAGAAAGGTGAGGCAGATGATCATCAACAAGTACCTCGCCGGGCTCCTGACCGTGCTCGTGGTTGCTGTGACCGCGTTCCAGGCGGCGCTCAGCGACGGATTCACCACCACGGAGGCCTGGCAGCTCTCGGGACTCGTTCTGGGTGCGTTCGTGACCGTATTCGTGCCCCTCCTGCAGGGAAAGTGGGCTGCAGGGCTCAAGGTCGGCGGTGCGGTCCTCGGAGCAGCGATCGCAGCCATCGTTCCGTTCGCGACGGGTGGCTGGGACGCCTCCGCGGTCACTATCGTCGTGCTGGCCATCCTGAACACCCTGACGACGCAGATGGGCGTCGATGTGCGTATCGATTCGGCCAAGCAGGCCCTGGCAGACCCCTCGGTCTCCATCGAGGTGCCTCACAACGTCGATCCGGTCGCGATGAAGATCGCAGGGCCTCCGACGGAAGCGCCGGCACTCTCTCAGTGACGCTGCACAGGAGCCCGCCTCAGTCTTCGGACGGGGCGGGCTTCTGCGTGCGGTCGGGAGTCGTCTCGAGGAACAGACGGCGCTGATCCTCCCAGGAGTAGGCGGTCGCGGGCAGCACGAGAGCGTAGTCACTGCGCTTCGGCTCGGGATCTTCTCCCATGAGCGCGGCAGCGAGGTCGTTGAAGGCCTTCGTCACTTCTTCGACGATCGGGATGAAGGACTCGACCAGCGCTTCAGCGAACGCCTCCCAGCGCTCGACGATGCCGGGCATCTCCTGGAGAGCCATGATGAGCAGGGCCTCATCGAGAGCCTTCTGCTCGCGCCGAGCCTTGCGGATCGCGCGGCCTTCGTGCCGACGGGAGTGCGCGCGCTGGCTCATCGGGCTGCGCTCACGATCGCGGCGACGCGGGCATCATCGTGGATGATCGCGTGGTTGAACCCGACGTTCAGCGCGCTCTTGCGGTACTCCCAGCCGCGGTGCACCCAGGTGCAGTCCTCCTCGAGGCAGACGGTGTCGTAGACCGCGGAGGTGTGGGTGATCATCCGCTTCTCGATGTCGAACATCTTGCGCAGCTGCGCGGTGCTCTTCACGCGAGGCATCAGGCCACCGCCTCGGCAGAGCCGTCGTCGAGCCATGAGCCGATGATCGCCAGCTCGATGATCTCGGCCTGGCTGAGGCGCTCGTTCACGATGACGGCCGCGGCGTGCAGGACGCACTCGGGGCAAAGAGAGAGCCCTGCCACGGTGGAGAACGACGGGACGATCTCGTGGTCAGGGCTGAGGAAGTGGAGGGTGCAGTTCTGCTGCTCGGCGTAGTGGAGCTTGGCCTTCGATGCCGGCGACAGATCCTTCGCGTCGGTCTGGAGTGCGGCTGCCACGGCTTCGATCTCCTCTCGGACGATGGCCGCTCTTTCGCGGATCTCCGCGGGAATCGACGCGGTGTGCGTCACGGCGCTGGAGCTGTTCATGGTCATTGACATGGCGGTCCTCTTCTCGGATGAGCACACTAGGCGTCCGTGCTCGTCAGCGGATTCTACGCCGCCCTGCTCTCGATCGGGAAGCGTGCTACAATAGTATTACGGAAGGGCGAAGGGCGCAACTCCGGAAAGGACATCATGAGCGACGAGAAGGTGCAGTACCGGCACCAAGTCATCGAGAAGTGGGTCAGCGAGTTCCGACCCAGCCTGACCGACTCGAACATCAAGACCTTCCTCGAGGAGTTCGTGATCGAGTGGGAAGAGGCCGAGCAAGCTCAGATCTGCGACCACTGCGGAGATCCTCTCGACGGCACTGAGCCGGAGATGATCGACGAGCAAGACGGCACGCTCGCGCACAGCGAGTGCTTGGCCGAGGCGTACCGGGATCCGCGCGAGGATTCCGGCTACTGGAAGGAGGACTGATCGTGGCCACGAAGAAGCGGACCCAGGTCCTCACCGTCGCGCAGCAGCGCGCACGTCGTGAGTCGACGCAGTTCATCCTGGCCCGGACCTCGAAGGGCCGGCCGACGCTGATGCACGCGCTCGGCGAGCACTACGGCGACAAGACCGTGTGCGGCCTCGAGGTGACCGGCTGGTCGCGGGCGTACAAGTCGGAGCCGATCAAGGAGATCCTGTGCGTGAAGTGCGGGAAGAGCGTGGGTGCGTGATGGCTGTCAAATACCTCATCGTCCGTATCGACACTGACGAAGCTGACGTGCTGACTCTGCCTCGGATCCGCGAAGCAGTTCACGCCGAGCCGAAAGGCACCGCAGACCTCGTGCTGACGGAGAACCCGTGGGTTCCTCTGAGGATCCGCGGTCAGCGGGAGCAGGACTTTCAGGCGGTCGACGAGATCTTCACGAGGATCCTGAATCACGCTCGTGAGCAGATGAAGCTCACCAAGGAGGCTCGAGAGGCTCGGGCCCTCCGTCGGGAGGAGAAGCGTCGTCAGGCCCGTGAGGCGCACACCGGCAACGTGTTCACCACCGGCGTCGAGTACGGGGTCACCTACACGGACCCGGAGCGGCCGGTGACGATGACGACCGACTGGGAGAAGGCGCTCGAGTCGCAGAGGTTCTACAACCGCATCGGCGAGGGCAAGTACGTCTCGCGGATCCTCGAGCGCACGCCGGGTGTCGCACCAGGTCAGTGGTCGCCGGCATCGGGTCCTGACGGGGACGCGGATGGGGAGGATCCTGACGAGCCGGAGATTCCGGTGAAGCCGACGGCCTACTACCGCGCGTCGGACAACCCGTACGGCCACGGCACGATCGTCTTGCGCGAGCTGCTCGCTGACATCGGACCGGGCGTTCACGACATCACTCGCTGGAGCTATGACGGCGGCGCGCTGGTCATCGAGGCCCGAGAGATCGCAGCGCGAGACTCGATCCTCGAGCAGTACAGGAGGGCGACCGGCGGTGAGTGATCACATGGAGTTCGACCGGTACGGCATGCCGATCGTCTGGGACGTGAACCAGCTCGGAGAGATCGAGCAGATGAGCTTTCCGATGCGATGCATGCGGTGCCAGCACGTGCACGACACTGCGAAGGTCGAAGTCGTCCAGCGCTACGCTGACTGCACGGTGTGGAAGTGCCCGCGGTGTGGCGCGCATATTGACGACCGGCCGATCGGCTGGGGAGGAAGCGCGGAACCGCTCAGTGCGGGCCGCTGACGAGTGATGGTGATGGAGAGGAACTGACGTGGCCGGTGGCGCACAGAATGACGGCAACAAGCCGGGAGGCCCGATTGTATGGGTCATGAACGACGAGGACTTCGAGAACCTCATCGAGGCGATCCTCGTCGCTCAGAAGGTCGTGGTCGACCTCGAGACGACGGGCCTCGTGCCGTACGCGTGGACGGACGGTCCGCGCAACGGCGGCATCGCGGCGCGCGTGGCTCTGGCGTCGTACACCCTCCCGGATGCGACGCGTCCCGGCGGCGACGAGTGGGACGGCAAGGAGCCGACCACCTGGATCCTGCCGCTCTCCCACCCGGACAGCCCGTTCGTCGGCGTGTGGCGTCAGAAGTTCACCGAGACCCTGCAGGCGATGAAGCAGTCGCGTCGGCCGATCTCGAACGTGAACCTCAAGTTCGACGCGAAGTACTGGTGGTTCTCCTCCAAGATCGATCTCACGGATCAGCTCGCCTGGGACCCGCAGCTGTCGGGCCATCTGCTCGACGAGAACGAGCCGCGCAGGCTCAAGGAGCGCGCTCCCAAGGTCTTCGGGATCGAGCGCTGGGACGACGTGGAGTTCGACCAGCCGGGTGCCGCGGAGCGCGCGGATCTGTTCACCCTCGGGTTCTACGCCGCGCGGGACACGTACTGGACGTGGCGTCTGGAGATCCACGACCGGGCGCTGATGTACCTCGATCGCGACGAGGACTCGGACGACGAGCCGATGTTCCCGGACGAGATCCAGAACGCTCGTCTGGGCAAGCTGGCGACGTGGGTCACGATGCCGACGATGGCCGCGCTCACGCGCATGGAGTCCCGCGGGTTCGCGATCGACCGGGACTGGATCCACGCGAAGATCGAGGAGGACGAGGCGATCAAGGCGGAGGGTCTCGAGCTCTTCCGTCAGCGCACGAACATGCCGCACCGCGGGATGAGCATGGCTCCCACCTCTCTCTGGTTCATCGAGGCGATGAAGCACGCGGTCGAGGACGGGCTGATCAACGTGCAGGAGATCACCAAGGGCGGGAAGCCGTCGTGGGGCAAGAACGTGCTGGTCCGGCAGGAGCGTCTGTGGGACATCGCGAACCCGGGCCGCGAGTCGGAGAACTTCGCCGGTCAGATGCTCAAGACGAAGCAGGCCACGAAGCGCCTGGAGTTCCTGAAGAGCTGGCTGGTCTACGCCACGCGGGATGGGTTCATCCACGCGTCGTACAACATCGGCTCGGTGGTGACGGGACGTCTGTCCTCCTCGGAGCCGAACCTCCAGCAGGTCACGAAGAAACTCCGGCCGGCATACGTGCCTCGTCCGGGCTACGGGATCGCGGCGATCGACTACAGCCAGCTGGAGCTGCGCGTGGCGGCGTTCGTCTCTCGGAGCCCCACGATGATCCAGGCGTTCATCGACGGCAAGGACCTGCATCGCGAGCTGGCGGCGACGATCAACCACATCGCGCCGGACAAGGTCACCGATCTCCAGCGCACACAGGCGAAGGCCGGGAACTTCGGGCTCCTGTACCTGATGGGCGCGGCGGGCTTCCGGTCGTACGCGGAGAACGTCTACGGCGTCTCGCTGACGGAGGCGGAGGCCGTGGCGGTCTACCGCGCGTTCTTCAAGCAGTGGGAGGGCATGCACGAGTGGCACCAGCAGTCGATTGCTCGTCTGCACCGCGACGGCTACGTGACCAGCCCAATCGGCCGCGTGCGTCGTCTGCCGGACGTCCACTCGGGGATCGACAGCTTCGTCACGCGTGCCGAGCGCGCGGGCGTGAACGCTCCTGTGCAGGGCTTCGGCGCTGACTTGATGAACATGGCCACGGCGAGCATTATGGGGCTCCTGCCGGGCACCCAGCCCGTGCGCGGGGCGTTTCCGGTCAACACCGTGCACGACGAGGTCACGGTGGAGGTCGAACTCGCGCACTGGGAAGAGATCGTAGCGGAGTGCCAGGACCGCATGACGAATCTGAACCCGTGGCTGAAGAAGATGGGCTGCGAGCTGGACGTTCCGCTCAAGGCCGACGCGACAGTGGGGACCCGCTGGTCGCTCAACGACATCGGAGAGATGTGATGGACGCAGACGAGTACCAGCGACGCCTGGAAGAGATGCGACGCAAGCACGCCGCTCAGCGGGAAGCTATGGCGCGCCGTCACCAGGAGGAGAAGGTCGATCAGGCGGTCGACGAGGCACTGGAGACACAGACTCCGCTCGAGCTCTTGCTCCTGACGGACGTGGCCCTGTTCTTCTCGTTCTCGATCATCATCAAGCTGCTGAGAGACTTCCCACGGCCGGATGACAACAACTTGTAGCACGACCAGCTATCCTGAACGTAGACGTCGCAGATGAGCGCTGACAGCCTCGGAGCACGTCGCCAGACACCAAGACCAGAGGGGCAGGAAGGAGGAAAGAAGAAATGCAGTCACAGACACCCCAGGCGGGAGCCGGCGGAACAGCCAGCAGCACGAAGACGAAGCCGCATTCGGTCCGCACCACGGAGAGCCTCTGGCTCTCTGCGAAGCGCCGCGCCGACAGCGAGAACGTCACCATGGGATTCATGATCACGGAGATGATGGACGGCTATGCGCGCGGGTTCATGGACCTGCCCAAGAGCGCAGCACCCACCAGCACCGCGAAGCGCGAGCCGAAGCACTCGGTCCGCACGACCGATCAGCTGTGGGCCAGCGCCCAGCGCCGCGCACGCTCGGAAGGCATCACGATGAACGACGTCGTGGAAGGCATCCTGAGCGGCTACACCCGCGGATTGATGAACCTGCCCAAGGTGACGAAGACCTTCGTCGCCACCAAGCGCGCTGACTGACCGTCAGCCTCAACCACTGCCAGCGGACTCCGGGAGATGAGCCCGGCTCTGCGTCTCTTTCGGGGACGGACGAGCGCACACACAACGCGGAGGACCTGTCGTCCGCTGGCAGTCTCATTCAGATAGACGCATACACAGAAGCAGGGCCCCGTTGACGCGACGGGGCCCTGCTGTTGAGAAGAAGAGGATGGTGCCTCATGACACAGGATACAGGGAACACGCCGGCCAGCGTATCGGCGGCGTTGGAGGCGGTGAAGCGGGGGTACTCGCCGATCCCGATCTTCAGCCGGGACAAGAAGCCTGCGCTCGCGAACTGGACGAAAGGCGTCGGCACGGTCGACCCGGCGGAGGTCGCGCAGATCTTCACGGAGAGGGCCACGCAGGATCCGATCGCGGAGAACATCGGTCTGCTGCTGGGAGCCCCGTCAGGCGGTCTGATCGACGTCGACCTGGACCACCCCAAGACTCGGCGGCTGAAGGATCACTTTCTCCCGCGGACCGCGATGCGATCGGGACGCGCGGGCCGGCCAGGCTCGCACTACTGGTTCGTGGCGGAAGAGGGCACGCTGCAGGGCTACCGCAAGTACACGATGCCCAAGAAGCCGGACGGACGTCAGGGCGACGTGATCGTCGAGTACCGGTCCACCGGAGGCCAGTCGGTGATCCCGCCCAGCATCCACCCCTCGGGCGAGGACTACCGCTGGGAGGGTGACCCGTGGGGCGGCGAACGCGGCGCGCAGATCATCCACGGCCGCAAGCTCTCGGTGCAGGTGGCCACGCTCGCGCTGGCGACGGTGCTGCTGGATCAGTGGCCGACGCAGGGCAGCCGGCATGATGCGTATCTCGCTCTCGCCGGCGGCCTGCTCTGGTTCGGTGAGCGCAACGTCCACCCGTTCTGGGGCGACAACGGCGGGGCGAACACTCGGGTCCTGATCCGCGCGCTGGCGGAGGCGACTCTGGATGAGGACGGTCCGGACTCGCGTGAAGCAGAGGTCATGAAGACCACGCTGAACCGGATCTACGACGGCCGCATGACCGCCGGCTTCCCCAAGCTCGCGGAGATCATCGGCGACCGGCACGTGAAGCAGGCGCGGAGCCTGATCGCGGAGGTCGAGCAGCTGGCGGGCTACCAGTCGCGTCAGGCTCCGGAGATCGACCGCGACATGGACCATGAGCTTACGCTCACCGCGGCGGAGGTCTCTGAGCTTCCCATGGAGGAGCGCGATCCGCTGATGGAGCGGGTGGGCACGTGGCAGTCGGTGGACCTCGAGCCGTACCTCTCGGGAGCCATCAAGCCGGTGGACCCGGAGCTGTTGGAACGCTCGGACTCGACGCTGCAGGACCCCAAGTTCCTGATGTACCCGGGCCGCGTGAACATGCTCTACGGCTCCTCGGAGTCGGCGAAGAGCTGGATCGCGCTGTACCTGACCAAGGAGGTCATCCGGAACGGCCAGCGCGTGATGTACCTCGACCTGGAGGACGACCCGGTCAATACCCTGAGCCGTCTGCAGCTGCTCGGGCTGACGCGTGACGACTTCCAGGGCGGCATGTTCCGCTACATCCGGCCGGAGGACCCGCTGGCACCCATGCAGCGCAACCGCTGGGGCAAGGCGGAGGAGACCTCGGCCGGACGCGAGAACCAGGAGCTGTTTGAGCGGGAGCTGAATGAGCATGAGCCGTCGCTGATCGTGGCGGACGGTATGAGCGTGCTCTACGGTCTGCACGGGCTGAACACCAACGACACGGTGGACACGGACGTCATCACCGGCTGGATGAAGAAGCTCACCCGCGGCGGGAAGACGACGGTGGTCATCATCGACCACACCGGCAAGGGCTCTGAGCGCGGGTCCCTCCCCATCGGCAGCCAGCACAAGGTCTCCATGGTCCAGGGCACCCTGCTGCAGGTGTGGCCCACGCGTCAGCCGATGCCGGGAGCCCTCGGGACCGTGGAGCTGATCGTGCTGAAGGATCGCCCCGGCCAGGTGCGCAAGATCGCGGCGGTCGGCAACGGCGGCAAGGCTCAGCAGGTGGCCAAGGTGACGCTGGACTCTCGGACGCCGGGAGCGACGTACATCACGATCGATCCGCCCACGCCGCCCGTGCAGGTGGCCGCCTCGGGTCAGCTGGACCTGCAGCGCTCACTGGACGCGGAGAAGGCGGAGAAGCTCAGCAACGCCAAGGACGCGATCATCTACAAGGTGTTCCGCGGCGACGACAAGGTGGAGCTGACCGCTTTGCAGATCTCGGAGCGGCTGTCGCGCGTGGAGGACCTCACGCCGGAGGAGCGGGAGATGCGTCGGGCGAAGAACGGGCAGTGGTCCGGCTGGGGTGCCAAGGCGCTGAAGAACCTCGTGGAGGGCGACAAGTGGCTGGAGCAGCTGGGGACGACCAAGGACCGTCGCTACCGGCTGAAGATCAAGGTGGAGGTGCCCAACGTGGACTTCTCGGTCGACTCCACCAGCACGGACTCTCCCACGGTGTCGCTGGACGCGAGCTCTCCTCTCGGGCCGGTCATGACCGTGGATGATGACGACTGAGTCGCCTCGGTAGCACGCTGAGAATAGGGCCGCTGAATACTCAGAGCACGGATAGCCCAATTCTCCTGAATTCTCAGAGCACGGAATGCTGGATTCTCCTGAATTCTCAGGCGGTCTGAGAACGGTCGTGCGTGCTACTTTCCACATGGGGAGAACCTGTGGACAACTCGTTCGTATCACTCCGGTCTGCGCTCTCATGTGTGCGCGGGTCTTCATTCATTCATTTACTCATTTAGGCGTGTGGGGCCCTTCGGGCCCCACACCTCAAAAGAGCAAGTGAAGGAAAGAAGTCCCACACTCTCATGAGAGCGCCGATAGTCAGATACCGGTAGATCACATCAGAATTGGTTCTGACGAATTCCCAGAATTGGACGTCATCCGTGCTACACTTGTACTACAGGAACGAAGGGCGTTCCGGGTAGGGAAGAACACCATGGCACTGGATCTGCAGGGATCAGCGACATCGCTCAAGAAGCGCGAGAAGGGCAAGCGCATCAAGTGCTCCGACTGCGGCGAGACGGTGAAGCTGAAGAAGGAGATGGTGGAGCAGGACGGGAAGAAGTACCACCTCGTCTGCGCCGGATTCATCCACGCTCCGAAGCTCGCACCCTGCCCCGACTGCTTCATGGTCGCCCCGTGCTTCTGCGTTGGGACCTGAGATGACCGAGAACACGCCGCTCACGTCCGAGACGTATCAGCGAGCCCGTGGCTTCCGTTTCGGTCCCACGAAGCTCGATCCCGACTTCACCGAGGCGGAGGTCATGAGGATCATCGACCGCTACCGCGCCGCATTCCCACAGCTCATGCAGTACTCGACCGTCCAGGAGGACACCATGAACGACATCACCGAAGGCAGCTACCCCGAAGGCCACGACGACATCACCGAGGACGCGACAGCGCCGACGAAGCTCACCCTCGACTCGATCGTGCTGGCGGGGCACACCTACAACGGCCCGATCGAGTTGGAGCTGACGCGCTACCTTGACCCGGATGCCGGCACCGCGATCATCCTCGTCACCCGGGAGAACGGCTACCCGGACCTGCTGAGCAAGGTCACGATCAACCTCGGCCAGTACGGCAGCTATCCGCGGCCCGGCTGCGTCTTCGTCAAGGACTACTCCGAGAGCGCGGGCATGATGGCCGCGATGGAGGCCGCCGGCTGGATGAAGCCCACGGGCCGCTGGTTCCAGGCCGGGTTCGTCGAGGTGCCGGAGGCAGAACTCACCGGCGACCTCGAGCGTCTCTGGAAGGCAGGGCAGACGGCATGACCACGAGCTACTACTCCCAGTACCTCGGAGCCGAGTGGCTTCGTAAGCACCTGGAGGCCGCAGGCTTCGAGGTCACGGCTCTCGAGCTGAACCGCAGCCGCTGGACCGAGAGGGAGACTCTCGACAAGCTGGTAGAGAACGGAAACCTCGACTACGGGTTCTCGTTCCACGTCGACGCGAAGATCCAGATCGGCTATCGCGCCGAGGACGTCGACAAGGCGGCGAACACGGTCTTCGAGAGCGTGCCCGGCGCTCGGGTCTTCCGCAAGCAGGGCGGCATCCACCTCTACGGCATGCTTCCTGGCATCCACGACCTGCGCTGGCACCTCTACGTCGGCCAGGGCACCTGCGAGCGCGTGATCGTCGGCTCTCGGAAGGTCATGAAGGCGGATCCCGCCAAGGTGGCCCAGATCCCGATGATCGAGGTCGACGAGCCGATCTACGAGATCATCTGCTCGGATCCCGCGGTCGAGGCGGCGTCGCTGCGCGCCGCACAGCCGGAGTCTGAGCTCGAGGACGTGTTCTGATGAGCCAGATCTACGGTGCCGGCACGATGCTCGAGCCGACGCACGACGGAAGCGACCTCCCGATCGGCACGCTTGCGGAGACTCACCCGCACATGGCGAACCTCTGGGTCAAGACCGCACAGGGATGCTGGTACACGCTCTACCGCCACACGGCCACTCGAGGCGAGATCAAGGAGGCGATCCGAAAGAAGAAGGTCGTCGTCTCCCCGATGTTCGGGAATGAGGACAAGCCGATCATGGTGATCAGCGTCCCGCGGCCCGTGATCGCGTACCTCCCGGACTGGCTCAAGGGCGACCCGGTCTTCATCCACACCTCGAGAGTCCAGTGATGATCAGCACAGTGGGTGACCTCAAGAAGGCCCTCTTGTGGTTGGAGGATGACGACCAGCTCGTGCTCTCCGTCCGCGGTGAGCGGGTGCAGTTCCCTTCGGTGACCGAAGTTGTCGGCTACCACGGCAGCTGGGGCCCGGCGTTCCTGTACTACCACGGCGAACCTCGGAATGAGGAGCCGCTGACGGTGTTCGTCGTGCTCGGCGAGAGTATCGATACCACTCACAACGAGCGCATCGCGCGAAATCGCGGGACTCACGTCAGCGTGAAGGACGTCCGAAGGGCGAAGCAGCTGGATCCGAAGCCGTGGGTCTACACCGACCCGGTGAGCGGCAAGAAGACCCGGCTCCCGGCCCGTCGCCTGGACGTTGAGACGAAGTTCGACCCGCGCTATGGGTACGTCAAGGACGAGGAGGCGTACAGCTGATGTTCGGCATCAACTGGTCGCGCAGGATCCGTCGAGCGACGGTGAGAGCGGCGAAGAAGAGCACCCGGTGGGCGACCAAGCCCTACCGGACCGAGAAGAAGAACCTGGCGGCCGCGAAGCGCCGTCGACAGACCTGGAGGTCACGATGAACGAGCAGGAACAACCCGAAGACGTCATTGAGGTGCCCGAGGCTCGATTCGTGCGGTACGCCGTGCGCGACGGGAAGCTGGTGCACCCCGAGAGCGGTGAGCCGATCGACTTCGAGGCCGAGCAGGCGCGCATCGCCGCTCAGTTCGAGGAGCAGCAGATGCTGGCGGCCCGTCAGGCCCAGCGCTCGCCCTCGATCCGCTCGATCGTCGACAAGACCATGAACGAGTTCATTCCCGAGCTTCGCCAGGAGCCGCAGACGGTCCGCGTCAGCCTGTCGAAGCACCAGATCGGCTCGATGCTCAGCCTGGCGTCGAAGCTCTCGTTCGAGCGCTCGGATCGTGAGTGGCAGCAGGCCACCGGCAAGGACGATCACCCGCTCCGGATCCCGTACATGCCGGAGGGCCTCTACGAGGACCTGGTCGATTTCCTCAGCAGCCTGGTGGGACAGTCTCCGCAGGGCCCTCAGGCCTACGGCCTCTCCCGACGCCTGCAGGACAACTTCCAGGCCCAGAAAACCGCACGACAGATCCTCGAAGGAGAGCAGTCATGACCGATAGCCGGACGCCGCAGGAGTTCACGATCGAGAAGATCCTCTCGCGGCTCGATACCTCGAAGCTGGAGGACTATAGCGATGAGACGCTGAGCATCTCGGACATCACGACGGCGCTGAACAACGCCTACGAGAAGGGCTACGAGGAGCGCGCTCAGATCGCAATGGCAGAGCCGAAGGTCATCTTCGCTACCGGTGACGGTGTGGTGCTTCTGCACCGCAACAACTCGAAGATCGTGGGCACGCTCACTGAGAATGGCAACGTCTCTCACCCGGCGGGATACGCAGAGCTCACGGAGCTGGGTCAGAACGGCTGGAGCCTGATCGCACACGTGCCCGCGGCAGAGTTCGCCGGCAGAGAGTTCCTGGGGTACTGAGATGGCACTTCACCCGAATCCTGCGACTCCCGCGCTGAATGTGCTCGAAGCTCGTCGAGAAGAGATCGGCCAGGGCTGGGAGCTGGTCGGCGAGGCCGTGCAGACTGCGAAAGCGATAGTCACTGACGGATGCCACAAGATCTACCTCGCAATGAGCGAGGAAGAGATCGACTGGTTCCGAGAGTGCGGCTACGGCAACGACAACGATGCCTCGAAGCTCGTTCTGCTGACAGACGAGAACCGTGGTGAGGCTGTCTCGATCCTGCGGAGCTGGTTCGACTCCTCGTGCGGTCTGGAGTTCGTGACCGCTGTCGAGGGGAGCGTCAAGGTCCACAACGACGGCTTCCTGGGCCTCATCGAGCAGTTCCACTTCGCCCAGGACGACGACGACAACGACGACAGCGAGGAGAGCTGACATGGCGCGCAAGAAGATGATGGTCGTCATCTGCGACAACCCGGACTGCGACAGCGAGATCACGGAGCAGATCGATCGCTCGGAGGACATGGATCCGCCTACGGGCTTCACTCTCGGGAAGGGCTCATACTCCCAGGACTGGGGTGGCGGGCCTCTTCCGGCTCTGTTCGCGTGCTCCACCGCGTGCATCGTGCCGGCGATCGAGAACGCGATCTACGCAGAGAGGAACGCATCGTGACCGGCCGACTTCCGGAGGCGCTCGAAACGGCTTTCAAGCAGTTCTCGGGTCTCACGCGGATCCCGAAGGAGCATCTCGAGGCGCTGTGGTTCGTCGCCGAAGAGCAGGCCGAGCGCCACGACCCTGCTGACGTCCAGGAGGCGGCGCGTCATGCGCTCTGGGCGCGCGGGGACCGCGTGAACGGCTGGGAGCCTGGTTCGTTCACCGAGAGCCTGATGATCACGTGGGATCGGGCCGACACGATGAACAAGGTACGGCTGCGCACGGCGTTCCCGCTGCTCACCTCGGCATTCGAGCTCGGCCGCAACGGCGGAGACGAAGCCATCCTGGCGTGGGGAGGGATCGACGATGCGCGCGCACGGCCGTAGCCTCATCCTCGGGACCGCGGCTCTGCTGGCGGTCGTCACCCTCTCGGGATGCTCCATGGAGCCTCCGGGACCCTCTCCCTTCCAGATCAACTGCGAGGAGGAGCTGAACGGGACGTTCCTGGAGGACTCGGCGACCATCGAGGTCCAGAACGTCTCGGTGGGCGGCACGATCACCGGTGGCGTCTACGTCAACGGCACCTACACCACTGGAACCGGGTACGGCTACGGCACGTACACCGGATCGACCTCCGTCACGGCGCGCGTGTGCATCGTGGACGGCGACATCAAGGACTCGGAGATCCTGTGAGTACTTCACGATTCGATCCGACACCGGATCAGCCCTATGGCACCTGCCTGACGTGCGGGGAGGTCATCCAGACCTCCGAGGACGCCACGGCGCATCTGTCCAAGACGTTCGACGAGTCGAAGGCCGTCCGCGGCGACCTCTCGGCGACGTCACACCGCGTGCAGGGCACGAACCCCGACCGTGCGAGCCGGATCCAGTCGTTCGTCGATCAGGAGATCGAGGACGCGCTCGAGAACCTCTACGAGGAGCTGGATCGTGAGGTCACCCGGAACAATCTGACCGAGGAGGAGCTGACCGAGGCCCTCCGTGACGCAAGCGCCGACCTGGTGGACGGCTGGAAGAGGTACATCGCATGATCGCCATGAAGGGCAGCAGCCGCAAGAAGCGCACGCCCGCAAAGAAGGCCCGGGAGACGTTCGTCCACGTCCAGGAGCAGACGATGTGGCATCTGGTCCGCAGGGACAAGCACGAGGTCGTGCTGAAGGCCGTGTTCTCCTCGGAGACTCGTCGGCCGAAGCCGCTCACGTTCGCCCGAGACTACAAGTCCTTCGACGCGAAGGCGGGACGGGCATGAGCGCCGCGGAAGGACGGCTGACGCCGGCGATGGCGATCCAGCAGCTGAAGCTGGCGATCGACTCCTCGATCCACGGCTCGCTGGATGCGGACATCATCCCCGAGGAGTCGACAGGCGTCTACTTCGAGGTCGACGAGGTGGGTGACACCTACGTCAACGTCACCGTCGAGGACCACGTAGAGGACGGCGATCCGGTGAGCCTGCAGATCCTGATCAAGGAAGGGTGGGCGCAGCCGTGATGCTCGGACTGTCGGCGGTCGTGCACCGCGAGCTGGCGATCCGCTGGAAGCAGTCGCAGAACATCACCGATCGCAACGCTCCGGAGAAGGCTCTCCAGAGTCTCGTGGAGGTCTACGACGGCGAGGCGGAGATCGTCGAGAGCTGGAGGACGGACTGGCGTCTTCCGGGCGAGCACACCAGCAACCTGGAAGACGCTCTCGTGCTCATCGATGTAATCGCCTCCATCCGATCCGTCCAGCGCGAGCTGAAGAGCGCGTTCGCGAAGAGCGAGCTCGACGGCGGCGCGAAGGCGGCGTTCGTCCACCCGCTGTACGTCCAGGCGCAGGAGCAGCTGGACCGCCTGCATGATCAGCTGATGATGCTGATCTGATGCGGTGCGCATATCAGCACGTCGTGCACCGCGGCGTCGAAGGAGAGCACCCGTGCCGCAACGGCGCGAAGGCCGGGCACCGGTACTGCCACCGTCACCTGCTCGAGGAGCGGCAGGAGATCGAGCGCATGTATCCGGCGGTGTGGATCGCGGCCCAGTACATCCCGTACGAGGGCTACAGCGAGCCGGAAGCCGTGTTCCTCACCGAGGAAGAGGGTGACCAGTGGCTCGAGAAGCTCTCGAAACGGGAGCAGGGCTACTACGACCTGATCAAGCTGACCTGGAGAGGAGAGACAGATGTCCCTGACACGAAATGAGCTCATCAACCGCATCGGGCGGGCGCTCGTGATCGCAGATGCCATGGCGACCGAGGAGGAGGACGGCAAGAAGTGGGACGAGGGCACGTACGACCTCTCGATGCGCAATGCCTACACCTCGATGGCTGAGGCCGGTCTTGAGGTGATCGAGAAGCTGCTGGAGTCGCAGGACGTCTCTGAGCTGGCGCAGAAGGAGTTCAACGCGATGGTCGAGGAGGCTGAGGAGGGCATGGGCTGGATGGGCTTCTCTCACCAGACCGATGCGTACCGCCAGGGCTACCGGGACGGCTTCGAGGAAGCGAAGGACGTGATCTCAGGTGGCTGAGCTGATCGACGTCGTGAACCGCGTTCAGGTGCGCCTGAAGGCCGCGATGCCGGTGTGGTGGAAGCGTGAGGGCTTCGCTCAGCGCGGGAACTACTCCTCCACGCCGCAGTGGCACCGTCTGGCGAAGCTGGAGCAGGGCGTGAACTCCGAGGAGCACCCTGCCGCGTCGCGGCAGTGGCGGTGGACCGCGCTGTGCGGCTACGCGTTCATCTTCGACGGCCTCCTCGGCCGTCGGCCGGACCTCAAGGAGGATGTCAAGACCAAGAAGCTGCGGTGCGCGAAGTGCGAGGCCAAGGCGGCGAAGATCGCGGCGGCCGGTGGCTGAGGTCTTCCGGGACGGGAAGGTGCACGTCCGCGCGGAGCAGTGCGATCACTGTCTCCTCTCTCGGGACCGGCTGGTCAGCGGCGAGCGTGCTCGTCAGCTGATCGCCGAGACTCGGGCACAGAAGGCGGGGTCGTTCATCTGCCACCGCCACCAGGTCTCCGATGAACCGGAGGCCATCTGTTCAGCATGGTTCGAGCGTTTCGCCGGCGAGGACATGGTCCTGCGCATGGCGATCGCGATGGGAGTGGTCGAGTACGTCTCGGCAGAGGAGGATGGGGAAGATGTTCCCGGATCAGAAGCTGGCTGACGAGTTCGATGGACTGGCGGCCTACGCAACGAAGAAAATGAAGCGCACCCGGATCTGGAGGCGCGTGTGGATCGGCTACATGGTCCTCAGCTACACGATCGCCGCGTACTTCGCGTGCACGGCGCTGATGAGCATCTACCGCGCGACGATCGGCGGCGACTCAGGGTGGCACTGGATCATCGCGGGCGCGCAGGTGCTCGTGGCGATCGTCTGGGCGACGCTGAACCCGAAGAGCGCGCGGAGGGGCATCGCTCGGCACGATGCCACGCTGGAGCGTCTGCGCGAGGACCGCGGCTTCTACCGTCTGCAGGCCGACCTGTACCGCGAGGAGGAGGCGGACGATGCCGATCGCGAAGAGAGGTGACCGTGTGCGGATCACCGGCGTCTTGCCGGACGATCCTCACCCGCTTCCCATCGGCCAGGAGGGCACGGTGATCAACGTGATGAACGCGTCGACCTCCCTCGAGCAGATCCACGTGGACTGGGACGGCCTCTCGACGCGGATCATGCTCCTGCGCACGGATCCCTTCGAGGTGATCCCGCCGAAGAGACGCTCCCGTGGTACACTGGTATCACACCCCGAGTGAGGAGTCAACGTGAGCAACCCGAACCCAGATTTCTGGCTGACAACGGCCACGGGCGAGTCGAACCAGATCACTTACTACCAGGAGCGAACCGCCAAGCTGCAGAAGAGCCTCCGGCGCAGTCGGTGGCTGGACGTGCTCCTCGGCGCGGGAGTGCTCACGAACGCCTACTTCGCGCTCAAGGGCTTCACCTGGGATCTGAACCTCGTCATGGCCCCGATCCACGTCGGCATCATGGCAGGCGCGGGCTTCGGACTCGGGTGGCTCCAGCCGCGAACTCGGCGGAGCATGCGGGAGTCGATCGAGAACTACAAGAAGCCGATCGAGGAGGCTGCGCACCGCGCGGTGACCGCGATGCAGAAGTACGAGCTGACGAGCTGGCAGAAGGAGTTCGACGCTCTGCTCCCGAAGCCGGACAACCGCACGGCCGAGCAGATCCTGTACGGCACCGCGGCGTCGATGGGACTGCACGCGGAGAAGGAGATCGCCTTCCGCATGGCGGTCGACCAAGCTCGCCGTGAGGCGCGCATGATGCAGGCTGAGGCGCGGGCCACCCTCGAGGAGCAGACTCGCGCCGCTCAGGCGGAAAAGGATCGCCGCGAGAAGCTAGAGCGCGACCTGGAGGCGGCGCGAATCCGCGATGAGGAGCGCGAGCGTCGGCGGCAGAGCAAGAAGGTGCACGACTTCACCGACTGGCAGGGCGACCAAGATCCCCGGCGCGTCTGGGCGGATGACATCTGCCTCGCGTGCGACGAGCCCTTCGGGACAGCGAACTACCACGTGCATTTCGACGAGATGGGCCGGATGGTGAGGACCACGCCGGTGCGACTCGGACCCGGCCAGACGCCGGCGACGAACTACAAGCTCCTCGAGGAGGAGATGGCCGAGCTTGCGGAGCAGAGCAGGAACGTCCCGGAGCTGGTGGAGGCGCGGAGGCGCAACAAGGAGATGCTCGACAATCTCATCGCGCAGGGCGTGGACCTGAACGCGGTAGCCGACAGCCTGCAGAAGGCGCTCACCAGCGTGCGGGACTCCAACGCCCGGAAGGAAGAGGTTCTCGAGGTGCTCACCGTCCTCGAGAACCAATCCGACCGGGAGACCGCTGCCAAGGTGTTCACGGAGCTGAATGCCCCGAAGCAACAGCAGATGCCGATCCGGTGCACGGAGTGCGGCCAGTACGTCGCGAAGGGCGGCTGGTCGAAGCACAATCACGGCCGCGAGAAGGGCGAGTTCCAGGTCACAGCGTGACCGGTGGGCCGAGGATCTCTCGGTGCCACGAATTCTCAGGCGGGGCGGCTCTCAGAGCCATTCTCCCGCGTCAAACGCGATACACTGGTAACACGGGCCGTTGCCCGAAAAATCAAGGAAGCGAGGGGTCGTGACTGACGACGTAAAGCCGAAGAATCTGTTCGTTCCAGGTGGACCGGAGCGGTATCAGCATCAGAAACGAGGACTCCAAAAGATCATCCAGACGCGCGGTGTCTGCGCGCTTCTGTTCGACCCGGGCACGGGTAAGACGGCGACGACGCTGGACTTCATCAGCCTCCTCGCGCTGAAGAGTCCGGACAAGCTCGACTCGTTCGGCCGTCTGGTGAAGGAGGCTCGCGTCCTGGTGGTCGCGCCGCTCGCGGCGATCGACACGTGGGTGCTCCAGTCCTCGAAGTGGGTCGCCGACGGCGTGAACTTCTGGGCGGAGGCTCTCGGCGGATCGATCCTCGATCGCGCGGAGACGATGGCCGCTCGCGGTGGTCAGCCGTTCCTCGAAACGGTCTCTCGCTTCATCATGAAGGCGCAGGACCTCGAGGACCAGGACATGAACATTCCGGTCCCGTTCGCGTACACGCCTCCGCGCACGCCGCGCTGGGTGTCGGCTCTGAAGAAGAGCGCGACGTTCCTGCACGAGAGCGGCATCGATGAGAAGCGCTCGCGCACGTCGCTCAAGACGAAGTTCAGCCGGTCGTACCCGATGATCGAGAAGAAGGTGATCCACGAGACGGTCGACGAGCTGTGCGCGACGGAGTGGGCGAAGCCTCTCAAGCGCGCTCCTCGGGCGCTGAACGTCGACAAGGCGATCGAGGTCTCGTACCGCGCGGACAGCCGGGGCAGTGACCGCCCGCTGACGCTCACCGAGGGTCCGGACGGCCTGGGCAAGGACAAGCCTCGCATCGTGCTCCTGGCGACGAACTTCGACACGTTCCAGACGCGGCAGATGGTGCCGGGCACGTCGAAGTCCATGGCCGATCAGCTCCTCGAGGCTGTGCGCCGGTTCGATCCGGACCTGGTGGTCGTGGACGAGGCTCACAAGATCAAGAGCCCTCGGTCGAACGTGTCCCGGCTCCTCGGTCGCATCGGCGAGAACGTGCCGCGGCGCATCGCGCTCACGGGCACGATCATGCCGGCGGGACCTCTCGACGTCTGGGGCGTGTGGCGGTTCCTCGAGCCGTTCGCGTTCGGACCGACCCTGCCGGACGGCACGAAGCGACGGCTGTCGTACGAGGGCTTCAAGGAGAAGTACGCGGTGCTCGGCGGCTACATGGGCAAGGAGGTGAAGGGCTACAAGAACCTCGACGAGATGCAGAACATCATGTCGATCAACTCGTCGGTGGCCCGGAAGGCGGACGCTCTGCCGGACCTCCCGAAGGCGCTGGACGTCGAGGTGCCGATCATCCTGAACCCGGCTGAGCTGAAGGCCTACAAGGACATGAAGCAGGGCTTGGTGGCTCAGCTGATCGATCCGGCGACGGGCGGTCTGCTCCCGGCCACGGCAGGCTCCCGGCTCACGCAGATGCTCAGGCTCCGCCAGATCACCTCGGGACACCTGCCTGACGACAACGGCGGCCTGCACCGCCTCGGCGACTCGAAGGTGGCGGCGATCGCGTCGATCGCGGAGGACAAGCTGATCGGCGAGAACCGCATCGTGATCTTCTGCTACTTCATCGACGAGCTGCACGCTCTGCAGAAGAAGCTGGAGCGGGACGGCAACGAGCTCATGATCATCGACGGCTCGACACCGGCGACCGAGCGGCTGAAGATGCGTCAGCGCTTCGGTGACCGGGACGTGAAGGACCGGATCATCATGATCACCCAGATCCGGACGATGAGCCTGGCGGTCAACGAGCTGGTGACGGCGAGCCACGCGATCTTCGGCTCGCTGCCGCAGACGCGCGATGACATCGTCCAGGCGCGTGACCGGCTCGACCGCATCGGCCAGACGCTCCCGTGCACGTTCTGGTTCGTGCTGGCACCGGCGACGATCGACACCGCGATCTACCAGTCGTACCGGGACAAGACGAGCCTCGAGGGTGCGGTGCTCGCGCACATTCTCGACCTCGATCCCGAGACGGCTGAGCAGATCATGGTGCTCACGCCGGATCAGCTGGCGTCGATTGGTGCATGATGTCTCGCTCGAAGCATGCACCCGAGCCAGGGATGATGTTCATCAGCGGCGTCGACTATCACGACGGCGAGCGGTGGCGTCTGTACGTGAACAGCCGGTGGCTGTGGAAGTACGTGCTGGTCGATCAGAAGACGGCGCAGATCGCGTGGCGCGCGCTGTCGACGCTCGACCGCCTCGAGGTCGCGATCCCCGAGGATGCCGAGGTCTTCCAGGTGCCCGTGGAGGAGCGCTGGGAGGGTCCGGAGGGCGAGAAGGAGGCCTACCGGAGGCTCGTCGAGGGACTGGCATCGTGACCATGGTCCGCGACTACGAACGGCTGACGAAGGCGGACGTGCCCGCATTCGACCAGGAGGCGCTGAAGCTCCTGTGCGAGATGCAGGACGCCGGCTGGCGCGGACGGGTCAGCGTACGGGGTCACGCGATCCTGTACGCGCCTGACGGCGTGACGACGGCGGCCTTTGCCCGCTCGTCGCTGCGCGGTCGCTCGGGTCGGAACGCCCGGGCGACGTTCGAGAGATGGAAGCGCGCACAGAGGGGCGAGGGAGAGTGACGGCGAAGCGGTACATCTGCAACATCGACGGCTGCACGAAGGAGTTCCACGACGATCGCGGGCTGGGCATCCACCGGGCGAGCCACCTCGGGCAGAAGGAGAAGTGCCCGCGGTGCGGCAAGCAGGTGAAGTACCTCGACACGCACATGCGTCGAGTGCACACCGAGGACCCGGAGAAGGTGCTCGAGAGCATCACCTCGCTGTTCGTGGAACTCGAGCTGGCGCGGCAGACCATCACCGAGCTTCGACAGCAGTTGATCGAGGCTCGACAGCATCACACAGACACACCCTGATTCCATTCCTCTATTCCATTCCTCCCTCCTCCCTATCTATAGATAGGGAGGGAGGAAAGAGGAAAGGAATGAATCAGGAAAGGGAATCGAACGAGAGAAGAGGAACGAGTGATTCACGACGAGACGGACTACTTCGACTACGACGGGGAGAAGGTCCAGGCGCACTACAGCAGCCTCACGATGCACCGAAAGTGCCCGGAGGCGTGGTTCTTCCGGTACAACCTGGGACTGCGTCAGAGGCCCAGTGGCGGGCCGATGACGTACATGCACGCGGGGTCTTGGTGGGGCGCTCTGCGCGCGGCGGACATCTACGAGCGCGGACGCCAGATCGGTTCCCTGCTGACCGGCGCGGCGTTCGGGCGACCCTTCGGCGCGACGGACACCTACAGCGACGACGGGACTCCGGTGCCGAAGTTCGACCCGGCGAGCGTGACGCGCAAGGACGTGCTCATGGCCGCGATGGTCTGGTGGAAGCGTCTGCCGCAGGAGCACAAGGACGACTTCATCGAGAAGATCGGCAAGCCGCTGGTCCCGCACCTGATCTACACCTTCGAGCAGTGGCGCGATCGCTTCGGCGCGGAGACGAAGACCGAGCGGCCTCTCGGTGCTGAGGTGTTCTGGAAGCGCCGTCTGCCGCGCCCGGAGGGTGATGCCGCGTGGGCCGGGAACGAGGAGCTTCCGGAGATGTGGCTTCTCGGGTATGTCGATGAGGTCTACGAGGACACCGAGCGCGGCCTGATCGTCGTGCGCGACCACAAGTTCAACAAGAACATCGGCGTGCACACGGTCATCGACGACATGATGGACAGTCAGCTCGAGCTGTACGGCTGGGGCATGGGTCCGGCTCTGCAAGCGGCGGGCGTCGACCAGGTGCGCGCAGTGGCCTACGACCGGGCGAAGAGCGTGGCTCCGAAGCCTCCGACTCTCACGACGGCCGGACGGCTGGCATCACGCGGCGGCGAGCCCTCGGTGAACTCCTCGGACCTGCGGACCTACCTCGAGTGGGCGAACGGGCCGGAGGGCAACGGCATCGAGTGGCGTGGGGCTGCGATCCCGATGAACAAGGCCGAGAAGGAGGATCCCTCCCTCGGGCGTCGGTACAAGGAGGGCGGTGTATATACACCCGAGCCGGCGATCATCGACAAGCTCTCCTCGGAGGCCCAGCGTGCGCAGTGGTTCCAGCGGAAGCTGATCCCGCTGAACACGAACGTCGTGAAGGCGCATCTGCGCGCGGCGATCGATAGCGCGACGGATATCTGGCGCACGACGAAGCGGGCGGAGCTGACCGGCGGTGCCTCGAGGAACCTCTCGAACGCGAACTGCCAGTGGTGCGACTTCCAGGCGATCTGCCAGGCGCGCATGCGAGGCGGCAACCAGGGCGTCTACGACCTCGTGGACTACGGCCTGGTGTCGAAGCGCGGCGAGGTGCTGGCGGGCGGCAAGATCCTCGAGCTGGCGAACTCCTGAGGAAGGCCCGAGCCGCGGTGGGACAACGGCGAGAGTGTCCCTCTCCCGCTACCGCGGCTCGGACCGACGCGAGGTCTCGGTCTCGATCTCAGTCACATCGCTCAGGCGTGGTAGCCGCTATGAATCGGCGCATCATTGACCGTGGGACGGTATCCATGTCCGACTGCCGTCGAGCCTAGCGTGCTACATCGGTCGGAAAGTAATCGGGTCGGGTATCACATTTTCTCCCACACTCGCGTCCTCCCGTGCTACACTTGTACTACAGGGAGGAAGGGCCTCCCGGGTTGGGATGTAACACCATGGCTACTCTGATGAGCGCTGACGAACTCTTCAAGCGGACACAGATCGCGCGCGACGCCTACATGCAGACGGGCTTCCTCGGCGGCTACCGCGAGGTGCGCAGTGACCTGGTCAACTGGCTCGAGCACAACACGGACGATGAGGTCCAGCTGGCGTACCTGCCCGGCATGTTCGACGTGGCCACGCTGGCACCATTCGCCTCGGAGGTCTACAACTACGCCTGGCAGGAACTGCTGAACGGCCTCGAGGAAGTCGAGCGCAACGCGTGAACGTCGAGATCAACGACATCGTCCTGCTCGGGCTGTTCATCCTCGTCGGATCTGTCGCGCTGATCGTCGGTGCTGCGCTGGGCGCGTACAGCGCGTTCCGCCAGACGAAGGACGACGAGGCGAAGGCCTGGGACAAGGGCTACCGCGCTGGGACCCGTGATTCGGTGAGCGCGCTGACTGGCCTCAACTCGGAGTCGACCAAGACCCCGAATCCCCACAGACTCCGCGGGCCCTTCCCGCGGCGCACAAAGGCGGAAGACGCTCCCCACGTCTGAGCCGTGCGGGTCGTCTCTCTCCTCCCCCTCAGGAGAGAGACGGCTCGGGCAGCTTGGCCCGCAACCTAAGGAGAATCATGAAGAAGGCACTTCCCGGCTGGATCGCAGCCACTGTCGCCGGCGGGCTTCTGCTCGCCAGCCCGACCGCCGCTTCGGCGACGCTCACTCACGAAGAACCCAAGACCGATTCGTTCGGTGTCTGCGTTCCGACCGACGACACGACGACGACCGTCGTGACGCCCGCCGTCGGCACGCCTACCATCGAGGTCAAGAACCCCGAGTACGTCCCGGCGACGCCCGGTACGCCCGAGGTTCCGGCCGTCGGTGAGCCGACGATCAAGGTCCCGAACCCGGATTACGTGCCCGGAGTCCCCGGCACCCCGGGAACGCCCGCGATCGGTGACGAGACGATCGAGATCCCGAACCCGTCGTACGTCCCGGCTGTTCCGGGCACCGAAGGCACTCCGGAGATCCCGGCAGTCGGCGAGCCGACGATCTCGGTTCCCAACCCCGACTACGTGCCGGCTGTCCCGGCCACGCCCGGCACTCCGGCGATCGGCGACCCGAAGATCGAGGTCCCGAATCTCGACTACGTCCCCGCCGTGCCCGCCGTCCCGGCGAAGCCCGCCGTGGGCGAGCCGACCATCGAAGTCCCCAACCCGGACTACGTCGCTCCGACGTACACGCCCGGCTACTGGAAGCACGTCCCCGCGACGTACACCCCGGGAGTCGGCACGCCGAAGATCACCGTCGAGAACCCCGACTACGTTCCGGCCGTCCCCGCGACGCCTGGATCGCCTGCCGTCGGCACCCCGACGATCATCGTGACCAAGCCGAACCCGGACTACGTCCCGGCTGTCGCGGAGATCCCCGAGCAGTCGCACACCGACTACGTGGCGAAGCGCTACGTCATCGACCAGCACGCACAGCCCGCGGTCACGAAGACGCAGTGGCGCTACGTGAAGAACGGCGGCTACGGCGAGGTCTGGCTCGACTCGAACGCCGAGCAGAAGGTCAAGATCAACGGCTACTGGTACGAGCGCACGAGCAAGACGCGCACCGTCGAGGTCACGCCCGCACAGCCCGAGAAGGGTCACTGGGAGCAGCAGACCTTCCACGAGTACCCCGGAGCCGGCTGGACGATCCTCTCGGAGTCGAAGCACGTGACCCAGGCCTATGTGCCCGGCACTCCCGCGCAGGGCTCGGAGACCATCGAGGTCGAGGAGACGAACCCCGACTACGTGCCCGCGGTTCCCGCGACGGACGAGATCCCGGCTGTCGGAACGCCGACGATCGAGATCGACAACCCCGACTACGTCGCGCCGGTCTACACCCCGGCCACGAAGGTCTGGGTGCCGCCGGTCTACACGCCCGCGGTCGGCTCGAAGACGATCACCGTCGACAACCCGGACTACCAGCCGGCGACGCCGGAGATCCCGGGCACTCCCGCCGTGGGCGAGCCCTCGATCATCATCGACAACCCGGAGTACGTGCCCGCCGTTCCCGGCACGCCGGAGATCCCTGCGGTCGGCGAGGAGAACATCCAGGTGCCGAACCCGGAGTACGTTCCTGCGGTTCCGGCTGTTCCCGGAACGCCCGGAACCCCGGCTGTCGGCAACCCGACCGTGACCGTGCCGAACCCGGCATACGTCCCGGCCGTGCCGAGCACTCCGGACATCCCGGCGATTGGTGAGCCCGAGCTCGAGGTGCCGAACCCCGCGTACGTGCCGGCGATCCCCGCGGTCCCCGGTACTCCCGCCGTCGGCGAGGAGACGATCACGGTGATCAACCCGGACTACGTGCCCGAGAAGATCACGATCGTCGTCGTGCCCGGTGTCGACTGCCCCGTCGTCCCCGAGGAGCCCGAGGAGCCCACGACTCCGGAGGAGCCCACCACTCCCGAGGAGCCGAAGCCCGAGGAGCCCGCGGTCGTGACGCCTCCGGCCGAGCAGAAGCCGGTTCAGGCCGCGGTCACCACCCGCGCCGCGGCGAAGCAGGCCTCGGCGAACACGCTGGCTGAGACGGGCGTCGACGGAGCCACGAAGCTCTGGGCCCTCTCGGGAGGCGCGCTGGCCGTGGCGGTCGGAGCGGGTCTGACGGTGCTCGGCATCCGTCGTCGCGACGTCGCTGGCCAGAACAACCAGCAGGACTGATCCTGCGGCTCGCCTCCACCGCCCGAACGGTGGAGGCGGGTCGGGACGATCAGCTCTCGATCAACGCTCAGATGAAGGGATAGTCATGAGCACTGAAATCCAGGAGTACGCCGTCACGTTCGGCGTGCAGTACGGCCGCTTGCCGGACGCCGACCAACACCCGCAGGGCTTCCACGGCGATGAGTACATCGTCATCGAGGCTCCTGACGAGGTCGTGGCACGGAAGATCGTGTTCGCGATCGTGAGCGACCGCTGGGCGGGGCTCTACCCGCTCGAGGAGTTCGTCACGCATCCGATGCGCGGCACGTGGCACCCGAACGGCGAGGTCCTTCGGATCGCGTGGCAGACGCCGGATCAGATGAACGACATCATGAACACGATGGAGTCGATCGTCGAGGGTCACCCGGCGACGCCCGACAGCACGCTTCTCTCGCAGGCGAAGCCCGGCGAGGCGTGGCAGATCAGCTGGTACAAGAACCCGAAGCTCCGCAAGACGGAGGCGGCGATCATCACCACGGCGGGCCGTCTGCTGATGCGAGATGCCGACGGCGACCACAAGTACATGGATCGCGACGACGAGCGCATCGAGAGCGCTGTGCGCATCTGGCGCGGTGACATCCTGCCGGTGCCCGCGCCGGAGCCGACGATCAGCGATCACATGGACAGCGTCCGTGACCGCTTCGCGGCCATGGGCTCTCCTCGGGCCGTCGCCGACAAGGCGGAAGCGGTTGAGCTGGAGAAGCGCGCGGCTCAGCGCGCTGACCGTCACCGTGCGGATGACGAGGCCGCTGAGGTCTACGCGAACCGCCCGACCGCCACCGATCTGCTCGAGGAGGCCGACAACCCGTTCATCTGGGACGGTCGAGGCCCTCTGGCGATCCTCGCAGTCCATGCCCACGTGCACGAGCCGTCCGGCACGTGCCTCAAGAACCGATTCGGCGCGCTGTGCACGCCTCTCGTCCAGAGCGGAGAAGAAGAATGACCAGCATCGTGGCGCGCGCGGCGCGCGAGTTCCTGAACGACGAGGCGAAGCGCGAGAAGCGCCCTCGGTTCACCGAAGGTGACCGGAACAGCCTGCACTGGTACGTCAACACCCTGGAGGACGTCACGGGCGACTCCGCCTTCGTACACGCTCAGCGAGGCCGTGCGGCGGTCGACCTGATCGGCTACGGCGGTGAGGAGGACGAGGAGCCGGCGGTCAACGTGATCGCGGACATCCTCCAGCACGTGAAGGCGATCGGCCTGGACCCGATGACCGTTCTCGCGCACGCTCGGGCGGAGTTTTTCCGCGACGAGAAGCTGGGGCCGATCGGCGTCCCCTCGGAAGACTCGGAGGTGCTGTCGTGAGCTTCGAGACGACCGTGGAGGTCCGCGGCACGAAGTACTTCGCCGAGCTGGTGCGCATCACGCGCACGCACATCGGCTACGAGGATCACGGGATCTTCTCCATGAACATCGACTTCGAGGGCCTCTCGGGAGGCTGGGGTCAGGGCCTCGGCCATCGGTTCATGACGGACCCGATCGTCTTCCACACCTGGATCCAGCTGATCGTCGATCATTTCGGACCCTGGCAGGACCTCAAGGGCAAGGAGCTCTACGCCCTGTACGAGAAGAAGAACCAGGAGATCGTGGGCCTGGCGAGCAAGTCGGACCAGAGCAGGATCTTCACTCTCGGAGACGTGGACATGCTCATCGCCAAGGCGCGCGAAGAGTACCTCGCATCGGTGGTGAGCGAATAATGGGCTCGACGATGAGTCTGGCCGTTGTTCCAGCCCCGCACTTCTGGCCGCTCGCGGAGCACCTGAGCCGTGAGGCGGCGTCCGCCGACGCGCGCGATGCGCACGAGGCGAACTTCTCCTACGATGAGCGCACCAAGCACATGGAGGCGCGTCACCAGGTGCGTCTGCGTTTCATCTACTCGCTCCGCCTCGACGCGAACCTCAAGACGATGACGCCCGGCGACATCGACGAGTTCATCGACAACCGTCTGCCCGATCCCGACGATCTGGTGGACTACTCGGACGAGCTGAAGCGCTCGTTCGTGCGTCAGCAGATCATGCTCGACCTCGAGGCCGCCGCTTTCGGGTACAACCGCGAGGTTGTGCAGATCGACCTGGACGGCAAGAACTGGTTGATGACCGGCGGCATGACGAACGGTGACGGTCCGACCGAGGCCTACGACCAGCTGAACCGCATCGACGACATGGACATCCTCGGCATGGCGATCAGCGTCCAGGAGATCACCGCGGCGATCGAGTACGAGAAGAGCCTGCGCAATGTCTGAGCCGGAGAGCGACTCCTATGTCGCGGTGCACAATCGCCTGAACCGACGGAGAGGCTCTGCTCGACTGCATTCGTGCTCTGCTGACGGCTGTGATCGACCCGCTCTCACCTGGGCTTGGCAGAGAGTCGGTCCTTCCAGAACAGGTCCTGCTCGACCGGGACGAGCCGTCGTAAGCTGGGGAACTCGAATCGAGGACTACTCCCCGATGTGCGCTCGTCATTCTCGTCAGCTGGATCATGGCGGTACTCTGACGCACTGCTCACGCGGGCACGAGCGCACGGAACAGAACACCAACTCGGCAGGCGTTTGCGCCCGATGCCGAGCCGACGATGAAGCAGATCGGAGAAGGCAATGACCTCGTCATCACGACCGCTGGAGATCCGTCTGCGCGAGTTCCTCGAGCAGGGACGGCGCACCAGCGCCCAGATCATCGTGATCTGCGACCAGATGGAGGAGCGCTTCCCCGGCGAGGCGCAGACCACCGAACTGAGGGCGACCGCGCGCGTGCAGGAGATCCTCGCGGGCGACCTCGAGAAGCTGCTCAACGGCGAAGAGCTGGCGGGCTGGAAGATCGAAGGAGTGATCCCCGATGGGCGATAAGACCTGGGAGCCGAGCGAGGCTCAGGAGCGGATCGTCGAGAAGTACGGTCACCTGCTGAACAATACCGGTGGCAACGAGCCTCTCGAACTGCTGAGGCGGCTGAATACCGAGGAGCGCCTCATGACGACGAACATGCCGGTGGCGGTTCTCGCAATCGCCGTGCAGTCGCAGATCAGTCTCCTCATCACCCTCGAGCGCGAGAGCGTGATTCACGGATGAACGACAAGGAGTCGTTCGAGAAGATGATCCTCGAGGCGATCGTCAGTGACGGCGATCTGACGACGATCGGCGCTGAGAACGGCGTGGAGATCGATGGACACGGTCCTCAGGAGGGCAACAGCACTCCGATCGAGGGCTACTACCGCTTCAACGGCCGCCGAGCGTATTTCGCCGGGAAGGTCACGGTGGAGCTCGAGACTTTCGAGCACGCAGACGACGATGATGACCTCGACGATGACGAAGGAGACGAAGAGGAATGAGCGACAACCAGTACCCGGTGACCCTGCGGGGCACGGGCGCACCTGTCCTGATGTGGGCGCAGGAGCACGAAGTCGAGTCCAGCGCTCTGCAGCAGCTGCGCAACGTCAGCCAGCTTCCCGGCCTCCACGGCCTCCGCGTGATGCCTGACGTCCACTGGGGCAACGGCGCGACCGTCGGCTCCGTCATCGCGATGGAGCAGGCGCTCGCACCCGCGGCCGTCGGCGTGGACATCGGCTGCGGCGTGAACGCGGTGCGCACGAACCTCACCCTCGAGGACGTGGACGATCGCGACCTGCACGCGCTTCGCATGCGCTGGCAGAAGGTTGTGCCGGTCGGCTTCGCCTCGCACCAGCAGGCCGGACGCCAGCTGAAGGTGCTGAACCCGATCGAGCGGAAGCGCTACGAGTCGTTCCTGAACAGCGTCGACACGCTCAAGGCCGACCTCTCGGAGAAGAAGCACAGCGACGCAGACGTGCGCGGCCGGGCGGCTCACCAGCTGGGCTCCCTGGGTGGCGGGAACCACTTCATCGAGCTGACCTCGGATGCGACCGGCCAGCTGTGGATCACCCTCCACTCCGGCTCGCGGAACATCGGCAAGAGCCTCGCGGAGCGCCACATCGGCATCGCCATGGCGGATCCGCGCAACGAGGAGCTGCCGAAGCACCTCAAGGAGCTGAGCCTGTTCTACAAGGGCACTCCGCAGATGGACGCCTACCTGCACGACCTGAAGTGGGCGCAGAAGTTCGCGATGCTCTCGCGCACGCTGATGACGGAGACGGTGAAGGCCGAGCTCGCTCTGTACTTCGACGGCCGCGGCAAGATCACGACCTTCGACGAGGAGATCAACTGCCACCACAACTACGTGGCGGAGGAGGAGATCGACGGCAAGATGATGATCGTCACCCGCAAGGGCGCGATCAGCGCGAAGAAGGGTGAGCTGGCGCTCATCCCCGGCTCCATGGCGACCGGTTCGTACATCGTGCGCGGCCTCGGCAACGAGGCGTCGTTCCAGAGCGCGTCCCACGGCGCGGGACGGAAGATGAGCCGCGGCGAGGCGAAGCGTCGGTTCACAGTCGAGGACGTGGAGCGCACCATGGTCGGCATCGAGGCTCGGAAGGACGAGGGCGTGATCGACGAGATCTCGCTCGCGTACAAGAACCTCGATGAGGTCATCGTGGCGGAGAAGGACCTGGTCGAGGTCGTTCAGAAGCTCGACACGATCCTCTGCGTGAAGGGCTGATCATGGTCCTGGAACGCACAGCGACAGAGCATCGCGAGCGCCTGGAGCGCATCGTCGGATCGATCGCCCTCGGGATGAACTGCGAGATCAAGCTCGCGTTCAGCGAGGACCGCGGCGAGTGGTTCGTGCAGATTCAGTGCTGGCGTCTGGACGTCATCACGAAGAAGTACGGCTGGGGATTTGGAGGCAAGGGCTGGCCTAGCATCCACTCCTCGGACAGCGAGATCATCCAGATGATCTTCGGCCTGTACAAGGGCTACTGGGAGCACGAGGCTCGCGAGACGTTCGAGCTCCGCAACGAGGCCGGCGAGTATCGTCGACCCTTCGGACCTCACATCGACACCTGGGCGCTATGGAGCGTCGCACGGAAGGTCGACGTGCGGTCACAGCGACACGAGGAGGACCGGAAGTGACTGACTACCTGCTGGACGGCGTCATCGCCATCGAGGGACGTGCGTCTGAGGACGGCCGTGTGCTCGAGAACGGCGGTCTCACGTGGACCGTGCCGATTCCGATCCGTCTGTTCGGGACGGAGCAGCCGATCCCGGTCGGATCGATCGTCGAGATCGAGCGCGACGGCGACATGATCCGCGCACGCGGCGTCATCTCGGTGGAGGTGCTCGACGAGAACTACACCGGGCTGGCGGCCACGCTCGACGGCGTCCAGGTTGCTGCTGGTGCCGAGTTCTCGGTGATGTCCGGCCGTCTGCGCGAGGTCGTCATCGTCCACCGCGACAACCGCGTGTGGCCGGAGGCTGAGGCCACGTTCACCGCCTTCGGAGAAGAGCCGGAGGGCGCGTCGTGACCCTCGACGTTGAGGCTCAGCTGAGCATCGACATCGGCAAGCGTGCTCTTCGGAACTTCAAGGGCCGAACGGCGGCGCTCGGGCGCTCTGCGAATACTCCGATGGAGAGCGACCTCGCGGAGGGCCTGGAGGCCGTTCTCAAGGTGTTGGAAGGGAAGAGCTGATGCCCATCGCGAACTACACCACCACGATGACGGTCAACGCCTCCGTCGAGAAGATCACCAAGATGTTGATCAAGGCCGGCGTCCGTGCGATCCAGACGGAGTACGGCCCGCAGGGCAATGCGCGCGGTCTGACGTTCTCGATGGACACAGAGTGGGGCGAGCGTCAGTTCTCGCTTCCTGTGCGCGTGGAGGGCGTCCTGGAGGCGCTCAAGCGCCAGAAGGTCGAGCCGCGCTATCAGAAGTTCGCTCACGCTGAGCGGGTGGCCTGGCGCATCGCGCACGACTGGCTCCGCGCACAGCTGGCGATCATCGACGCCGGCATGACCACGACGGCCGAGGTCTTCTTCCCGTACCTGGTTCTCGGCTACGACCAGGCCACGCCCATCACCGCCTACAAGCAGTACACGACCACTCAGAGGGAGATCGTCCAGTGAACAATCGACAGGCAGACGTCCGGAACTTCCACATCGCGTTCGGGCATCCGGCACCGGAGTTCCCGGTCACGGAGTGGTCGGAGGAGCTGACTCAGTTGCTCAACGACCGCGCGGACTGGATCATCGAGGAGGCCAACGAGCTGAAAGAGGCCGTCGAGCAGAAGGACCTCATCAAGGTGCTGGACGCACTCACGGACGCGGAGTACTTCGCCGTCGGCGGGTTCGTCGTGCTCGGGCAGGACGGCGACCACTACTGGGACGCTGTGCACTCCGCGAACATGGACAAGCTCGGTGAGGACGGTAAGCCGATCCCGCACCCGACGATCCCGAACAAGATCGGCAAGCGCGCGGGCTGGGTGCCGCCGGAGGCGCGTCACGCTGAGGTCCTCGAGCGGATCCGTCGGGAGGCGCTGATCGAGTCGCTGGCGATCCGGCTGGCGTACACGGCCACTGTCAACGGCACCGAGGCGCTGCTCACCTTCGACGGCATCCCGTACGACGTGCTCCAGCTGGCCGTTTTCCGCTCGCGGCAGCTGATCAGCCGCGGAGAGAACTTCGTGAAGAGCCGCTTCAAGCAGCTCCAGACTCAGCTCAACGAGGGAGTGACGTCATGACCGGCCGCAACGACACCGAGGAGAACCGGGCTACCGCGGCGAAGGCCGCCACAGAGCAGACCGAGGCTCTCGAGGCGATCGAGCACTTCGACGACATCGAGTCGATCTACGTCCGGGGCTTCCAGGACGGGTCGATCTGGCTGGCCGACTACATCGAGCCGTCTCGCGGTCATGTCAGTGTTGCCGCTCTCACGGTGACGTGGCAGACGTTGGTGCTCTTCCGGGACATCGCCCTCAAGGAGGCTGACTTCGAGCGCGTCTCGTACATGAGCGCGGCGATCATGGACATGGCCGTGATGATCGAGGGTCAGGGCATGGCTCTGCCGGAGATCCACGACGACACCGAGAAGGACAACGAGGTCGTCGACGAGGACTTCGATGACGACTCGGATGGCGACTTCGACGGTGACGTCTCTGACGAGGAAGCCGAGGCCGCTCGTGGCTAGGTCGCATTCCGCTCAGAAGGCGGCGCTCACGCGCGCTCTGAACAAGCCTGAGGAGCAGCGTGAGGACTCGGTTCTTCGCGAGGCGCGTCGTGTCGTGAAGGAGTGGGGCAACGCGTGGCCTGACGACTGGAGCCGCTGGCAGAGGGCCCTCGATGACGTCGCGTTCGGCCAGTACCGACTGGAAGATCTGTGACCGGCGACAAGAAGTCCGCGGCGTCGCTGGAGGAGGGTGACTTCATCTACCTCCACGCTCCGGGCGAGGAAGCGCCTTCGACTCTGCGGCGTCCTGTTCGGGTGGATCACATCAAGCGGATGCCGTACGGCGTCGTGAGGATCTACCACAGCCTCTACGGTCTGCAGCACGTCGATGCCGCGGGCGCTCACCGATTCCTGCTCGGAGATCCCTGGTGAGCCCGCGCCGACCCTCGAACGAGAACGCGATCAGCACGAAGGTGCGATGCCCGGCGTGCTTCGCTGAGGTGGATGCGCCCTGCTCAACGCCGACGAACACCGGACGCCGAGATGTCGCCTGGTTCCACTCCTCGAGGACGACGAAGGCCGCGGCGTACCTCACGCACGAGGTCGGCGTTCATGCCGAGGGAGGGCATATCGCCGCGATATGCACGTGCGGGTGGTCGAAGCTCGTCCGCACCGACGGGAACACCTCGATCGACCTCCTCGAGGCCCTCAGGACGCTCGCTCCGGGTGCGGGCGCGGAGCATCTGCGCACGATCCGTGAGGACGTCAGCGGGTAGCTGCAGCACGCCGCGAGCACGGTAGATCCCCTCGGGAGACGCTGAGCTTCGCGTGGACGCGATCAATCGATCGTGGTACAATTGGATCACGCTTATGCCACGGATAAGCGCGGAAAATCAAGGGAGAAGATGCGTATGACCGAATCATTTGGAGGCGTCAGTCTCAACGCGCTGGATGACATGCCGGAGGACTACGGTCGCTGGCTCATCCACGGGCCTCAGGGATCGGGCAAGTCGACGCTCGCTTCCACGATCGCCCGACTGGGAAAGACGCTCTTCATCGACCTCACCGGCGAGAAGGGTTTGCGCTCGTTCAAGGGCACGGACTACGGCAAGAACATCACCGTCATGCGCCCCGAGTCGATCACGGCGATGGACGATGTGTTCTGGGAGCTGAACAAGGGCAACCACGACTTTAACGCGGTGGTCATCGACTCCCTCACGGGCTTCCAGAAGATGACGATGCGCTTCCTCATGAAGTACAACGAGACCGCGGTGCGCGAGATCAAGCAGGGCGGTTCGCCGGCTGACATTCGCACCTGGGGTCAGTCGCTGGACGTCATGACGGACACTGCGACGTTCTGGTACGGGCTGGCCGACGGCAACCGCCGGAAGCCGATGCACGTCATCATGACGGCGCAGACCAAGGTGCTCGAGGACGAGGTGGCGGGCACGAAGACCCGCATGCCGGACGTGCAGAAGGGTGCGCTCAGCATCACGCTGGCCGTGCCGGACTACATCGTCTATTGCGACCTCGAGGACAACATGGAAGCCTACGGGGACGATTCGCTCCCGTCTCAGCTTCACATCGCGCGGTTCGGTAACCACTCCGACTACCGCACCAAGGCTCGCGTGCCGGTCGATCTGCGGGGCAAGATCCCGCCGATCCTCGGGCGCGGAAAGAATGCGCCGGACCTTGCATCCCTGAGTAAGGTCCTGCGTATCGGTGGGACGTCTGCGTGACAGACGCCAGCCACCACATCACAGTCAGGGACATAACAGAAGGATGGTAGCTATATGAGCGACACCATGGTGATCGACCTCTCGAACTACAAGGATCGGGTGGGTGCCCGCGTGACGCCCGGCCGTTACCGCGTGGTCGTGGAGGACGTCGAGCCCGACCAGTCCAAGGCCGGCAACCCGATGATCAACCTGTGGTTCCGTATCATCGGCGGTGACTTCGACGGACAGACGCTCGTCGATCGCCTCACCGTCACTGAGAAGGCGCTCTTCCGCGTCGTCGCCTTCCTGAACGCGATCGGCCTGCCGACGCCGAAGGGCAAGATCCAGATCAACCCCCAGAAGTTCCTGGGGCAGCGTCTGGAGGTCGACGTGGACGACGGTGAGCCGTACAACGGCCGCGTGAAGTCGGAGGTGCGTGGCTACATGCGCCTGCCGAAGGGATCGCAGCCCGCGGCGGCTGACATCGAAGAGCCCGCCGAGGCCCCCGCGGCCGCTGCTGCAGCCACCACGGGTGCAGCGACGGCGGCGACCTCGCCGGAGTCGCCCGCCCCGACCGGAACCGCTTCGGCGGATGCCGCGACGGACGACGACGGGAACGTCGATCTCGACAACCTCGACCTCTGAGGTCTAGGTGACCCGGGCGGCGGCAGCACACCAGTAGAGAGGGAGCTGTCGCCGCTCGCACCATCCTGAACGAAAGGCACGACCGTGGCTCGGACACCGACCTACCGAGACGAGACTGCTCTCGTCAAGGCGATCGTGATCAAGATCAAGACGAAGTACCCGGACGCGTGGATCATGAAGGTCCACGGCGGTCCGATGCAGACGGCGGGGATCCCGGATCTCCTCATCTGCGTGAACGGGCTCCTCATCGGAGCCGAGATCAAGCACCAGAAGCCTCGTGAGAGCGAGGCACACGCGCGCGGCAGGGCGACACCGCTCCAGCACGCGCAGATAGCGAAGATCCAGGCGTCAGGTGGCGTCGCCGGGGTCGCGCTGACACCCGATGAAACGCTGGCTCTCGTTGAGCTGGCGATCGAACAGAACCGCAACACCAACCAGGAGATACAGAATGTCGAACGAGACTGATACACCCACCGCATCCACGAGCACAGCTGTCGTCGTGCCCTCGGACGTCCTCGAGACGCTGCAGAACGAGCTGCGCAAGGCGAAGCCCTTCCCCGACGGCACGATCGTCCGTTTCGTCTTCCACGGCATCGGCGGCGACCACTACCACTACGCGGCGCTCTTCTCGGGCGGGAAGTGGTGGTTCACCGGCCACGGTGCGGACCTCGAAGGCTCTGGCAGCTACCGCGACGCCGGCAAGATGAAGACGTTCCCTCGCTCGGCCTCGCAGTCGGACTTCTCGGCGATCATCATGACGCACGGGCACCGGATCAGCGACCTCGAGCTGGCGACCACCTTCACGCCCGTCCAGCTCTGACCGACCACGACACCTACTAGGAGAGACACATGGTTCACGAGATCACCGGTTCCGACGGCATGTTCACGGTCCGCCAGGCTGCCTGGCACGGACTGGGCACCGTCTTCGAGGACTACCCGAAGCGCGACGAGGCCGAGAAGATCGCTCACCCGTGGGACGTCGTGGAGGAGCCCCTCTTCCGCAAGCGCGTCTCCGTCGACGACAACGGCCAGACCCTCGAGCTGATGGAGGAGGTGCCGTCGTTCAAGGCGAACGTCCGCTCGGACAGCCAGGACCTGCTGGGCGTCGTGCCCGAGTCCTACACGAACGTCACCAACCACGAGCTGTGGGACATCGCTGAGGCCCTCGAAGGCTCCGGCGAGGACGTCATGTTCGAGACCGGCGGTTCGCTCAAGGGCGGACGTCAGGTCTGGATCCTCCTGCGCCTCCAGGAGCCGCTCATCGTGAAGGGCGACCCCCGGGGCGCGACGATCCCGTACTACGCGCTGCAGAACGGCTTCGACGGCTCGAGCGCGTTCCGCGGTCAGGCGACCACGACGCGCATCGTCTGCGCGAACACCTCGAAGATGGCGGACTGGGACGCGCAGAACCGCGGCACCGAGTTCCTCTTCCGTCACACGAAGAACGTCGGTGAGCGCATCGAGCAGGCCCGTCTGGCCCTGTCCGAGTGGCGTGCATCGCTCGCGGTCTGGCAGGAGCAGGCGGAGACGCTGGTTCAGCGCCGGCTGGAGCCTCTGGCGGCCGCGGACTTCCTCGACCGGTTCATCATGATGCCGCCCGAGGGCACCGTCACCGAGCGTGTGCGCAACAACGTCATCCGCGACCGCGGGAAGTGGATGGACGCGTACAACTCGGTCACCGGCGAGGGCATCAAGGACACGGCCTACGGCCTCGTCCAGGCCTCGATCGAGTTCCTCGAGTGGGGTCGCCGCGCGTTCACCGCGGAGAGCCGCTTCCAGCGGTCGTTCCTCACTCGGGACGGCATGACCACGCACGCGATCAACCTGGCGCTCGAAGCGCCTCAGGCCTGATGGTCGAGTCGTTCTCCAGTTCGGAGGATCTGGGCATGATCGCCCTGACCCTCCGAACTGGAGGTGAGATCTGGCTGGCCGCGGCGTCCATCTACGCGGTGGAGAAGGACCCGAAGGAGGACTTCACCGCGGTCAAGACGATGGGCGAGATGCTCGGCGTCGTGGAGACTCCTCGGGTCATCTTCGACACGATCGAGGCGATCCAGCGCAACGCGGCACACCGTGCTGAGCGTCGTGCGGTCGAGGAGTTCGTGGACTTCATCACCGAGAACGAGATCGACGTGGAGGGTGTCCGCGACTCCGCGATCACTCTGCTCGAGTCGGACGCTCGCATGAAGGAGATCCGCAAGCGCGGTCTGGCGAAGAACGAGCTCATGACGAAGGCCGAAGAGGACCGGATCCGCGCCGAGCAGGAGGCCGCGTACAAGCGCGAGCGTCTGCAGGAGCTGGTGAAGGACCTCGGGCTGAGTCCGGCCGACACGGCGGAGATCCTCGGTCTGCAGGTCGCGTCACCGCGGTTCGACGGCGGCGACGTGGACCCGGACAGCCTGACCGACGATCAGCTGCGTCAGAAGCTCCGCAACGACGGGCTGGACGACGCGTCGATCGAGAACATCATCGGCTACCGGCACGACAACAAGATCGAGGACGAGTTCGGCTCGGACCTCGGAGACACGCTGGACCAGATGCGCAAGCGGGACGGACGGGAGGGTGACCGTGGCTAGGACGAAGAGCAAGAAGAAGGAGCTCTCCGAGGCAGAGATCGAGGCGAACTCCACGGCCATGATCGAGCTCCGCCGGCATCGCGACGAGCAGATCCGGCTGATCCACGGGAATCCTCGGGAGCTCTACGTGGCCGACCGGAAGTTCGCGGTCGTGCGCGAGGGCGCTCGCTTCGAGGGCATCGTGGAGCACGGCAAGTATTGGTCGGGCTACTCCCGGCCGCTCGAGCTGGGCGAGGTCATCGTTTGTGAGGGCTGGAAGCCCGGCATGGACACCGACCAGGAAGGCGTGAACTGGACCGGCGCTCGCATGCCGGAAGGCACGCTGCTCTGGTGCCAGGTCTGGCCGATCAACGGGCTGTTCACACCCTGGCCGCTGCCGGGGTATCTCAAGGCACTGCCGGACGACTTCTGAGGAGGAGACGATGAACATCAGCATGGAGCGTCTCTACAGCGACGCTACGATCCGCAAGGGCGACAAGCTCCGCTCGAACAAGCTCGCGGTGCAGGTCGACGCCGAGGACGCGAACGTCTGGTGGGTCAAGGGCTCGAACGGCACGAAGTACCGCGTGCAGCAGGTGGTGATTCAGGACACCGAGGAGGAGACTCGTCAGGAGTTCGCGGATCTCGCGCCCGAGCTGCCGTACCTGACGTGCTCGTGCCCGAACGGGCAGAACCGCGCACGGCCGCAGTGCTACCACACGGCCGCGGTGATGCACATCATCCTCGATGGGACTCAGGCCGAGTACCCGGTCATGAGCGATCCGGACCCGTTGAACGAGGACTTCCTCGACGACGACACGGCCCGATCGCTGAAGGACCAGGGCTTCTCGGACGACGAGATCGCGTTCCTTCGATCCTGAGCGTGCTACGCTCGCAGAACAAATCGTCGGTCGCCTCGAGCGGCCAGCGCGCACAGAACTTCTCGCATGGGAGTCGGGTGATGATCGGTCCCGACCGGGTAGCTCCGGAAGAATGCAGGTTCGGCTCGGCGTCCTAGGCCCGGTCGCACCGAAGGATTGGTCTCCTCTGAACGACCCGGTGCCGGCACCCTGATAATGGAGCTGGCGCTGTTCCGAGATAGCTCAGCTGGCAGAGCTCGCGATTGTTAATCGCGCGGTCGGTGGTTCGATCCCACCTCTCGGAGCGCGGAGTGGTCGGGGAGTATGTGTCAGACGTGGCATGTGCGGTGATCCGGCCACCTCTGCCGGTCCCCGCTGGCGTAATGGCATCGCGTCTGATTCTGGATCAGAAGACTCCTGGTTCGACCCCAGGGTGGGGAGCAAGTGCTGAGACTGCGCACCCGGTTGCTTGGAGCGACTGCGCACAGCATGAGAAGGTGGACTTCCTCTCGTCGACTTCAAGCGGCGTGAGGGACAGATCTTCGGCCGCCGTGGCCCTTCCTCGGCGGTTCTGGGTTGCTAGCTCAATTGGCAGAGCGCCGGTCTCCAAAACCGGAGGTTCGAGGTTCGATCCCTCGGCGGCCCGCGGTTGCAGGTTCGAGTCCTGCCGGGTTCCTGACCCGTACATCAAAGTCCTGGGCACCATACCTGGCCGTGGACGTGGTAGAAGAGCGACAGGCGCTCCACCGGTGAAGGCCCGGGTACGTTCGAGGATCTTCCATCATTCGCGTGGTGGTCGCGGGATCTTCGGGCGTGCGGGACGGTAGCTCAGTTGGCAGAGCAGCGGCAGGATCCGCCCGATGGCGGCAGAACACACTCGGTACTCGGGAGGTCTAGGCCAGGCCTAGGATCGGGGAGAAGAGACTGCACAGTCGGGAAGCGTCCGCAGGTCGGGTGTTCAAATCACCCCCGTTCCACGCCATAATCGAATAGCACGGCTCCGTAGCTCAGTTGGTAGAGCGCTCGATTGAAAATCGAGAGGTCCCTGGTTCAAGCCCAGGCGTTGCCACAGGCGTCACGAAGTAACGGCGTCACCACGGCTTGCTCAAGGGACTCCTGGCTTGAGAGCGTAGCCGGCTGACAGACGACTACTCACGACCCTGGCGCGCGGCCGATAAACGCAGAGAGGCTCCACCTGTGCCACACAGGTGGAGCCTTTTGCATGCCCTTCGTCAACGGGCCAGCTAGCGTAGTACGCCCCTACCGTAGTACGCTCCCTAGTTATGGTCGATCCTCTCCCCACGCCGGGCCTCCCGTGCCCCGAGTGCCGAGAGCGACTCCTTCGCGACGGCCGCGACATCGAGGGCATGAACCGCATCGGCAACCGCCGCGGAACGTGCACCACGTGCAACAACTTCAACCAGGCGGTCATGCGCCTCACGCGCGCTCGGCTGAAGGAGATGCACGAAGAGGAATATGAGCGTCTGCGCGTCCGCGTGGAGATGGACCTCTACCCCGGGGTCATCGAGAAGTGGAACGTCACGCACGGACTGGTGACCTGATGCCGCTCGAGACTCCGACGTTCATCCAGGCGGTGCCGTGGGAGCGTGAGCGCGCGGTGCTCGCGGCGAAGCTGAGGCTCCAGACCGGTGGCACCGTGATCTGGGACGAAGAGCACAGCGGCCTGGCGACGTGGATGAAGGTCCTCGAGGCGATGGGCGAGGGTGCCGGCATCCTTCTCGAGGACGACGTGATCCTCACCTCGAACTGGCGTCAGAAGATCGAGACGGTGATCTCGCACCACCCGCGGTCGATCATTCGGTTCTGGAGCGACCTCGAGGCCGACGTGACCGAAGGGTCCCGTTGGAAGCCCGGGAAGACCTTCTTCGCGAACCTCTGCGTCTACTACCCGCCGACGTACGCCCGTCAGCAGCTGGAGTGGTGCCGGAAGCGCTCGCTGAAGAGCTGGAACAAGCTCCACGACCACGTCACCGGACTCTGGCTGGACAGCCGAGGCGAGGACTACTGGCTGCAGGTCCCGTCGCTGGTCCAGCACCGCGGTGACCTGAAGAGCGTGGCGGCACCGCGCCGGCCTCTCGGCCGCGTGAGCCGCACCTTCGAGACGGAGGCGGCACAGTGAGCCTGACCATGCACATCCTGCACGTGCCCGGAGCGGACAGCCGCCGTGACGCGTTCATCGAGACGTACCGCGCGATGGAGGCCGAGCACGTCGGTCTGAACGTCTGCGTGCACGAGGATCCTCAGCGCCGCGGCCTGATGCCGAACTGGCTGGAGGCACTGGCCTGCGCGGTGAAGGACGGCAACCGCTGGTCGCTGCTGATGCAGGACGACGCGGATCCGGTGCACCAGCACCCTCAGCAGCTGAAGGATCTCCTCGATGAGGCGCTCTGGTACTCGCCGAGCCCGGTGCTGTGCCTGAGCCACGTCGGCAACGTCACGCAGGGCGCGCTGAAGAACCGCGTGCCGTACGTGACCGGGCCCCACCTGATCTGGGGTGCCGCGGTCGCCGTGCGCCAGGACTACCTCGAAGGCCTGGTCGAGTGGGCTCATGGGGTCTACGGCCGGTTCGGCTACCCTCACGACGACGTCATGATGAGCGCCTACGCGAACAAGCTGGGCCTGGACACTGCGTGCACGACCGTGGCGCTGTTCGACCAGACGGCGGAGAGCTCCCTCCTCGGACATCACGAGGGGTCGTTCCGTCGACCGCGCGTCGGCATCTGGAACACGCGGGTGATCCCGTTCTCGTCAGTCCCTCGGTCCGTTCGGAAGGCCACCTGCGGAGCGCCGAAGCAGCGCGCCTGGCTGGTGTCCCTCGGGACGCCGGCGGAGCATCCGACTCACGCCTACCGGCCGATCCGCGCGGGTGCGGTCAGCTGGCTCCCGAAGGACGGTGCCTGATGGGCAAGTTCAACCCTGTCGTCGGCTACAGCCGCCAGTTCACGCCGACTCTGCACGAGGAGGAGCTCGCCTGGTTCCTCGAGGAGGCTCCGACGTGGACCTGGCGCTGGGCGTCGTCGTTCGCCGACAACGCTCCGCACAGCTACATCGTGAAGGGCGAGCAGGTCTCGAAGGAGATCTACGAGCGCGCGGTGCGCGTGGTGATGGCTCTCGGGCAGCCGGCGAACTACTACCGGCGGGTGAACATCGAGCTGAAGCTCCCGGAGATGGAGATCATGTTCGGCGCGCCGTTCGCCGAGAAGTTCATCACCGGCGTGAAGTTCTGGCCGATGACGAACCGCATGACCGTGTCGAAGGTGCTGAACATGGCCCCGGTCGACATGTCGTACGGCGCGCAGACGGCAGCCGCCTCGAAGGGCCCGTTCACGCGGCCAAGCCGGTTCGACTTCGTGGCGGCCGACTGGGACGACGTGAAGGCGGACTACTACGCCACGCTCCGCACGCGTCTGTGGCAGCTGCTGAACGACAACGACGGGTTCATCGACTCGGTCGTCGAGCTGGGACCGACCACGGGCTACGTCCGTGACTTCTCGCTGGTCCACCCGAAGAGCGAGTACACGATCGTCGATGGCAGCCAGGGCATGCTCAACCAGGCGATCTTCAAGCACAACGTGCAGCACGTGGTCCCGACCAGCCCGAACGAGTGGCTGAATCCGTGGCATCCCCTCGGTGATCAGCAGAAGCCGCACACGCTGGTGTCGCTGTTCGGATCGGCATCCTTCCTGAAGCCCGAGGCCGTACGCTGGGCGTACGAGGCCGCGCGTGAGCAGCTGGTGCTGATGCACCACAACGTCGACGGCCATCAGCTCGACCTGAACATCCGGATCCCGCAGTGGAACACGGAGAGTCGACGAGCCGCGGCGGCACTGCCCGGGGCATACACGTTCCAGATGGACGGATACGACGTCACGGTCGTCAAGAAGGGGTCGAGATGATCGAGGTAGTGGGGTCGTTCGACCCACGAGTGCAGAGGCTCGAGGAAGAGCTGCAGCTGGGCTACGAGAAGAGCTACGGGCAGCCGGATCCGAATCCTGAGGGCGGCATCGAGGGCTGCGACATGCCCTACGGCTTCGTGCTGCTGGACACCGAGAAGGGCCGATCGCGCGGCATGATCGCGACGCGGCTGGTGAACGGCCGGGCCCTCTCGGGACGCCTGTACGTGGAGCCGCGGTTCCGCCGGCAGGGCGTGGCGCGCGGGCTGCTCCTCTACCAGGAGGGCTTCCTCATGGGTCGCGGCATCCGGGAGATCTGGATGGAGACCGAGGACACGAACCGGCCGATCATCGCGCTGCGCACGTCCATGGGCTTCAAGCCGATCGCGCCGTACGGCTACTACACCGACAACGAGACGAGCGTCTTCTACGGGAAGACCCTGCGGTCTCAGATGATCATGAACGAAGGATGCGAGCGATGAGCACGGAGATCGACGAGCTGGCCCCGAACGAGGTGCCGCTGGAGCTCCTCTCGGAAGAGCTCGAGGACCTGGACCTCGGGGATGACGAGGAGGATGACGGCTTCGCCGGCACCGACACCTTCGTGAACCGCGGCCTGGTGGTCCTCGACATGGACGTGCACGAGGCAGCGCTCGCGCGCATCCGCTGGCTCTGGGACGAGTTCGACGGGAAGGTCAGCGTCTCGTTCTCGGGCGGCAAGGACTCCACCGTCGTGCTCGAGCTGGCGGCGATCGTCGCGCGGGAGCGCGGCCAGAAGCTGCGCGTGCAGTTCCTCGATCAGGAGGCGGAGTGGCAGTCCACGCGTGACTACGTCCGCTTCCTCAAGGACACCCGCGAGGACCTCGAGGTCGAGTGGTATCAGATCCCGTTCAAGATGTTCAACGCCTCGAGCCACGCGACCGAGGATAAGTGGGGCTTCATGTGGCCGGAGGGCGCTCCGGACGACTTCTACATGCGGCCGCCGGAGGTCGACTCCATCCGCGTGAACGACTTCGGCACCGACCGTTTCAAGGAGGTTCTCGGAGCGATCAACAAGCGCGTCGGCGGCGTCCACCTGACCGGCATGCGCGCGGAGGAGAGCCCGACGCGTCGTCTGGGCATGACCACCGCGCCGACGTACAAGTACGCCACGTGGGGTGCCGGCGATCCGGACGTGCCGAAGGACAAGCCGGGCGCGTTCTGGATGATGCACCCGATCTACGACTGGTCCTACCGCGATGTGTGGCAGGCGATCGAGTCGTACGGGTGGAAGTACAACCGTCTCTACGACGAGATGTTCCGCTACGGCGTTCCGCACATGCAGATGCGCGTCTCGGCGCTGATCCACTCGGGAGCGGTCCGTGCGGTCGCGCAGGTGCAGGAGATCGAGCCGGAGACCTGGGAGGCGCTCGTGCGGCGCTTCGGTGGCGTGAACGCGGCGGCCCACACCGGCGTGAACGACATCCTCGAGCGCTACCGCAAGAACAAGCCGAACGTCTTCGACACCTACGTCGAGTACTTCAACTACCTGGTCGACAACATCATCGACGAGGAGTACCAGGAGGGCTTCCGGAGTCAGTTCCGTCGGGCGCAGAAGATGCTCCCCTGGATGCACCCGGAGCGCATCGCGCAGAAGATGCTGGCCGCGGTGCTGAAGAACGACCGCAGCGACTACACGTTCTCGAAGTGGACCACAGGTTCGGTCCGCTGGGGCAAGCAGGTTCGACGGCAGACGGGCAAGTGGCCCGTTTCGGTTCCACTGGAGGATTGAGGAC